CATCCGCTTTATTACGGATAGCCTCACCTTCCTTAGGTGTCTCTGCCACTTGACTCAAGACGTTGATGTCGAGGCTGGTATTGGACTTCACCAGTTCGTCATCTTCGTTCATGGACTCAACGCCCTGGTCAGCATCTTTCAGCTTGTCCAGTTCATTGAGCTCATCCTCGAGCTTCTTCATCTGTTCGGCATCGGTATCCGTATCGCCGGAGATGATCGCATCGTCTTCAGCGTCCATCGCCTTGATGGTAGCTTCTGGGTCTTCGTGGAACGTGTCCTCGTTGACCTCAGGTTCTGCCACCACTTCTTCAGACACCGCCGAAGCCACAGGCGCAGCAGCCTGATGGATGATCGACATCAACTTTAGAACACGCAGTTCGAACAGGGTAGGATCCATCCCACCTTTCTTACCTTCACCTGCACGGAAGCCGTCCAACCAACCCAGGTTAACCGCTACCCAGGAATCGTTACGGCGAACGATGAGGTTGACCTTGCTGTACATCGCAGGGTCGAGCTTGGACAGCAGCGACTTCTCACGATGCTTACCGGCCCAGACAAACAGGTCAGCCAACATCTTGAGTTCAGGCGAGGTCAGCTTCTTCAGGTTCGAAGGTGCAGGGTTAGCCGCAAACTCACGCAGGACCGTCAGCGCAGGCATGATAGCCGGCAAGTCGATCTCGAGGTAATGAGACCGCTTAGACGTCGGTCCGATCTCGTTGATCTTCTTGACGACCTGGCTGTACACGTTGTACCACTCGAAGTAACTCGCGCGGAAGCTGATCGGGTAACGAACCAGGTGAGGTAGGAACGCGTAGTTGAAGCACACGAGGCTGCGGGTGTCATCTTCCAACCGCACCATGTTCTTGAGTGGTCGGATCTGACGGTTCAGACGACGGTACTCAGTCAGCAAGGTGTTGGGGTTAGCCCCAGGCTTCGGGATAGGACCGCCGATTGGCTGCTCCATCTTGGCGATGTTGTCAACGTAGACGATGCCAGGCACAGGGCGCAGCAGTTCGTCGTTCATCCGAGGGCCAAGCCGTACAGCGTCAGTGGTGACGAAGTGATAGATCGATTGCCGCGGCAGTTGCATCCGAGCAATCGGATACACCACCGGGGTATCGAAATGCGATCGACGAAAGAGCGAAAAGCGTCTCTCGTAAATCGCGGGAGTCAGCATGTCTGACATTAAGTGTTACTCCCTACGGAAGTTGGAGGCTATCGAGCACAGAAGCAAACTCACCTTCGATCGGCTTGGAGACGTGATCGAAACGACCCGTCAGGTTACGCACCACGAGGTCCGAGGTATCGTAGCTAACCGACGCTCGTACACGGCCGTCTGGTTTGACCCATGCGTTACGCGTACCCAGATAGCCCTCGATCTCCTCCAGGGAGTCTTTGAGCATCAGGGTGGTCGCACTACCGGTGTCACCGTCGAAGTCTGCCCCAAGGCCTGCTAGGCGGCTAGGATGCGGAGACTCAGAGTCGTGGTAGGTGGTCAAGCCTGGTTTCGGGTATTCCACAGCCAGGAAGTCATCGCCTTCCATCGGCATCCACGTACTGTCGAGCTCTCTGCGCACTTCACCGATAGTGGTGGAACGGACATAGAGTCGGGACGGGTAGGTGGAGTCGTCACCAGCAATCGGGTAACGAGTGATCGTGGTGAAGTGCTTCGCCCATTTGCTATAACCCGACAGGTAGATCAACTCCATCAGTGTGATGGGGTGGACCTGATTCTTGTCTAAGCCAGGAGGCAGCTCACTGATGTCATGGAAGATACGGAAGGTGCCTTCGCCCAGATACACCAGAGCAAGGTAGCATCCCATGATCTCTACAGGACGATGACGAGCTTCCACGTCGACCAGACTCTGGATCAATTCCCGGAGGCCGTCTTCAGTGGTCCACTTGTCACGTTCATAAGGAGGTAAGTTCACCCATGAGGTGCGCAGCGTCTTCTTATCGATCAGAGGGACATCGCCTTCCATACCACCCGAGACTTTCTCGAGCACACCGACACGCAGCCAGTGGATGACCAACGGCGCCATGGAGCTCGCGGCCTGATACACACCCAAGACTGTAGAGTCAAAGGAAGGTACGTTAGGCGATTCGAGGTTTTGGCCCGAGGTGTTCATCGACGTCAGAACGTTACGAGTACCGTCACGGACACGACGCGACATGAACTTGTCTTTAAAGAAACCATCCTTGCCGCTGATGATCCCTTCAATATAAGCGTAGACTTCGTTCACGTTCATCTGGATGGAACGGCGCACTGCGTCATACGCAGGGGATTCCATGTCGCCCGATTCGGTGATGGTGGAGGCGCTGGCAAGAATCCTGTAGTAGTAATCGTTGATTTCATGCTTGGTCACACGACCGTCTTCGCCAGCTTCTACGTCACGTAGGCCGGCAGGCATGACAATGAACTGCTTCAGGGTCATGCGGTGACGCCACCGCTCGATAAAGGCAATCCGCCCGTTACGCGCTGGGGAGGCGTTCTTGTTGAAGACCAGCTGATCCAGATGCTGCATAAAGAATGAGTAGCCTGTCGAAGCATCATCACTGATACTCGCGACAAAGTCACCAGCTTCTTTATCGAACTTCGCCGTGCGTTTGCCGTCGAGGATCTCACGATAGAGTTCCTTGAGTGCACACAGTTCGCGGTAGATCTTTGGATGGAGCACACGTACTTTCAGGTTGATCTTGCCGTAGAGTTCATCGCGCTCTTTCGACCCCACCAATCCGAAGATCCGGACGGAGAACAACCCGTCGTCATGGAAGTCGGTACTGGCACCGTCAAAGATATCAAGTCGCGTGATCTCCGGAATCTGACGCAGGTCCTGAGGTTCTGCGTGGAGAATCCACAACATCACCGGGAGCATGTTCGTATTCATGCCGGGGAGTACATTTGTATTCACGATACAACGCTCCGTTTAAAGTTTATGGACTAACACCCCATTTTGAGAGGCTGTTATGGCTAGTAAAGATAAAGTCGATTTCGACGACTTAAACCTCGACGATATTGATTTTGGGGGCGACTTCGATTTCAACACGGACGGTGAAATTAAGTTTGACGCGGATGATGACCGCTCTCCCATTGAAACATTTGTATCGTCCGCAAAAGATGGTCTGAAAGACCGAATCATGGACCGCGGTCTGATTCGCCGCCTCCTTTCGTTTGCACTCCCGAAGGGCTATAGCCAGGCATTCAACGCATACGATTCCTTGTCGAACGGTGTCGCCGACATCTACAAGGATAATGCGGCTGAAATGCAGCCGTACATGCAGAAGACTAGCCGCTTCCTAAAGCAGCAGAACCCGATGTTCAAACGGCTGTTGCCGAAGGGTGCTCGGGAAGCGCTGGACGCGAGTGAAGAGGAAAGTGTTGATTGGGGTGGCAGTCAAGATGACAAGCTGACCTCAGACATCAACGGCATCGATAAACTGCTGGGGATGGAAGCACGCAACAAGCTCGATGAGAACATCACTGATGCGCGCCGTGATGTCCGGGCTCGTAAAGAGTTCCAGACCACCACTGGTATCTCGCTCGAGATGGGTAAGTCGATCGGCCGTCTGGTTGAGTACCAAGACAGTGTCCTGATCAACTACCATCGTAAATCCTTGGAGCTCAAGTATCGTCACCTCGATGTGTCGATGCGGACGCACCATGCGTCCGAAGTATTCCACAACGACGCCCTCGACCTTCTGAAAGCCATCGGCAAGAACAGCGCGCTGCCTGACTTCTTGAAGATGCGCAACACGGAGATCGTTAAGGAACGTCTGCGCCACCGTCTGGCTGATAACATCATCGGCTCGGCCAGTAACTTCGCCAAGAAACACCTGGGTAGCATTAAGGACAACCTGAGCCAAAGCTTGGGCGGTGCCATGGGTGCACTCAGTGCTGCCAACTCCATGGGTGGTGGCATGTCCAAGTCCGCTATGGCGGGTGAGGCATTGGGTGGTCTGGCGTCTGAAGGTTTGGCGGATCTGCTGGAGTTCGCTGTTAAGGAAGGTCTCACCAAAATGGGTCTCGGCAAACAAGCCGGCGCGATCCAGGACGGTGGACGTTTCCTGCAAGACAAACTGTCTGGCTTGTCTCAGCGAGTGAACGACTACGCTCGTAGCGAAACCACTTCCACCGGTTTGAAAGGTCAGTTCGAGGACTTCGTTAAGCGTCAACTCGACTCTTACACGATCACGGACAAGATCAACGGTGGTGGCGTTTATGCTCTCGACGAGACGGCCAAATTCGACAACCTGTTCCATAAGACAGTTGTCGAGATCATTCCTGGTCAATTGTCCTCGATGGAGAAATGGCTTCGTACCATTGCTACCGGACAAGAGCAAGAAGAGCATGCGTACAGTCATTACACGGGCGGCTTCGTTACTCGTGATGTACTGAACCAGCAGCACGTCGACATCGGCTTGAAAGCGGGTGCTGGTGATGCGGTTCGTAAGCAGCTCGACTACCAGCTCAAGGACATGGGTGCTGAGGAGCTCTCTCCTAAGGCCAAGCGTGCTCTGCGTTCCCGTCTGATGACGGACATGTCGAGTAACCGCGACTTCGACCCACGTACCCTCGTGAAGCCAGAGTCTTGGACAAACGCAGGTCCTGATGTTGCTGAAGAGTTGGTGGAGTTCTTTGCCGGTAAGTACGGCATCGACATGGAAGGCAAATACATCGACGATGATGAAGATGCCAAAGCCCTCCGCACCAAGGCTCGTGCTGGTTATCTGGACTTGGCTCCTCGTATCACTGACTACACCAGCCGCATGGCAGGTCTGTCTGAAGTGATCGGTCGTCGTTCCTGGCGTGAGCTGGGTCTGTCGAAGTACGACGGTCGTACAGGCGATACCATCGACACCAACGCGATCTATGACAAGATTGCGAACGAAGGTGGCGATGAGTTCGTAGACGATCGGAAGGAAGAGGAGAAGGCTGAGGACTTCACCTGGTCCACGAAGGGTATTAAGGACGGGATCAATGCCCGTGCTGAGTTGGCTCGCAAGAAGCTGGCGGAGAAGGAAGCTGAACAGAAACGCAAGGAAGAAGAAGCGGCGAAAGCGGCTGAAGCTCTTCGTGTTGACGTAGACGCTGGTAAGACCACACCGGGTGCTGGTGGTCCTGCTCCAACCCCTACTCCGATCATTACCCCAGTGGTTACCGGTCAGTTCAGCCTTGACCCTATCAGCATTAACCTGCTGTCCACCACGTTGAGCGATGTATTGGCTCAGCAAGGTCCGGGTCAGTGGGAGATGACACTCCCTGAGCTCCTGGAGACTGTTGACAAGGGCACGCATGATCGTCTGGACGCTATCCTAGCGGCTGTGCAGGAAATCGATCCTTGTGGCTGTGAGGGCCGTTCGCCTGGTGCTCGTGTTGACTTCAATCTCGCTGAGAACGCAGCGACTGCCCGCGACTACGTGACCAAGCGTTATAATGACGCGAACCTTCCTGCCAAGTGGGACATGGCTCGTGGTTACGTGACGGATCGCTACGATGAGTTCGGGATGCCTGAACGCATTGATCAAGCGCGCAACTACGTCGAAGGCAAACTGGACGAACACAACGTTCAGGGTCGTCTGACCGACGCTCGCGACAAAGCGGTCAGCAAGTACCACGGTCTCGACATTCCTGGTCGTATCGCCGAAGCCCGCAATCTGGCGCAAGATCAGTGGGATCAGTTCGACGCACAAGGTCGGGCGGATGCTGCTCGTAAACGTGTCGAAGAGTGGGACGCTCAGGGGAAACTCAGAGCCCTCACCGATAAAGCTCTCGTCAAGTACGATGAGTTCGATGCGCGCGGTAAGACGGAAGGTCTCCGTGATCAAGCGTTCGAGAAGATTGAAGAACTGCGTGCTCAGTTGGAAGACTTTGATGTCCGTGGTCGTGCTGAAGGTCTGAAGGATAAGGCACTCGGCAAGATTGAAGACTTCGACGTTCGTCGGAAAGCTGAAGGGTTGCGCGATAAGGCTCGTGAGAAGTTGGACGAGTTTGATCCTCGCGATGCTTTCGACCGTGCTAAGGAATTCGTCAGCAATGCGTTTGGCGGTGCGACTGAAGGCAGCAAGGAATACTGGGACCGCATGCGTGAAGTGCTGGCCGAGGAACTCCATCGCGCTGGTCACATGGGTGGCGGTGAAGCTGGACCGGAAGGTGAAGCCACTCCTGGTCAGTCCCGTGGGATCGGTGGTCGTGTCTGGGGTGCTGCCAAGAAGGCTCCGGGTATGGCACTGCGTGGTCTGGGCAAGTACTTGGGTTGGTCTTACAAGACGATCGGTGCTGGTGTCATGGGCGCTGGTAAGCTGGGCGTTGCTGGTGCCAAGCTTCCGTTCACGGCTATCAATGGTCTCGGCGTGTCCGATGTCCATGTGCAGGGTGAGACTGAACCTGCATTGACTGCCAAGAACATCCGTCGTGGCTACTACTTCGACGTCAACACCAAGAAGGTCATCGAGAAGCTCAAGGACATCACAGGTCCGGTGAAGAACCGGGAAGGTGAGTTCGTGTTGACTCAGGAAGAGTTCGACAAAGGCTTGATGTCTGGTGATGGTGAATCCCTGGCTGGCTGGGTAGGTCGTAAAGGTCTCAGTGCAGGCTTGGGCCTTGCTGGACTCGCTGGCCGCTACGTACGTGGCAGCTACGGTCTGATGGGCAAAGCGATGAAAGGCGCCTTCAACCTCGCCTACGATCAGTTCGTGCAATTCGATGCCTACTTCCCAGGTGACGAAGAACCACGCATCCGTTCCTCGTTGCTGAAGAAAGGATTCTACCGGGATGCTGACGGCGCTCCATTGACGTCCCTCAAAGACATCAAGGGTCCAGTGTTCGATATCGAGGACAATGAAGTCATCTCGCAAGAGGAACTCGATAAGTACAAGTCGCTCTACACGCGCAACGGTTCGCTGTTGTTCACTGTGGGTCGTGGCTTGGTCTCGGGTACGGCTTGGGCAGGTGACCTGGCATTGAGAGGTGCTAAGGGTTACGCTCGCATGGCTGGCAAGTTCTACAAGGGATTGTGGAAAGGGGCTAAGGCGATTGGTCGTGGCGTCAAGAGCATGGGGATGGGTCTTGCTGGGAAGATGGGCTTTAAAGCCGACTCTCCGGAAGGTGTCGCAGCCGGTGGCATGTACGGTGGTGATGAAGAACTCCATACTGCCGTGTTCGAAGTCGGTATCCAGCAGCTCAACACGCAGCGCAGCATCTTCGAACTCCTGCGTGAAAAGTTCAAGATGGAACAACGCGACAAGTGGGACCTCGATGGAGACGGGGATCGCGACAACTCTTGGAACGACATCCTGAAACGTCGTAAGGCGAAGAAGGATGAGAAGGACAGCGCCAAACAAGCCAGCGGTAATAACGCAGATGTCGTCAAGGCTATCGACAAGCTCGGTAAGAACCTAGACGCCGCCCTGGATGAGCTCGGGGACCGTGTTGAAGAGTCGGCTGAAGATGGCCTGCTCGATCAAGCTGCGGATCTGGGTAACATCGCTGATGGCTGGAATGGTGATGGTGGTGAAGGACGTGGTAAGCGTCGTGGACGCGGTGGTCGAGGCGGGCGGGGAGGTCGCGGTATCCGTGGCAGACTCGGTGGCTTAGGCGCCAAGGCCAGAGGTCTGGGTGGTCGTATCGCAGGTTCTCGTGCAGCCGGTTGGGCAGTACGGGGTGGTACGATGGCAGTCGAAGGCGCCATGATGGCTGGCAGTGCCGTGATGGGCTCCAGTATGATGGCAGGTCTCGGGACAGCGGCAGCCGCAGCAGGTTCCACTCTACTCGGGTGGGGTGCAGCAGCAGCGACTGGCATCGGGGCTATCTTGTCGGCTCCAGTGGTCTTGGCAGCAGCCGCTATCGCAGCGGTGGGTTACGTGGGCTATAAGTGGTACAAGTCCTCGCAAGCCAAAGACAACCCGATCTTCTATCTCCGGATGACGCAGTACGGTGTGGCACCTACGGATGAGACCCGCGTCAAGCAGATGCTTGCGATGGAAGAGTTGCTTCTTCCTGCGGTGACCTTCAACGGTGATAAAGCCAACATCGATGCAGCCAAGGTGGCCATTCCAAAACTCATGGAGATCCTTGAGATCGAAGAGGGTGAGGACAAACGCCTGCGGTGGGCATTGAAGTGGCTGGCTCAGCGTTTCCGTCCAGTGTTCCTGGCACACGTTGGCGGTATGAAGAAGACAGTGAAGTCCACTAAGCTCAGCGAAGCGGACCAACTGATCGATGGGTCGGTGATCAAAGAGTTCCTCGAGATCGTTGACCTGAAGAACTTCGAGAAGATCTACAACGCCGTGTTGGAAACCCCGTTCGATTCGACGATGGGCTTTGGCGGTTCGTTGGATTGCGGCGCTAGCGATGTTGAGGACGCGTTCGAGCTGGTGCGTGACCGCATCAAGGAGACCGAGAAGAAACCAGAGGCTGCGAAGTCTCAGGACACACCGAAAGACCCAGAGGCTGAGGGTGGTGAACTCGGTAAGGCGGTAGCGGCTGTAGCAGTAGGTGGGTTGGATCCACTGGCGGCAGCAGCGAAGAAGAAGGCTGCGGAGGGAGAAGCGCTGGATATCGGTGGGATGATGCGCAGTGGGATTGATCCTACAACCGCATTGTCTCCAACCGGTGCAGGTCCTTTGGCGGCAGCTGCGGCTGGTGTAGCGATGACGGCGTTGCCTCTACCTGAAGGCGGTCCTGTGTCTAAGGAAGTGGATGGGGCTACGGTCTCGACTGCTCCGAAGTTCGAGTCTCAGGAAGAACCGGCGTTGATGGCACGCTGGACGAACGAACCACTGAAGGCGGCAGATCCATTGTCGATGGTCGGTGGTGCGGTTGGAAGCCTGTTGAAGAGCTTCTACCAGGTACAAGCGAGTAAGGTGAAAGCCTACGCGTCTTCCCTGGATATCCCGACTGCGGTGCGTTACCTGGAATACGGCCTGACTGACTTCGATGGGGAGAAGTGCAAACAACTCCAACAAGTCGAAGAGCTCTACTGGGACTTCCTGAAATTCAACGGCTACGACAACGCGTTGATCGACGGTGATCTCACGGCGCTAGAAGACACGGTGATCGGCATCTTCACTCCGACTGGGGGTAATCCTCAGAACGTGCTGATGTGGCTGCGTTATCGTTTCATGCCTACGTTCCTGCAATACGCTATCTCGGTCCGTCGTCGTCTGCCTGGTGATGTCCGTCAGGCTCCACGTAACCTGACCAGTCAGCTGATGCGTGACGTGCTGATCGAAACCACCCAAGCGGTGGACAGTGACGCCGGTACGCTCGTTTGGCTGAACATGCCTAGCCCATGGCCTAACTACGTCCTGGGTAAAGACGCCAGTGTCACCACGCCGTACATTGATGCACTGCCTAAGAGCCTGAAGTCCCTCGCGGTCGATGGTTTGAAGAATGGCATCCAAGCGGCAGCTGGATCTAAAGCTGAGCAACCTGAATCCGCTATTGAAGGCAGTAACCTGAACCAAGGTTCGCCTAACCAGCAGAAGGAAGAAGGTGGTCTGTTCAGCAACGCTGTCAGCTCGGTGAAGAAATTCTTCGGGTTCGGTGGCGATCCTGGTGGTACAGCCGCAGGCGCTAACACGTCGAGCGGTCAGTCCGGCATGGCAGGTGGCGGTCCAGGCCTTACCCCGATCCCTGGTGTGGGTGGCCCTCCGGTTGCTTCGATGGGTGCTGCTGTTGCTCACCCTGGTGGTGGTGCAGGTGGTGACATCAACACCTTGCCAACGGCTAATGGCGATGGCTGGGAAGCGATGAAGGGCATCATCGTGGGTGCAGCGAAGATGGCAGGTTTCGACCCGTTCATCTCCGCGAACGTAGCTGCGGTGGAGTCTCAATTCAAACCTCGTGCCGGTGCAGGTACCTCTTCCGCGAAAGGTCTCTACCAATTCGTGAACGGTACTTGGGGTGACATGCTGCGCAAGTACGGTAAGAAGTATGGCATTGCTTCGAACACCCATCAGTTTGACCCTCGGGCGAACGCGTTGATGGGGATGGAGTACATGAAGGAGAACTACGCTTACTTGAAAGAGAAGGCGAAAGTCCCTATCACGGATACGGCTCTGTACGCAGCGCACTTCTTGGGTGCGTATGGTGCACGTAAGTTCTTGACAGCTCCGGGTTCTGCAAGTTCTGAGGATATCGTGGGCAGTGCAGCAGTCAAGGCTAACGCTTCGGTGTTCCGTGAGCCTACAGGTCGTAAAGGCGTCTACGGTCGCGTCAGGACGGTTGCAGAAGCTTTGGCAGAGATCGACCGCCGTATGCAAGCCGCGCGCAGTCAGCACGATCTCAAGCCTGGTCAGAAGCCTGTTGTCGCTGAAGGTAGCGAGAACGAAGCCGCCGAGAACAAACCTCAGAATGGTGAGGGTGAAATCGGTGGAGCAGCTCCTGAGATCGGCATGGACACTCAAGCCGCTCAAGGTCAAGGTGGTGGTGCGCCTACTGCTGACGCTCCAGGTGAGTCGGGTGGTTCGGCTCCGATGGCAACGGGTGGTGGAGGTGGTGGTTCTGAAGGTGCGGTGTCGAATGCGTCCAATGGCATGCCTACTGGTGCCAGCAACGCAGGAACCTCGTACTCTCAACCTCCTTCCCCAGATGCCGGTGCAGCAGCCGCTTCGGGTAACGCAGTCCTCACCCGTGAACCGGATGATGATCAGGGTACCTTTGGTACACTACGTCTACCGGACGGTACTGAGTTCTGCACTCTGGAACTCCCATGGCGTGGAAACGCTACGGGTGCCTCGTGCATTCCTCCAGGGACCTACCAGGTGGCGATGCGTAACTCGCCGAAGTTCGGGCAGATCTACGAAGTGCAGAACGTCCCAGGGCGTACGGCTATCTTGATCCACTCGGGCAACGTGGCAGGTGACGAATCCAAGGGCTACAACTCTCACGTAGAGGGTTGCATTCTTCTCGGCCTGAGTAAAGGTAAAGTGGGTGGGCAGAAAGCGGTGCAACAAAGCCGTGCAGCTGTCGCTCAGTTTAACGAGAAGATGGCGGGTCGGCCATTCACCATGTCCGTCATCGGCGCAGGCGCTAACACTTCGGCCAAGTCGGTAGGGGATGCTCCAGCAGAAGAAGATACCACCAACGCCACTGGTTCGCCAGTCAGCGCTCAGGATGTTGCTGAGTCGGCTAACGGTGCAGCTTCGGGTTCTTCCGCCGCAGTCAACACTCAGACAGGTCCAGCACCTACTGGGAACGCCGCGCAAGACTCCGCTGGTACCGGTCCATCGACCGGGTCTCCACTCGCCCCAACGATCTCGCAATCCACGGCTAATCAGAATCAGAACAGCATGGCGCAATCCACAGCTGAGCTGAGTACGACAGTCGGTCCGTTGCTGCAACAGCAACTGGAAGTGCAGAAGTCGATGGATAGCTCTCTGACGCAGATTCGTCAATACCTGGAAGCGATGTCGAAGCAGCAACCGGCTTCGCAAGGACAACCGGAAGCAATGCCAGGCAGCAAGGATGGCCAACGTCAGTGGTCGAAGGATGAGTCCGCAGGGACTCCGCCAGAAGCCACCCCACGCGCTACGCCTACCAGCACGGGCAGTGGTCGTAACCCGATCAACACTCGTCGCACCAACGCGGTAACGTAAACCCATGGGGGAGGTCAGACTCCCCCATTCACCCACGGAGGTCTCCTCATGGCAAGGACAACCCAGCTCGATAAAGCTTGGGCCGGTCGTGCATTCCTTGTACCGCCTTCGTCACTTTCCGATACGTTGAACGATCGTCGGCGTTATTACAGTACCGCCTCTCGTAAGTTCACCGACACCAGCCTTGGTGGACACTTCGCGCTTAACCCGTTGTCCCAGTTCACGGAGAACTGCGACTTCCCGCACAAGTCGGTATTCAGTGCGAGTAACGGGATGGGTCGCTGGTACAGTGAAGTGATTGACGACAACTCGCAATTGGTTCACATCCGTTGCGGGGTGCCGAAGTTCAACTCCATGACCAACTTCTTCAGTAACTTCTACAACGTGCACGCTGGCGCTGTAGCGAGGACGGGTCGTGGTCCGGACATCTGGTTCTCTATTGGTAAGGCTGCTGGCATCATCGGTACCTTGCCCCTGCAACCGTTTATCATGATCGGGTCTGCGATTAAGTTCGCACTCGGCATGCCACGGTCGAAGTTCTATTACCTCAAGCCCACCATGTACCCGTATTGGTACGCCGTGAACTCCATGGTGAACGGGATCATGGTGAACTTGGGTCTGACGCCGAACTTCTTGGCTGAAGATACCAAGCGTTTCTACGATCCAGTGCAGACACCCACCGAAGCAGACCAAAGCGCTATGGCGAGGGTCTACGGTGAGATGATCAACTCCGAAGGTGGCTTGGACTTCTTTGCCCTCTCCACCAAGGCACAACGTCTGGCAGACCGTTATCGCAAGATGTTGGATGCACAACTGGATCAACTGTCTGGCAACCCTGAAACGCGTGCTGACGAATTGCGCAACATCCTCCTGGATGGAGCGATGGCTGGTACGCGGAAGTTGCAGGACCGTTCCTATTCCCTCTCCGATTACGAGAAGGCCTACTTGGCTGTCTCCGGTGAGTGGAACGATGAGTACCAGTATTCGTCGGAACAGGACACCACGGAAGATGAAGCGTGGCTGACACGTCTCTGGAAGGAATCGGTGTCGAACGCCCGCATGGGTGCTGACTTCGTAACCTTCCGCTGCAACCACACCGGTACGCAGTCTGAGTCGTTCAGCAACAGCATGACTCAACCGACGCTACAGACCGAGATCAACGGGATCAGCTCTCGTGCTCGGATGGCGCGCTTCAACATCGCTGACGGTAACATCGCAGGACCCATCGGTTGGATGGCAGACAAACTCAAGTCTGTCGTGGCGGGTACCTTCGAAGCGTTCCAGATCGAAGGCTTCATGGCGTTGGCGGGTAACGCATTCGCTGACATCCAGAAGACCTACGAAGCGTCCTCGGCTGACCTCAACCGAACCACACTCACGATTCCTCTGCGCTGTTGGGCGGCGGATGACTGGCTGCGGTTGAAGAACCTCTTTATCCCACTGTGCGGCATCTTGGCATTGGGTCTACCACGAGCAACAGGTCGTGCTTCCTACGACGGTCCGTTCTTGCTGGAGGTCTTTAACCAAGGTCGGACACAAATCCGCGAAGGGATGATTGAATCCATCTCGGTAGAACGTGGTGTGGGTGACGTAGGTTGGACCAAGACTGGCAAGCCACTGGGTATCGATGTGACGATCACCATCGTCGACCTCTCGACTATCCTGTCGATGCCGATCAACCCAGGCTTCAGTAACGTACAAGGCGCTGCTACCTTGGCCGCTGAGTCTGTGGGTAGTGCGTTGGGTGGTGAGGCTGGCGGTAGCGCCGGTGTTGCTGCGGTGACTGCGTTCTCCAAAGCCACGTATGGTGAGGACAACAAATACACCGATTACCTGGCTACTCTTGCAAGTCTTCCGTTCGAAGATCAGATCAGCACCAAACGCCGGTGGAAGCTGGCAATGGCGCGCGGTCGGGCTGAGTACGGAACGTGGAAGTCTCCAGCACGAATGGCATCCGGCATTATGGATACCATGCCTGGCGATGTGATCAAGATGTTGTCTCTGCCAACATCTCGAGCGTAAACAGCATAGAGGCGGGGACAATCCCCGCCTCTATGCCCTATGCGTTACTTTTGTTGACGACGTAACCCGCCGGATACAACTCAGCCTGAACACCTGCAACGTTCATGGGACGGATCGCTCCACAGCTGATCGCCATGGTACGCTCAGGTTCAGCCATCATCATCAAGACTTTGGCATCAGTCCCCAAGGCCACCCAGTTCTTGTAGTCGGGGATAGCCACGCCATTACGCAACTTGGTACTCCAATAGATGGAGATCCTTGCCAAGGTGCTGATCAACTTGACTCGCTCAGCAGCAGCCAACCGCATGTCGAAGTCTTCCGGGAACTTGTAGCCTGCCAGGATTTCTGCGATAGCGTTAGGACGCTCAGCCAACAGACCGTCAGCCCCCAACTTATCCAGTGCCTTGTTCACACTCTTCAGGTCAGAGGTGTTGATGGCGTTTTCAATGATGGCACGGAAGATAGCGTTCTTGACGGATTCATCGTGAGCCATCTCGGCCACGTCATCGACCAAGTCACCGACCCCGTAACGGACCAGCTGCTTAGCGATGCCACTTAGGATACCAGCCTCGGCTCCTAAGTTGACGAACTCCATCAGATCGCCCTTACCGGTGAGCTCTCCTACGAATCGGATCAGGGAGTCGGCATCATCGACGTCAGCACCCTTGATGAAGGTCGGAGCGGCACCGTAGAGGAGTTTGCCGAGTTGAGCGATGTCACCGTAGCCTGATTCGCCTAACGTGTCTCCTAGGACGTTAGCGAGCGTACCACCCACTTGCCCCAAAAGGCTTGGGAGGGAAGAACCCATGGTACCGAGGGCTTTCTCCACCATCTCCATCTTGGTGAGGTTGCCGTTCTTAGCACCCAGTACAAGCTCCGTCAACTCACGGGGAGAACTGGTGTTGCCCTTCAATCCATCAATGGCATCCGAGTAGATCCCCTTGGTGGTTTCAAACACACTGTTACGGGTCTCGGTGTTCGTGACCTCGTACGTATCTTTAACCAAGAGCTTGTCGGAGGGACGCCCTTGGAAGATCGAATTTGCTAAGCGACCAGTTGTCATGATAAACCTCGCGTTGTTTACACAACATTCGCAAAAAAAAGAAAGTGCATAAAGCCGGGGATTACTCCCCGGCCATGATTATGCTTGTTGCTTCAGCTCTTTACGAAGTTCTTCGAAGAACTCCATCTGCCAATCGCTGTCACGCGGGTAGACAACTTTCGGCGGGTTATCAGCGTACGGAGATCCGTAAAAGTAGTAATGGGCGAAGGGGAGATCAGAACCACGCAACAGTTCTTTCAACTCTTCATTGTCCATGACCTTGGCGCGAACGCCTACAAGGAACTGCTCCTTGAAGTCTTGCTTCCACACCACCTCGAGTGTGTTGCCAAACTTCTTCGCATCGAAACCAGACATGGCTCTGAGCGATTCGTGTTTGCAACCTGTTTTCAGGTAATACCACAGACCTTCAGCTGTACGGAACATCCCGTAAGTCGGGTGATTGACTGGAAGGTCAGACAGGTTAGTCAAAAGTCTACCCAAGCGTGTACGACCCTTGGTGTAAACGTCGATATGGGTAATGCCATCGTCCAGAGGGCTGTGGGCGGGTACTTCTTGCTTACTCATCTTCGTGATCCTCTGGTGTTTCGGGTTTCGGTTTCTCACTCGCGGGTTTGCGACGTTTGCGATTGGATTCAGCGACGTGTTGCAATCGACGATCGGAGTAACGGTTCCGAACCTCGATCTCGCTGGTGTAAATCTTCTCGCCGTAATGCATGTCGATGCGCACAACGTACTTGTCACAGCCCAACAGTTGGATCAAGGTCTCCAACCGTTCCCACGAGATGGACGGACGGGTCAAGGCACGGGAGAGGTTATTCTTCTCCTGAGCCACTAACCGCCGATCACCCCCGTACACCTTTTGGTAATAGCGTTCCATCTTTCGGTCGAGCGAGTCGACGTTAGGGGAGTGGGCCATGAGGATATCTCGAAACATTAAAGCGAGTAGGTTCTCTACATCGTCTTTACCAGTCTCCGGGTTGTTGACTATCGTTCGAAACGTTTTGGCGCTCATCATCGTATCCTGTTGCAGGTCCCACTTACTTTCGATGGAGGGACAGAGGATGTTTTAGGTGTTGCGGATCGTTATTGATGTTTCGAGCACAGAGAGCACGTCACTCACCACCCCTGAGAAGTTCTTTCTCATGTAGATAGAGTATGAATGCAGTGGATCGGTGTACTTGTCTACATACTCGTAATGTATGACTGACAGCTTTTGCAGCAATAGCTCTAGAACGTCCTGAGGTGCTCTGTAACCGCTACGGACATCGTAATAGTAGTCCACAATGGTTACTTCGCTCATGCTCCGTCTACGGGCTCTCCAGGTGTTAGGAGTGTCTGTTTCAGATCGCATGCAGGAGTACAACGTGTCTAACCTGAAGAACAGGTCATTTACGGTGTCTGTGTACGTCATCAAGGTGACGTCGAAGTGTTTGCTCCCAAGTTGCGGTAATTTTATAGACGTGGCGACTTCCGCCAGGAGAAACATGCGTTCCCAATCGTCATCAGGTAATCGTTCGGGCAGGAAGAATTTATCCACGCCGAATAGACTGTAAATAAAATCTAGCATAGGAGACAGCCATGTCTGGTGAAGTATTAGAAGGTGAAGTGTTTGTCGCCCAACAGGGAGACGTGGACCCCGGCGAAGTTGTAAAGTTTACGCAACGCCTACGCTACCAGATGGTGGGCGACCTCACCAACCACGGCGCGAAGATTTCTGGCGACAACAAGGAACTCGCCAGCCTGCTGCGCGACATGGACCGTTCGGCTCTTACACAGCGTGAGCTGAACATCCAGGAAGACAGCAGACAGGATGGACGAGTGGCCATTGAAGCCTACGCCAAGTTCCGCGGCTTGGTCGGCAAGGATCCATTCACCCAAGGTGGAACAGTCCAACGTCGACGCGACCCTACGGAAGGGGTAGTTCTTCCCCAGGTGGAGCTGGTTCCGGGTGAAGACCATCAGGGCGAGTTTGCTCTGAATATTGACGATTATGTATCGCCTGAAACATAGCCTGGTTGTAACACACCCAAGACGTAGGAACGTGGATCAGGGATACCCATTCTTGTAACACGCCGGAGCGGCACGCGAATACGTCAGTGACACCTTTCTCGGGAACAGGATCTTTACCCAGCGGCGAAATGCGCGAGGTCATGATCACGTTCTCGGGAATCTTATTCTGCAACAACTCTTGCTGGTGGTGCTTCAACCAATCTTCGACGTCATACAGTGCGATCATCTCGAACTGATGCTCGAAGCGTTTCACCGTGAGATCCTTCCAGGGCACGTACGCCCCAAAGACACGCGTCGGCAGCGGCATGTAATGCTGCATGCACTTGACGATGATGTCCCGCTCAGCCTGCGTTAGATCGTCGTAGGGATAGAAGTTGATGTAGAGGTCCAATGCATCGAACTCCACACCGCGCTCCAATGCTGGCAGCTCCTTCTTAATGTCCATTCGAATCTGGTAGACAAAGTCTGTCATCTTCGCATAGGCAATAGTATCACCGTTCCGTTCAGCGAACGCTTTCTGATACGCATCCCACGTAACCATGCCGTCTGTAGCTTTTTCGAAGTTGTCGTGTTGCCGGAAACGGTAGTACTCAGTCGAGGCCAGCACTTCTGCCAGCCCATCCTTTTCCTCTTCGCCCATCATGCGAACGACCGTAGCGTGGCGAACATCAAGCAACATCTCGATATCGATCAGTGCTCTTTGATTGGCCATTTATGTCTTCTTCGGTTTCTGTCCGGCCAGAATGCGTTCAATGCCCAGGTCAGACAGACGCTTGTTGTACTGTCCCATCGACAGCGAGTAGAGGAACATCAGGAGAGGGTTCTTGCCCAGTCCGTCTTGGATCTCTCCAGCAGTTTGACTCAACTGCTTGTTCTCACTCGGAATGCCTTGGGCGTTCTTCAGCCACGCCATGGATTCTGCTTGACGCTGAGCGACATCCGTCTGGAGGGTAGTCATGCCGATCAGGTAAACGTATTCGTTCACCATCTCGATGATCCACTCCATGTCGAACTGTTCGGCAGAGAGCTTCTTCCATACACGAATCCCACCGGCTTCAGTGGTGATCGAGTTACGCCAGACGATACTGCGAATCAGCAACAGCAGCTTAGCGGCACGGATGTACCCTTCGTTGCCGGATGGTTCTGTGAAACGAGCGAGAATCGAATCGGCCACAGTGATGTCATTGGGCTTTTGCATAAACGTCCTTACGGTTTAGCCGTGCCCGGAGCAAATGCATCCTCAGGGACAGGCGTGCCAGGTTTCAGGTTGTTACCCAGGTGCATGCAGTTGAAGAACACGGACATAGTGTCGATGGATTTGGCATTACCCAGACCCGACACTTGTTCCAGCGTACATTCGCCGTTCTCCACCAACTGACGACGCATCTCACGATAAGCGGCTTCGTCACCACCCCGCACTTTGATCTTCTCCATGATGGTCCGGTCAAGGCCACGAGAAGACAACGAGCTGAGTTCAGGCGCCGAGACACGGCTACCCTTGGATTGGCTGGTCGGTTGGTTGGTGAGGTCGTCGATACGCTGGTTGTGTTCAGGGATCGAACGCTTCTTGACGACTGTCTGCGCCTGACGACGCACGGGCAGGTCAAGCACCGGGTAAGGGTGAGGTGTTACGTATTGCAAACCGGTCGCACCGTCCGTCATGACCAAGCGGTGAGTCAGGCTCTTGCCGAGGCTGCGCACCAGTTGGAAGTTACGAGCGATGGAGATACGTGCCTTACCGAGGTTAGGAACATAAAACGGGAGCATCTCCCGGTTCTTGATCTCTTCCGGAGTTTCGGCTGGACCCAGGCGACGGATGTACGCTTCGAAGTCCTTATCCGACATGGCTGCGAACTTAGCCGCAAGCAGGTCAGGGTTTGTCTTGTCGCCAGGAATAATCTTGGCGATGTTGTCCAAGATGAACTTGGTTACTTTCTCACGTTTAGCGTTCACGGGATCACCCTTTGGTTGCACTTACAGCATATACGTGGCTGACATTGGCCAGCCACGATACGTCACGATGCAACGACTTACGCCGAAGGGAGATTGAAGCGGACCAGCGTCGGAAGAACATGACCCTGGAAGTACTTCAGCCACTGCGCCGGTGTCAGATCATCGATCAAGCATTCACGCTCGTCGAGGGTCGGTACCGGGGCTTTGCTCAGCTCGATACGAAAGTACTTGTTGAGCGAAACCATTTCATCGCCGTGGGTGTTCCTGAAAGTAGCACGGAACACATCGCCGAGTGCCTGCTTGTTTTCACTGAGCAGGTCTTCAACTTCTTGGGACAGGTGGGTCATGACAGCAATTCCTTGTGGAATGACTCACCTGCACCGCTTAGTCAGCGATGATTTCAGGCAAGCCCATTTCTTTACGTGATTTTGGGTACCAGTACGGGTGGTATTTACCAACCCGCATACGGAGGATATCCAGGGTAGACAGGAAAGGCACCTTCTCACCTTCTTCGACAGTCGTATGCCAGAAGCGAGTGTTCAAGAGCAGTTCCCAATCGTAGCCCATGGCCTTGATTTCGTTGTACAGTGCTTCTGGTTCGCAGTGATAGGAATCATCGATATCCGTACGGTACGTGAATGTCCAGTGCATCTCCATAAGGATCTGCGCCGCGCGCTGAGCAGCAAACGATTCGCGCAGCTTCTTGCGTACGTTGGTCCGACGGATTGCCATGTCGGGATAAAGTGCCAACGCGTAGTTTTGAACGTTCCCTGTCAAACCATAACGACCAGCTTCGCGCAGGAGGTAAATGAAGTTGGACATGTACGGCAGCCAACCTTCCTTCTGACTGACGATGATCGGCAGCGGAATACCCGACGGACCGTACTTCCCACGCATGTTGGTGAGCTTCAGTTCGATCAGATCCGCTTGCTTGGTTTCATCACCAGGCTCGTACGGGAATTCGGCCACACCCTTTTCCTGCATTTGGGTGTAGTGCGTGATTGCATAACAGTTACCGGTCTGGAAGCTCAGGTTCTCAGGCACGCGTTTTAGCTTCACGTCGCCTTTGAGGTGGTTGAGCGTCTTGATGTTCGGCTTGCGCGGATCGAGCTGGTACTGTTGACCAACATGCGCCGTGCTCAATAGATAGATACCGTGCTTCGCCGTGAGGTCTGGCGCTTGCTCGACGATCTGCGATTTACCGCTGTTGACACGCATGGCCAACATGTTCAGTTCGGAGGTACCGACACTACCTTCTGCCAGCATTTCAACGGCCGATTCAGCCTTGAGACCGGACAGGGAATCCCAGAACTCGAGCAACGGTACGAAGTACTCGTACGGCTTGCCGGTGCCGGTGTCGATCAGTTCCAGCTGTACACGCGGTTCTTCTTTCAGACGCTTCTTAGCGAATTCTTTCAGAACGTTGAACAGCTCGGTACCGTTGTAGTCGACCGACGAGGTGAAGAAGATACGGTCTTTAGCGATCAGCGATTCAGGTACTGGGAAGCCAGGCAGAGGCAAGCCCATGGACAGTCGCACGATACGTTCTACACGTTCCTGGACGATGGTCGTCTCAGTATCATGTACGTGCATCACACTCGCCGAGAAAGCCCGTAGCATAGCACCGCCATAACCGGCGGCGATAGTGGACTTGAACATGTTCGGCAAAGCAGCGATGCAGGAGAAAGGTGCCAAGCCACCGTTCAGGATCATCTGGCCTTTATGACCCTTGACCCAGTTACCGGCCGAGACGTCGAGAATGGTTCCCGTGTTCGGCATGGGATAGAACGGTGCAGCAGGTTTCTTCCATGCGGCTTTAAACATATATTGCTCCGGTTTGATATGTAGCACGATAAGCGGACCGTGCAGAACTTATACACCCTACCCAATCAACCGAGGGGACGAAAACGTGTCCAAAGAAAACGCCTTCCTTAAAGAACTCGTTAGCAGTGAGATGCACAGTAATGTTGACTATCTCATGTCTACCGCCAGTAACTTTTCACAAGAAAGTAAAGTGATGGCCTTCATCGACGACGCCCGTTCGCAGTTCAGTGCGTTCGTTGGTCGTGCGGCGACATTCCTCACCAGCTCCAAAGTCGGCAACTTCAAGCCGGTCACTGTCATCCCAGGTAAACTCACCGAGTACGCTAATGCCGAAGGCTATCGCAGCATCGGGCAAAAAGTCGTCTCGATTCCTCTCGGATTTCAAGGTAAGTACATAGACTATATCCGGTCTCTTGCTTCTGCCTTGACCTACGTGGAAGCGTTGGAGAAGACCATCGGTGCAGCAAGTGTACAACTGGCCCAACTGGCCGGTGATCCAGATCGCATGAAAGCCCAGAGCAGCCTTCGCCAGCTCGAAGCGCTGATCAAACCTATGCCTGCGGCTGATTTCAACGCCCTGCGTGCCTACTGCGGCAACCACGGCAAGACCGTGGCGCGTCTGGCTGACGTCATCGACAACGGTGGTGAGATCGAATCGATCTACCGTGAAGTCAACCTGCTGAACCAGCGCTGCGCTCGTGTGGACTGGGCAGGCATTGACAAGAAGACCACTCGCCTGGCTGAGCTGATCGTTCACGTCCAGAAGGAAATCGAAGGCAGTGGTGACGGTGATGTCTCCGGTGCTACAGCTTCCGGCCTGTCCACCATGATCTACGGTTTCGCTACTACTGTATCGGCAGCGGCTGTTGTGGTCACCGGTGTGCAAGAGCTGACCCAATGCCTCGCTAAGATGGTTGGCGAAGCAATCGAAGCGTAAGCAGCACAAACCACCTGGGGTTTGACGCCCCAGGTGGTCTCATTCCTTTATGCTGTCCGCAAACAGTCAAGTACCGCTCTCACATCCATCGCGAAGGTGGAACCGTCACCGTACTGAAACCAGCGTGGTAACATCGAGGTCAGTCCATTAGACAGCGTGCTGAGATCTACCTCCCCTTTCTGGAATTGCTCGACCAGTTGTTGGGAGGAGTTCTTTCTCCATATCCAACCAGCGATGGCAGCGGGAAGCATCAGAGCACTTGCAGAACATGCCAAGTGCAGCTGAGTATTCACGGTATCCATTTCGGTCGGGGATGGATTCTTGACGCCTTTCAGCTTGAAATACAACGACGCTACGACAATAAGCCTACGAACACGACAGTGCACTGTGTTCTTGTCACAGACAGTATTTCTCGCGTGGGGGCAAGATGGCAGGGATTCTTGCGATGACGCAATAACATTGCCGGACATATGGGAATACCTACGGGTTATCGGGTTTCAGTTACGCCCGATCAATCGCGTAGTGGATGTTGGATTCGAAGCGCGCCCACAGACCCACGTCTCCATTCTCCAGCTCCACCATGGTAGCATACCGCCCAACCTTGTCCGACTCGCGCCAAGTCACGACCTTAACGCTCTTCACGTCAGGACCGAGTGCCGCCAGCTGGTTACGGGAGATAATGTCGCTACCTAGGATTAATCGAACCTTGGCTTCGTACGGCTTTGGTTCAGCATTCTCTTTCTCGAGGTTGAAAACGGGCTTCACATCGATATACTTCGTGATTTGAGTCACGAGGGGTTTCAGTTTACGGTTGCCCTTAGTGTCCTTATCCTCATAGATTAGGTCGGTAATCTCAGTGAGGACAAAGTACTTGTCGCCATTCCGTATGTTTTTCAACGTCTTACGGAGTGACTGCCAAACACTGGCTTTCCGGAAACCCAGGCCCACTGGAGTCTGCTCAACCATTACCGGTGTCTTGTCGCTATTGACGGTGTCGAGCCGTTCCTGTCCTTCAAACAAGAAGGTGGTCCCGTAGGTCCGAACTTCGTTGTAGATCCGTGCAGAGAAGATCGTATCGAGGTGGCCAATCATCAGACGACCACGCTCGACAGAATCGCGCTTGATCGCGCTTTTGCGCAATGCTTCCATGATCGGGTCAGGCTCAGTCACCAAGCATACACCCAGGAAGTTGTCCGCATACCGCTTGCCCGGCAGGTCATCTTCCTTATCCTTGGTGCCGTGCGTCCCCACGTAGTAAACGTGATGGCCAGTGTCTTCTTCCACGAAGTCTTTTTCCGTGGTGGAGAAGTACCAACGAGGTGCCTGAAGAATACGTGGGACTTCCGACTTCTGATTCCAGTAGCCAGCAGCATCACGCTCTTCACGGATATCGTCGAGTTTCTTCTGAGACAAGGCCAGACCACGAGTAGCCAGCGTGTCCGCACGATCATTACCTGGATGGCCATTGTGGCCTTTGATCCATTCCAGGGTCAGAGTCTCGCAGCGAGCCGTCATCTTCTCGAAGAGGTCTTTCACCTTCTCCCAAGTAGGACGGTACTTGATCGGTTCGCCAGTGGAACCAACCCAGCCACGCTTAGCCCACTTGTCCACCCATTGAGTTGTGCCTTGCACAACGAAACGGGAATCGGAGAAGATCTTGACCGTCTTGAGTTCAGGACGTGTCTCGAGCCACTTGAGGGCTTCGTACAACGCCCACAGTTCGGCTTCGTTGTTACTCCCCATGACCATGTTGCCGCCAGTGAGGTCGTGGTAGTTCGTGACTGTCACTTTAGGAGCAGTCGAACCGTCGAACTGATAACCAAGCGCCGTCGGAACAACCTTCGGATTACCTGTACCACGCTTGGGCTCCTCATTGGTGAAGATGTAAGCGTGAACGCCCCAACCCGCATGCCGGGTGTGCATCAGGTACCCAGCATCGCAATAGACGATGGCACTACTCGCCATTGTTTCAGTAGTCATGCACTTTTATCCAGTAGGTTATCAGTATAATTCCTACACAATGAGAAGCCCCTGTAAAAACTTACTCACCGCACTTCCCTTTGGCGGCAAGAGCTTTCAATTCATCGCGAAGAAAGTCAATGTGTTCATTGAGTCGGTCGACCACACCCTGGTCATCATCGTCCTGAAGATCGTCGAGTATGGGCTTGTCTGGGATGATGTAGGTCCCACCTGACTGACAGGTCACCACAAGACGAGGTTTCTCATGATCCGCCTTCGCCTCGATCGTATTGTAGATCACGATAGAAGGCTGGGGAGGTGTGAGTGGTACACACGACCCCAACATGAAGGTCGTGCAGAGTAAGAGTTGTTTTGGGTGTATCATTTGGTGGGCCTTAATCTATCGCCTTGAGCTTTCCGATTGCGTAATCTCGCAGGGATGGTTTTCCCTTTTGTTTCGGAGGCTGGGCGGCGGTTGGACGTTCGGGTGGTGAAGGATGCGGTGTTGTGGGGGCAGGAGTTGCGGGCCGCGCTTTGAGGCGACCTTCTAATACACTGATCAAGAGAGTCTGGTCAGAGTTTGTTTTCTTGAGTTCCACGATCTCGGTCGTCAGCTTGGTGTTCTTGGCATGGGTGAGGTCAGCCACGACTTTGACATAGTAGAACAGAACGAACATTACCAACAAACAGGCTGCCAGTCCCGTAGCAGCCTTATTAGAAAGCAACAACTCTCTAACACCTTTGTCCTTCAACACGATCTCTTTCAGAAACGGAAAGAGTGATTTCAGTATCAGTAGTATCGTGTAGAGAACGGACACATCTGGACTCCTTTAGGGCGTCTAAAAAATACTATGTCTTCTTAGCAAATGTACGTGTTTCGAACACGTTCCTGGTTCATACCTTTTGCCGTAGCGCTCAGAGGTGATTCGTGAAGAGTTTTAAAGGGTTCGCCCACATCGGCACTTTGGCCGACAACAGAGATCATAAGGACGCACCGGTCGGTGAGCTTTCAGCGCTCTCTCAGACCTTCACGCGCGATCAGACCAAGCACACCAGCGGCGCTAACCCAGGCTTCATGTTGCGTGGTTTCTCCTACTTCGTCGACGACGTCAAGACGCAATTCCCGGATGTGGATGCGCTGAAGATCCTGGCGATCATCGACTGGGTCTACGGTAAGGCTCGTCTCGGCACGCTGACCACTGACGTCCTGTCGGTCAAGAACGCGTGGATCACAGACAACGCTGCCACCTACGACCTCCTCGAAACCGGCGAGATGATCTTGTTCGACACGAACAAGTATTGTCCGTCCTACATCGTGTTCGCACCGAAGGGTACGACCACCCGCTGGAAGATCTGGTTTGCGGAAGCAGCCTTCTTCAACCAGTTCGACGAGTTCGAGTTCAACCACGTCAAGCCGTTGACCAACCTCGACGACTTCTTCCTGGATTACGTGAACCTCAAGCCCAAGCTTGCGGCCCGTACCTTGAGCGACTCGATCTCTCAGGTAGACGTCCTGCGCAAGTCTGATCCTGAGACTCGTCTGCGTGTTGATCCATTCGACTGGATTGACCCGATTGACCGTACCCTCAAGATCTCCGTGGACTGGATGTCGCTGCTCTGGGGTGAAGGCGGTAACAACCTCGATGCCACCAAGGAATCGTTGGCGGCTTGGATCCTGGCTAACTCCACCCACACTCGTGAAGAGTGGGCAGTTATCTTCCCAGACATCTTCACCTCCACCGAACTGATCTTCGTTCCTATCTGGGATGAGTTCGCTGTACCAGAACGTCCTCGTGAATCCGGCATCTATCGTGGTGCGGGCAACATGATGGCAGGTATCGCAAAAGCAAAGTTGGTCTGCAAGGGCGTTAAGTACACGCCCACGCACATCCAGAACGTGGCGAACGATTGCCCTACGCAATTCAAGTCCGTCCGTTGCATTGTGGTGGGTGGTCCTGAGAACCGTGATGGCAAGAACCAGCTGATCCTGCAACACCCGGATTGGTTGAACGTGCCGACGACTCATGTCGACTTCATGCGCATGTCCGAGCTGACGCGCGGTGCAGTGATGTTGATCATGGAGATGCTTCAGTTCGCTGAAGAGATGACGCCTACCACAGCGCCACCTACCGGCTACAACCGGACTGTCCGTGACGGTGTCATGTACCTCTCCAAGACCTACCAGAAGTTCCTGTACCTGGTAGTGACCAAGTCCAGCTTCGACGCACTCGTGTAAGAGGTAAGACATGGCCAGAATCACTCCACCTATTGGAGCGAAAGGCCTCTTCAAGGTCCGCAGTCCTTACGTAGTGTCGGCAGCCGCCGTTTACTGGGTAGGTGCTGTCCGGACCTATGAGGAACTGATCGCTGCCAAGATCGATCCACTGACGCAAGTGTACGTCCCAGTCGGGATGGGTCAGGCTGATTACAACCAGGACATGATCGAGGGTGCGCAGGTTATCACCCTGCTGTCTTCCGTCCGTCCTCCGCTCCACATTCCAGATACGTACATTCTGGAATACCCGAACATGTCCATCGTTCCACACTCGTGGATCGTGTGCACTGTCAGCTGTGGGATTCTTCCGGATACCTACGACCTGACTCGGATGCAACAAACGGTAGCGGCGGCTGTGTCAGAATACACGGGCGTGCAATCGACTGTGACCATCTCGACTGCGCCTACAACTGACTCGGTGACAGAGGCAGCTTACCTGGAAGCGAAAGCTGTACGGGATGCCGCACTCGTTAACAAGTCCACCGACTTCGTTGAGAAGCTGGCGTTGCAGGAACAACTCGATAAGGCCAACGGCTACATCGATGACCTGACCAAGTTGATTGATCAGCAGGAAATCGTTATCGGACAACAGGCTCAAACCATCGCCGACCGCGATGCGGAGATCCTGGCGTTGAAGCAACAGATCGAAGATCTGACGCCGTAACGTAAAGGGCATAGAGGCAGGGCGCGTAGCCCTGCCTCTATGCTGCAACTTAGGAGTAGCCGAACTCTTCGAAACACATGGCGTGTTGATGAGGAATACCCCACACGCTACGCTCACCACTGTGCAGGGGAGGTGACTCCCCATACGCCACCAGACCAGGGTACTGTAATCGCAACCGAACGACCTTCTCTTTGAGAGGGTTCACTCGTGTGCCGATCTTACAACGAACTTTCTCGATGCAGAACAGGACCGGCTGCTTACGCTGGAGGAAGGATTCCATGTCGTCGAGCGGGCAAGTGATGACCGGGACAAGTCCTTCCATCAACGCCGCCTGCACTGCCATTGCACACTTCGCTTCCACGTAGCCGTAGGATTCGACCTCACGACACATCGAGATCATCTTCGTTACGTCTTCTTGTGTTTCCATCCAGATAGGAACTGGCTTACCTTCAATGGTCAGCTTCCGCATATTCGAATTCCACATGCTCGTTATAAGGGTGGGGATAGTTGATGTTCCGGTCATCAATGATGATGGTTTCGGAGTTGGGGAACGCTCGCTGGTTGTCAGGGTCGTGACTGATGATCAGGATCTGACTGAAGCGGTCACTGTCCACAAGATCCTTAATCAGCGGGATCAGGTTGTGGGCGTGGGTCTCGTCAAACGTACGACCAGGCTCATCCAGGAAGAGTGGGTACCCGGTCATGTTCAGGCTATAGTAGAGCGTCAACACAAACGCACGGTTCACGATCTCAAGCATCGAGTCAGAACCATCGGCGATGTCTTTACGTGTGCGGTTCTCGTCCACGATAGGGAACTTGTAATCCAAGTCCACATCTTCACGTTCAGGCATCTGGATATACATCGGGTGGTTCCATACGCGTTTGAGCATCTGGTTCACACCGCCAACAATCGCACCGATCTGCGCTGTGATCTGTTCAGCAATCAAACCAGTCTTCGGCGACATTGCATCAGTCAGGTGTTTGTACGCCTGCTGCTCAATGAGCTTCTTCTCCAGTTGCTGCTCGAGGTCTTTCACGATCGTCATCACCAGATCGTCTTCAGCCAACGCTGTTTCGTTGATGGCTAGAGTCGTCTGGAGTTTGGCAATCTCCTCATCCGCCATGACCTCAGCTTCACGATCCAGGTACGCGATCAGCTTGAGCTTCCAATCCTCCACCTTCTCTTCAACATCCCCGTACCACTGGGCGAAGAGTGTGTCGTAGGAACGGTCGTCTTTGACGTCCTTCAGCTCCAGGTCTACTGCGGTACGATCTTCAAACGTCTTGCGGTAACTCTTGAACAGCGCATCGCGTTGAGCAGTCAGGTCATTGAAGCCAGCCCCTTCACGCTCGTAGCTTTCCAACGCGTTCCTGATCTCAGTGATCCGCTTGTTCAATGCAGTCGACTTCTCATGCAGGGTTACTGCACGCTCGTACATTGCCAACTTCTCGTAGAGACCACGTCCCAGATCGAAACCACCCACGCTATCCAGGTAAGCGAACAAACCAGGATGTTGTTGGATGTAACGACGACGAACCTCTTCGAGACCTTCAAACGCTTTGAAGTTATTGTCTGCATCCGCCAGCTCGTCAGCCAACGTTGCCACTTCTACCGAGACGGTCTTGATGAAGTCATCACCCTTCTGTTGGCGTTCACGCAGTTCACCAACTTCGGTAGGGTTGATCCCAGGCTTGAAACCATGCTGGCACGAAGGACAGGTCACGGTGTCGCACCGTTCGATCTGGTGCAGTCGTTCACCAATGGTGTTCAACAGGTTGTCGGCTTTGCTGAAAGCGATCTGACGCGACTGTAGCCGCTCAGAGATAGCCATCAGTGCATTGTGCGTCACTCGAGTAGCGGGGAGTTCAGCACACGCAAAGCGCAACGCTTGAATCACGTTGTCGCAACGCACGATCAGCGATGGATTGATGTCGATGGTGAACATCGGCAAGCTATCCAGTTGCTCAGTCAAGGCTTTGTGCTCATCGGTCAAGGCATCGGGGTCAACCGACATCAGACTCTTGATACGCACCAGCCTCTGGTTCAAATCGGCGAGGTTAGATCCCCGCTCTTCTTGTACGGCTTTCAAGGCAGTCGAACGAGAGGTCAGGTCTTCAACCAGATCATCGTAGGTCTTACCGCCTTGCAATAGACGTGGGTATTCCATCCGGCTGAATACATCGAACCCATTGAACAGAGCGTTGTACTCGTCCTGGAGGTCAGCCATGCTGATGTAGTCACCTTCCATACGAGGGATCGACATCAACGAACGGATCTCAGCTTTCAGAGTGACGGCACGAGCACGCATCTCGATAGCGTCATTCGGTTCCAGCAAACGTTTGCGTTCATCATTAAGACGACCACGCAAGAACGTTACGACGGACGAGGCAGCTGAGTAGCCTTTACGGAAACGTTCGAACTGACGGAAAGCAAAGTTGAAGTCCGATTCGGACATCCGAGCAATCCAATCACGACGTTGCGTAGGGTTGAGTTCGGTGAACTTGGTCTTGCCAATCACGAAGTTGTGGATCTCTGGAGTATAGTTGAAATACTCCTTCACGAGTTCCAGCTGAACTGTGATCGTATGACCGTCGTTCTTTTCTTCCCCGTCTACGATGAAGGAGTAATACTTCTTCGATTCGTACTTCTCAATGATGATGAACTTCCGACCCCGATCGTGGATATGGACTTCACGTCCACCGCCTGGGAAGAAGTCTTTCTCGTTAGTCGGGAGTGGGGAGAAGCCAATCGACAACAGACTACTCTTTCCGGAACCGTTTGTCCCCAACACCATTTGAATGCGTTTGGTTGGACGAATAACTATAGTAGGCTTAGTGAGCCGGTTGCATTTGTGAATGCGAATGTAATCGTAGAACATGATTTATCAGCTCCGAGCCTTTCTTCTTTACCATACTTTCAGTGTGTGAAACTTTACGAGGTACTCATGGCCAAGGCTTCAGTATTTAAGATGGTCGGTGTGGGTGTCGTGGCCAACAACAAGGCAATCATGGAACGGGAGATCGAGGTCACCCCAACCGAATGGCTGCCCATGCACGATGGCGAGATGGCGTCCAACGCTGCAAAGATGACCCACAAAGCCAAAGACATCGACGGTAACGAATCGCAAGGCATGATGTTGACGGACCAGGTGGTCAAGGCTACGTGGATGCCTAGCGGCTCTAACCGCCTATCCCCTCCTGATGTACGCCGTGGTGTCCATGTCGAGCTGTGGGCCACCGCAGACGCCGACAAGTACTACTGGAAGACCATGGGGTTGGACGATCATCTCCATAAGCTCGAAACCATCGTCATCGGCATCAGTAACACCACCGATGAATCGGTCACCGAGCTCAAACCGGAGAACATGTACTGGATCGAGTTCTCGACGCACAGTAAGCGCTTGGCATTCTGTTCGAGCAAGTCTCAGGGCGAGTCGTATCAGCACGAACTCTACATCGATACGGACGCCGGTGAGTTCATGTACACCGACGACATCGGTAACTTGATCAACGTACAGTCCAAGGTCAACCTGATTCACCTTCAGAACGCCAAAGGTACGTTCGTCAAGATCGACCAGCAAGACATCAAGATGTACGCACCCCAGGACATGTTCGCTGACATCAAGCGTAACATTGAAGTCAAGGCGGGGAAGGACATCAAGGTCACAGCTGGTAACAATATCGACGTCGAAGCCAAACAGAACCTTCGCACCAAAGGCGGCGTCTTGGCCAGTATCGATGGTGGGGGCAGTAAGATGACGCTCACCGCGGCTGGTACTACGCTCAAAACTCCGAAATTCACAGGTAGTCGCTAATGCCTCTGATCTCTCTTGTAGGGCAGTCACAAGCCGGAGGCCTTATCACCGGGCCAGGAGCTCCTCATTGGACCGCAGAGGGCCTCCCAATGTCCTTGCTGGGCGATGGGGTGATGAGTCACGCTCCAGGTATCCACCAAGGACCTGCAATGGTGATGGCTACCAGCTGGATGTCTATTGAAGGCATCCCAGTTGTCATTCAAGGCTGTGCTGCCAGTTGTGGGCATACGGCAGACGGCAATCCGTGGTTCGACCTTCCCATGTAGGGCATAGAGGCTGGGGATGTCCCCAGCCTCTTTATGCTCAATACTTCAAACGTTCGTTGAAGATGTCCATGAAGTAGGCGCTGGCGTATTCCTTATTAGGGGCATGCACCTTGGCGTCGTTCTCGTAGGCATCACCGTCCATGACGTTGCGTGTGTCGTGGAGGTAGTTCGGCAGGTTGTTGACATCCACCGCCATGCAGTACATCCCGTTGTTACCGTGGATGGTGTACGGAGGCAAGAAGCCGTTCGCCAGGATCAGTGGCCAGATGGGTGGGACGTAACTGTAGTAGCGGCCTGCAAGACCAGTGCGTTCTACCGGAACGTTCTCGAAGAACAGGTTCGGCGAATCCACGGCGATGAGGAAGGTATTGCTCATCGTCAGGTATGCTTTGATGCACGGGTCCGTGTTCATCAGGTTAAGGTCAATGGCGCCGGTGTGTTCGAGGTTACGATCCATCAGCTTGGTCACTGGAGTCCAGTCGATCAGCTTACGGGTATCGTTGTACCGACGATGCAGAGGCAGCTTCCACCATTCGAGCATGACGGAGTTCTTACCCACGACCTTGTACTGGTTGCCAGCCGTGTGAAGGAAGCCGCCCACCACCAACATCACGTACTTGTTGCTGAAGTCAGCACCAGGTGCGGTGAGTACAGCGCCTTGAGCCAATGGCAACCCTTTGCGACCGGTGATCATCGATGCGGTCACTGGGTAGCACTGGATCTTGCCAACATTCTTGAAACTGATCAAGCCGACTTCATTACGGCCAGAGAGGTTAACACTCTTGCCGCCGTCAATGATGCGGAAGCCGTCAGTGCCTGCGTCAGTTAAATGAAGCAGACCGTTGACACTGGCCAGGCAGTTGTTGAACACGTCCATGTAGTCGGTATCGGGACGGGTCAATCGCAGGTGGGTCAGTTCTGGATCAGGGTACTGGTTGCCTTCACCGGCCAATGGGTGGATGCGTTGTACGTTGTATCCGGCAGCGTAAGCTTCCGAAGCAAGGGCACTCGACTTCACCACAGTGGGCACGGTGAGGTCAAACGGGACATCACTATCACCAATAGCGGTCAACCATTGCACCGTAGTCAGGTTAGGACTGTATTGGTAGAACATGGTGGCGACTTTAGAGACGTCGAGACTCACCTGGTGATCGATAGAAGGGTGGGACAAAATGAGGATGCACTGACTGTACTTCGTCATGAGATCCCGGACCAAAGTGGTACGGACATCAGTCGTTACCAGTCGTTGGTTTGCACCACGAAGACTCGCCATTGCAGTTACAAGCGTAAACATGTTCGACTCCTGTACGGACGATCAAAAATTATATGCGTTACATCCCAGTTGCGGGCGATGTCCGCATTAGAACCGGAGACGATTAATGGCACTCACTGATTACTTGTACCCTGTGGATCTCACAGGACAAGCCGCTACAAACAAGGTGCTCAAAGAGCGCCAAACGTTGAATCCTCCGGGCGAACCGCTGGACTATCATTTCATCCTCACGAAGGCAGGTCCGTACTACCGTGACACGCTGAAGCTGAAACACATCACCACGGGCAAGACTTTGATCCGTGGCGTGGACTGGATGCCGGGTCATAAGTTCCATAGCGCGAGTTATGAAACTGAAGGTATCCGTGGCGGTATCTATCAAAGTATTCTGTTCATGGACCGGACACTGTCTGGTATCGTGGAAATTACCGAATACCAAGTCCTCGGCGGTAGCTGGTCTCTCAACGAAACCAAGTTGCTGGAAATTGCCTCTAACCGGGCACTCGATCCACGGACTGTGACGTACGAAGAAGTGAGTGGGGTTCCGACCGCATTCCCTCCTATCGAACACGCCCACGACGTTACCGACATGACCGGCCTGGCCGAAGTCATCGCCTCCAACTATGACATCGCCGCGGCTATCCGTGAGCGCACCGATCATTGGTTGGAAAACCCACCCGTCTTGTTCAGCGAGTATTACAGTCGCGACGAGATGGACGCGATCCTGCAAGGTCTCGACACCGGCGGTGGTGCGGCTGAAGAAGACTTGATCGCCATGATCGATTCGATGACCACGTCCTACACGACAGCGGCTAACCAGTTGGCGGCTATCCAGGTTGGTGCTGATACCACTAACGCTAACCTCGTGACGACGATCGACTCGATGACTGCCACGTACAACCAGGCAGCCACGGACCTTTCCAACCTGTAAAGGACTCTCTTCATGAGTGTGACCACATCCCTCGCCGCCCTGAAAACGGCAATGAACAACACGTTCACCAAAGTCGGTGAATTGATAGTTGGTCAACGTAAGACTGCCGCCACGTCCGATGTTTCGGGGATGGTTGGTGGGAAGACGGCATCCCAACTCGCAACCGCTGTGAAAGCAGCGACCAAAGCACACGTTATCAAAACGGGTAACGCTCACAACGATACGGCTGCGAGTGTTGGTATCCACTTGGATGCTGACTGGAAAGCCATCGAAGCTGAGCTGATGCCTAAGGCCATCGTACCGATCTGCCGCTATGGTAGCCTCAACTATCTGCCGCCCGGCGTGACAGGTAGCTTCGAAGGCGGTACGACGGCTAAACTGCGCAACGCCTGTGCGGCCATCATCGAAGAAGACGGTACGGCTGTTTATCTGCGTAACGGTACGGACGGGGCGAAGAGCGGCGTGTTCTACGCGTTCATGCCTAACGCTGCTATCCGTGCCAGCCAGCCGGTCAAGACCACACGTCGCTATCGTCCTTCCTGGTTCCCTGCTGGACAATCGGCTCATTCGGTGTTTGCATCGAGCTCGTCGGTTATCTTCGGTCAGCTCCAGGATGCAGCTGGTGTACCTGGCGATTACTTCCTAGCTCTGTCCAACGGTACCTTCGACGATTCGAAGCATACAGGTGGTATCATCCCTAAAGCCGCGGCGGAAGCCATGGGTAAAGACGGTGAAGCCATCCTCGCTGGTAACAACGTGCTGTTCTACGGTCTACCGGCAGTGAACCAGGCCAACCCGTGGGAAGTGTCGGTCTTCACCATGTCGAAGGCTACGCTGAACGCTGCAAACGGCGCGGTCGTTACGTTGACCCAAGTCACTGGCATCAATGCCAAGGGTTTTGGCAACATCGACTACAACGGCATGAACGGCATTCGTCTGGCTAACAAGCTGGGCAGTTACCTTCCTGCCGATAACCCAATGGTGTTGCTGGTTGGTACGTTCTCGAGTGCAGTGGTGTTCTATTGGGACGTCCCGACGATGGTCTCGGCGTACGATGAGGTCTCTGGCCTGATCCGCACCAAGGTCTACGGTCAGTCTCGTTGCGTGACCACCGGTAACTCGCTCTACCAGGGGATCGGTTTCAGCTTCACCTACAACCCAGTGACCAAGGTCGCCAAGTTGGACACGGCGATGTTGGCTGGTCAAAGCATCGTTCGAGAAGCGGGCGATCTACCCTCGTACGAAGGTCCTGTCTACGACATGCTCACGTATGACAAGCTCGCGACCACTGGCCAGCAGAAGTCGACGTACTGCTTCGACGAGTACGGTAATGCGTTCAGGATGATGGTGTCGACCGGTGTGGACAACATGACCATCCAGATCGGCAAGATGAACAACTTCGTTAGCCGGTTCGATAACCTGGAGGTCACCGCCACCACTATCAGCAGTAAGGGTAGCGTGGCGGTTCGTCCGTCGTTCGGTACAGCGCTGGGGAGTAACTTCCACAGTCCCTCGCTGGTCTCGGCTACCAAGCTGGTCATGATGGCTGATGGCGTGAATGCTGCCGGTGCTTATCAACGGGGTCTGGTGACGACCACGCTGGAAGGTACGGGCAACAACTATATCTACGATTCGATCTATCGGGGCCAGATCAAAGGTTTCGCCCCCTCGGCCGATCGGCGCTTCCTGACTGACATGGGGTTGGCGCAAGCTGACTACGAGGCTCCAGTCAACGAAGTCAACGCTAGCGGTGTATTCTGCTCCAGTCTGCGCTTTATCTGCGGCAGTCCTGGTCTGGGTACTCTCAGTCGTCTGACGGGCAAGAAGTCCATCGCAGGCGATCTGTCAGTAGGTGCCAACGTCAGCATCACAGAAGCCCTCTTGCAGAAGACCGGTAAATCGATCTCCGACAAGATGGTGGAAGTGGGTGCAGCTCCGCTCGAGTTCTACGTGATCGAGTTGGTGGTACCGACACAGAACGGTGTTCCTCCGTTCGCCCTGATGGTAGCGCAGGACACGTCGAAGAACCTGATCTTCACCATCGCCAAATGTGCTGTGGTGCGTGATGCGGCTGACAACATCAGCAACGTCACCGTGAGTAAGGTTTATCCTCAACGCGTCGTCTATGCTGCTATCGGACGTGGTATCGCCTACAACGCCACCAACATCCTGTACTCCGGCGCATGCTCGATGTGGGATAACGGCGATGTGGTGTTGATCGGTTCGTCTTGCTCGGCAAACTTCCTGGTCCCAGGCGGTAACCCGATCCCAACCATCGCGTTCACGTACAACAAGGCGGAAGGTGAGTTCCATCACAGCTCCGACTTCAAGATGCGGACCTTCAACCACTATTCGAACTCCTCGGGACGGCATTTCATTGCCCACCCATCTCTGGGGTTCGGGTTGCATTGGGGGACGATCGGCGAGACGGGCTATTCGGACGAAACCACCAAGCTTAACTTCCTGCCAATCGGTCGGACACAGGCGGACTACGATGCGTGGTCTGGCGGTACTGTAGCCCCTACCGATCAATGGACGTGCTTGGCTTCTCAGAAGGCAGCCGAAGGTTGGGTCCTGTACTTCTCCGAAGACACCCCTGTGGTGCTCAACGGGAACTACTACACACTGCCGGTATCGAGTGTGGACCTGCGGACGATCTTGGCTGATGCGTCTAACCGGACGTTCTACGTGTACGTTCGGATCGTCAGTAACGTGGCGACCTATGTGGTGGCTACTAACCAGACGGCTGAGTCCAACACCAACATGTTCGTGGGTAAGGTCATCACCAACGCCACGCAGATCGCGACCATCGAGATTGAGAAGGTGACCCGTCTGGGTAACGTCCGTATCAGCTTGACGGCCCGTGGTTCTGCTATCCCGGTCAGTTCTGGCCTCCCACGTCTCGCCGACAAGTTGCAGTGGAGTTAATACATGCCAACGGTCCAGGAGAAAATCGCGACGTTGCTGGTGGAGATCAAGGAGTTCTCGGACGAGATGGTTCGCCTCTTGTCTCGGAAAGCCCCAACCTCAGCCACGTCTGAAAACGCTACCACGTTGAACGGGCAAACACCGGCGCAGATTCAAACGCCGGTGGATACCCTCATCAACACTCACGCAGCGCGTACCAACAACGCCCACACGCTGACGCCTGAGCAACTCAATGCGTACACGCCGAATGAACTGGCAGATCTCACTGACCCGCTGTTGCGGGTGGGTCTCCTGCCACTCAGTCAGTTTGGCGCGTTGAGTGCCACGGCGTTGGCTGTGTCGTACACCGGTATGAGTATCGTGTTCACGGGCACTATCCCACTCATGATCAGCGGTAAGTCCTACTCGCTGTCCGGCCAGACGATTCCATTGACGGGTACTCCAGCCAACAAGACGATTTTCGTCTACGTCACCATCGCTAACGAGTTGGCTTCTATTACCTTGTCGGACGTCTGGTTGTCGGAGAGTACGACTCGGATGTACATCGGTTCGGTCACGACCAACGCCACGCAGATCGTCAGCGGTACTATCGGTAAGTTCTGTAAGATCGATAACTTCCGTCTGACGCCGTCGGGTATGGGTGCTGGTATCCCATCGTCCACAGGTCTACCAACCGCGACTGGTACTATCCCAGCCGACTGGAAACCATAACGAGGTCAAGTAATGAGTGCCATCACCATTTTGGTAGACAACATGGCGGCCGAGTTCAATCGCATGAAGGGTCACTTGTTGACCCTACTTGCACGTAAGGCGGAGGGGGCTGATGTGGCCGACAACACCTTACGACTTGGCGAATACACGGCGACTTCGCTTGGCAACGAAGCCAAGGCTGAAGCTAACCTCCACATCAACAATAAAGAAAACCCTCACGGCACAACGGCCATCCAGCTGCTGGGTACGATCAAGCCGACGGTGGACAACTCCATCGCCGGACGCATCCCTGAGGGTATTCTGCCGATCTCTCGCTACGGTGAGTTGACTAACGCCGCTATCCCGGTGTCGTCCACTGGGTTGACCGTGACATTCACGGCTGATGTAGCGGCCATGATGAACGGGTACAGCCGTAAGGTGGCTCCGTTCAGTATCGATCTGTCGCCGAGCACGACCTACTACGTGTACCTGCGTTGGAACGGTAGTGCGATCAGCTACTACTTCAGCACCCAGGACTTGGCTGAGACCGCTACCCGGATGTACATCGGTCGGGTGGTGACCAGTGCCACGGCAGTGACGACATTGTCGATCTCTCGGGTGACGCGGATTGACACGTATCGGGTCAGCACCTCGCCAATCGGTTCTGCTATCCCGGTAGCAACTGGTAATGCGAGCGATCCTTCGAAGCTGGCTGCTGGCTGGTTCAACTAATTAGAGGTCATTACAATGGCTGGTACCATCTTCAAATACCCGTTGGACCTCCTGGGGACAAGCCCAACCAACAAGGTGACGAACGAAGTGCACACGATCGGCGCTTTGCGTGGTCGTTTGTTCGCAGCGGACTACGGTCCGTTCTTCGGTTCTACCGCCATCATCAAGGACGTCGTCTCTGGCAAGGTCCTGGTTCCGGTTACCGACTACGTGTTGGTCCACCACTACCGTGAGGCTTCCCTCGCCACTGGTCAGTCGGTCTACACCGCGGTACGGATCATCAACCCGACTGTGGGCACTCAGGTCTCCATCAGTGCGCAAATGGTCGGTGGTGAGTTCTCGTATTCCCTGTACGCTATCTTGCAGGCAATCGAGGATCTGACGGATGATAACCGGGTTATTGCCTGGGGTGACATCATCGGTATCCCGTCGCAATTTGTGCCGACACCACACTTGCACAGTGCCTACGACTTATATGGTCTCAAATATCTGATCGAGTCCAACTATGACATCGCAGCAGCCATCCGTGAGGGTGACACTGCCAGTCGTCAACTGTTGCTCGACCAGATTCGTGCGAAGTTTGCGGACTACGATGCGTTCTGCCTGGGCATCGCGAATGAGTTTGACATCGCAGCGTCCGAACTCGCGCTTCTGTAATCTTTCGATAGGAACTACCGGTCATGGCAAACAATGATGCAGCCCTGGCTGCTCTGAAAGTCCAGCTGAAAGACTTCAAAGTGGAGTTGATCAAGGCTCTCGATAAACCTGCGGATTTTGCGGACTACGCGGACACCGCAGTTAAGCTCGGCGGTAAGACTCCCGCTGAGATCTCGGCATTGGCAGTAGCTGAGGTCACTAAGCACACCCAGAAGGTTGGGATCAACGTCCACAACCTCAAACCAGGTGATGTGGGTAGTTACTCGGCTATCGAGTACGAAGCCAAGTTCGACATGCTGGCTGACAACAATGGTGGCGTTCCGCTGAGTTTCTACGGTGACAACGAGTTTCTACCACCTGCGGTGACCGGTAGTTACGAATCGGGCAGTAACACCACGCCGTACAACAACGTGGCGATGATGATGGAGGATAACGGTACGCTGATGATCCTCCGTTCGGGTACCGATGGTGACAGCGCAGGTGTGTACTACTCGTACCTGCGTAACGCCATGACGGAAACGGACATGAACAACTTGGTCATGACCAACGTTGAGTATCGTCCCGCTTACTTCCCAGCCGGGATGCGAGCCAAGGCGATCCTCAACGGTACCCAAGATGTCATCACGGGTATCATGAAGGACTCAGTCACTGGTGCGCACACAGGTTACTTCATCTCGTTGACCAACAACACGATGGACCAAACCAAGCACACCGGTGTCTTCGTCCCGAATGGCAACTTCCTCGAGGTCAAGGGTCCGATGCCGGCCCTGTACCACATCCCGTTTGGGTTCGTGAAGGGTAACTACGTCTACATCCTGCACGACATCCATCAGGAAGGTAAGATGGGTCACCGTGTATGGCGGCTCAACAAGAACGACCTGATCACCGGCGTCTTCAACGGCGCTACTCGCATCACGGGTTGGACCATCAATCGCGGTGTTGCAGGTACTGTGATCCGAGATGACATCATCCTGTTTGACGACGTCATCAGCTCTTCGAACAACACCGGCAAGCCAAACACCACGGTCTGGGCAACCAACGGCTCCAACACGCCGTCCGCCCTCACTCGTGACAACGGCAACACCGGCATTTTCTTCGCACACTACGTGCAGTACTATCCCGGCGATAATGCGACCCAGATCACCGGCTATCAATGGTACTTCAAGTACGAGTTCAACGAGAACAAGCAGATCGATGTGTCGCCGTACCACAACTGGAAGGCGTCCATCAATTACGGTGCGGCTGGCTGGGATGTGTCGGAATCGGCCTGCTTGCGTACGTTCGCCAAAACCTCTCACCAAGATTGGCATTACGGTCAGGACACGTCGTCGATCTATTCCAACATCTATAACCAGGTGTGGTTGTGGACATCGACCTCGTACCAGTCGATTAACCTCAGCATGGTGCGGTTCGCCTACGACACAACGCTCGACCCGATGGAAGTGTTGGCGGGTGAGCACGACTATCAGGCAGGTTCTCGAGTATATCCGGTAGGTCGCTTTGGTAGTGCGCTGACAACGTCTTACCGCGCCGTGAGTAACGTGGGTGACGATGTGGTCACCTGTCTGAACTACGGTCGTTATAATGGCGTGGTGGATAACTTCTACGTACGGTCGGTACTTCAAGGCAACCCAACGTTCCAGTATTCGTCGGTGACGGGTAACTATGCGTTTAAAGGGTTCGCTCCGACATCCGATCGGACTTCCTATAACGAACTCGGCGTAACGCCAACCAACTTCAGACGTTTCCTGAACGAAGCGTCGCCTGGCGTGTCGAAAGTATCTCAGGCGCGGTTCTCGAATTGGTGGCCTGCCGAGACGTCGCGGGCAGCGAACGTGGATCGTAACCTACAACTGTCCGGATCGATCACTGTTCCTCAGGCTGTGATGGCAAGCCTACATGCGCAGATCTTGGGTGATATGTCAGCTCGCGGTTACGCCTTGTCGACCATTCCGCCTGGCGTCCCGATGATGGCGTTTGAGCTCATCATCCCGCAGGTCTATACCGACTTGCCGCCATTCGTGATCGGTACGTACATCCACACCGACCGGGCGCTTTACGTGTTCTGCTATCCGGTGAACATCTCGGGTAGTCGTCAGGCGGTAACGGGTGCGTCGATCACGGGCGCTGGGATGATGCTAACCAGGGCCAACAGTGGCAACACTCTGATGGGCCTGGTTCCTGAACAGGATGCTGGTCAGGTGGCTATCCGTCGCGTGAACGGCGGATTCGTGATTGGTTACTCTGACAGTAGCTACTACGGCGTCGTGGGTAACAACGGTCACGTCATGCTGACTATGCAGTACACCCCAGGTGGCGGCTTCGCCAACGTCGGACTGACGCACTGGGACTACTGGAATGGTACGGCACCGGGCGGTTGGGTGAACTTACCTAGTCGTGGTCTGTATTGGGTCCTGTCGTCGGAATTCATCTACGGTGAGGTTGACTGTGGATCGAAGATGGTGGCTGCGGTGTGTGCGACTGACCAACTCACGACGTTGAGCGTCCCTGAACTCGTGACTCGGGCCAAGGATCCTAACTACGGCATCATCATGATCTCGCAACGCGTGGTGAGTGCGTGGACTGTTTACTTCTCCGATGAAACACCGGCGATGCTCGACGGTTACTACAAACCAGTGAAGCCGTTCAACTACAATCTCAATCCAGCGACCGATGGGAATAAGACGTTCCATGTGTGGTTGGTGCGAGTGGGTGATGAACTGCAATACAAGATCAACGACACCACCACCGTGGCACCTGCGGCACCTGCGTTGTACCTGGGCTACTTCACCACGATCAGTACAGGCCTGAGTGTGATCAACATTCAGAAGCATGTGGCGGTAGATGGTTACATGTTGTCGCCAGAAGATCGCGGTTCGTCTCTCTCGTTGACCTCGGGTACTCCAAACTCCTACGGTCGCCTCAACTGGAAATAACTCATGGCCACAAGCGCAGAGATGTTAGCAGCTCTCAGCTTGAAGTTCGGCAAGTACAAGACTCAGATCTTTCGGCTGATCAAGTCGAAGGCGGGTCGCGTCAGAGAGTCTGGAGACACAGACAAACTCACCGGACTCTCGCTGGCAGATATCATCGCCATCATCAAGGGCGAGGTTACCACCCACGAGACCGCCAAGCCTAGCTCTCACGGCGAAACCTTGGCTCAACTGGGTGGCATGGCCAAATCGACGTACGACGCGAAGTCGGCGGTGTACTTCCCCAAGGATGCCTTCCCGATCAGCAAGGTCCCATTGATCGCTGCAACCATCGCAGGCAGTAACCTCAACGTACCTGCCAGTACCCTGATCTTCAACGGTCGTACTGTCGTGGTACCTGGAGCGGCATTGGCGTTGGGCGCTGGGTCTAAGTACTACGTCAAGGTCACGTTCACGGGAGAGCCTCCGGCGGTTGTTGGGACGTTCTCCCTGGACGCGGATGCTAGCGAAGGTCAGTACGAGTTCGCGATTGGCGTCGCTACCAAGTCAGGTAGTACGTGGAGTGTCGTGATGGAGAAGGGTGCACGTATTGGCTACTTCCCGATCACTGATGCACCGCGTGGTCAAGGTATCCCGCACTCGACTGGTACTCAGGCTGCTCAGGGTACTCTTCCGTCCACTTGGTTCCAATAAGGAGGCATCATGGCTGGTCCTATTTCAGCTCTCAAGCTCTTCCGGACCAAGTCGTTCTTGAAATACCGTAACGAGATGATCCGCATCCTTAAAGTGCGGATTCGTCCCCTGGCTGTTCGCTCTGGCGATGCCGGTATCCTCAAGGTCGACTGGACTGTCGCCAAACTCCTACAAGCAGCGCGGGACGCACTCGCGACTCACGCTGCCAGGAAGGACAACCCACACGGGGAGTCCATGGTCAGTATCGGTTCGTACTCCGCCCCTATGGTGGATGGGCTACTCACCACGAAGATCCCACGATCCATCGTACCGCTGTCTCACTACGGATGGCTTGATAGTCGGGCTGTTAACGTCGCGACTATCTGGACAAGCAGTGCGTTTCGTATTACCTGTAACAAGGTCGTACCGATCGTGATGTCTGGCGTTCCGTACAACGTTCCGATTGCTACGCTCGACTTGGCTTCGGCAGATCCATCGCCAGCCAACAAGACGTTCTACCTGTTCGTGAAGCTGCGGTTTGGTCAGGTACTGTACCAGGTGCGTACGGATTCTCCTCCTGAGTCCGCCACGATCATGTACATCGGCACCGTGGTCACTAACGGTACGGGCGTTGCGTCGATCACGGTGGCTCCTGTTGTCCGGATCAGCACCTTCCGTCCAAGCCTCATCCCGCGTGGTTCGGTCATCCCTGTATCGGCTGGTACTATCGATGCACCGACCAAACTCCCAGCTACCTGGAATCCTCTGTAAGGAAGAACAATGCCGCACCCAATCCCGGAAAGCCCCACCAACGTGCAGCACACCAACCCCTACGTCGGGGTGGACCGTGGTTTGATGATGTTGCGAGGTCGTTACACTGGCTTCGCTCGCATTCATGCCGCTCGATGGATCTGTAGTGGTCCACCAGGCGGTGTCAGCCGTCTTGAGTTCCAGGTGATGCGCTACGCTACCATGCCGACCACTCCAGCTCAGTACGCCGCAGGGACGATCCTGAAGGCACCTGACAATAGCGATTGGTTTGACTGCATCTCCAAAGGGGATTGCACCAAGCCGATCATGGTCGAGTATTACGCCAAGAACACCTTCCAGACGTACTACATGCTGGAAGACGACATCGAGATGCTCAGTGATGAGCAGAAGACGTCGATCGCGTTGCAGGCGTTGGAGTTCACCAAGACCATTGGTCGCAAGTACAACATCCGTGACATGGAGTTGGTGGCAGCATTCAATGCCAGCAGCACTACTCCGCTCACGCTCACGTCTCGGACCCTGGAGTTCTCCTACGGTCCAGACACTGCTCCAAAGGACGTTGTCCTCACCACGCTGGTAGAAGACGACCCAGTACGGGAAGTCATTCGCTACATCAAGTCCCAGCCTCAGTAAGGAGAGTTCCATGGCTACCACGCCAAACAAGACCATCCTCGAAACCCAGACCTGGCTCAAGCAATTGGGCTTCAATCCTGGGACTCCGGATGGCATCTGGGGTAACAACTCCGAGAAGGCGTATCAGGCCCTGCTGGCGAGTAACATCGTTAGCAATGACGCTGTCGATATCCCTTGGGGTAAGAAATTCACCGAGCAGGAGATCACCAAGCTGCGTCAGGTGGTTCGTAACCTCGGTTTACCACCGCATAACGTCCAGGACTTCATGGGCTGCATGGCGTGGGAGACTGGTGAGACTTTCAGTCCATCGATCAAGTCTCCTGTATCCACTGCAACCGGCTTGATCCAGTTCATGAAGAACACGGCTATCGGCCTGGGTACGACCGTCGAAGCTCTGGCCAAGATGTCTGTGGTCGAGCAACTGGGCTACGTGGAGAAACACTTCCTGCCTTACCGCAAGAAGATCCAGAACCTGGGCGACATCTATTTGGCCATCCTATGGCCAGCCGGTATCGGCAAGTCAGACGACACCGTGCTGTGGCAAGAAGGCGACAGTCAGTTCCTTCCGAACAAAGGCATCGACTTCAACGCTGATGGCAAGATCACCCGCTTGGAGTGCATCCAGAAAGTGCGCAACAAGTTGGTGAAAGGTTTCCTGCCTGGCAACGTTCGCAAGGCTGCGTAAACAAAAAAAAGAAAGCTAGAGACAGGAGCGTAAGCTCCTGTCTCTATGCTGTTAACGTAGTGTCACTACCGCGAACTGCCGAGCAACTTTACGGATGCGGTTCTTCGCACGCAGAGACTTGTTGTTGAAGATCTGCTGCGCCAGCTTATGCATACTCTTCTTCATGTGTGAGGATTTCACGCGACTTGGCGTGATGGCGTAGTTGAAGGTATCACCACAGAAGTCTGCGTTGAATGTGCGGCTCATTTGTCACTTTCCTTATTGAGTTGGTCGACGTAACTGTATTGAACGGGCTTACTCGCGTCGATGTCGAGAGGTTGGTTAGCGCGGCCAGTAAACCCATCGTTCTCCAACATGATCTTCATGTCGGGTGTGAGATCAAACACCTTCGGTTCGTGGACATTACCGTCTTTGTCTCGGTAAGTTACCGTGTTTGGATTGATCGCCCCTTCAACGTCCATGTCAGGCCAGGTGGCTGTGAGGTATTCGCGCAGTGTGGGGAAGTCGATGTACTCGTCATGCGCCACATAGGCCTGGATGCTGGTTTGTAGTACGTGGGACAAATGCTTGGTCTGGGTCTCTCGATCCGCCTGCATAACGAGCATGGCCAACTTCTGGGTGGTGACCTGGTAGAACCCGATGAGGCGCTTGAGGATATCCTCGATAGGCTCGCCAGCGACTTGTTCTTTATTCAACTGATCGCGCACCAGGGTGCAGATATTGAACATTGCGAGTGCTTCTTTATGCTGATGCCACATGACGATTCTCCAGATAAAAGAAAAGAGTGAGTGGCGGGGATTGCTCCCCGCCCTCTAGTACTTACGCAGCTTTGTTCAGGTGCCACTCGCTGATGCGAGCTTCCTTGTCGAAGCTGTTGTACTTGGCGCAGTCTTCGTTGAACTGCAAGATGGCGCCTTCGACGTCACCCTTGAAACGATCGATGCGAACGTTACCGCCGACGGACCACTCGGACAGATGCACTTTGCCCGCTTCGTCGATGTAGCATTTGTTGATGCAGAACAGGCTGTTGGTGTAGCCGATGAAGGCATGTTCCTTACCCTGTTCTTTGTAGATGCCGAACATCTGGGCTTTCGATTCGCCATCACGACCCTTGCGGTGATCGTCGATGAACATGCCACCATTGGCTTGCAGGGCGGCGATTACAGCTACAGCGGATTCATTGCGCGACATAAGCTTGTCCTCCACGGACTTTAGGTTGGGGAGACTCATGCCTCCCCGGATTGGTTTGTATTACAGAGCGAACGATTTGGTTTCGTTCAGGATCTTGTTCACCAGGAACACTGGAACCATGAAGCCGATTGGCATGTCCTCTTCGGCAAACCGCTCTTCCAACTCAGCCATGATACGCTCGACGTGAGTTTCTTCTTCCAGGTCGAGGTAGCCGTCGGTGATCTTGGTGCCGATGGACGAGTTATGGAAACGCTCGGCAGTCATGACGGCGAACTCCATTTGTTCAGCGTCCAGTTTGGATTCGTCGTACTTGGCCATGACCCGGATGCGGTCAACGATGAAGTTCATCTGAGCCAGGCATTCTTCCGACAGGCGGACCATCACTGTGCCATCGTTAACGATCTTGTTGCGCAGGGAAGCTTCGATTGCAGCGATAGCGATTTGAGTAGTCATGTTAATGTCCTCCACGGACTAAGTAATTGCGATTGATGAATCAGATGGTTGATTCATGACTACTATGTATGACTGAAATAAAGTTAACTGCAAAAAAAAAGAACAGATACCAGCAGGCGTAGTGCCTGCTGGTATCCTACCGCTATTCCTTTAGGTTCTGCAACAAGCCGACCAAGTACTTGATCATGCGCTGTCCATCTTCCCCATCCTCTGTCATGATCCGACAGGTGAGAGGTGCGTAGACCTTGCCACGACTCTTCATTTCGAAGTTCACCAGATGAGCGTGGAAGTTCATCCAGTTGTGCTCGCACGTCGTGTGAGCATTGGTATCGATCGTGACGATGATGTCACTACGGTGATGGTCATGTCCGATGTGCGTCTTGACAGACAAGTCCAACTGCATGCAGCCCATTGGACGTTTCGGACAATCGATGATCTCCCGACGATAATGCTGGAACACCGCCGGTTCAGGATGACCTTCTACAAAGTGCTTAGGCGCCAACGTATCGTTGATCTCGAGGATGAGATCTTGGATGCGTGCGTTATAATTGTTCATCTATCTACTCCCCCGTTAGCCAGGTAATAACCACGGCTGTTGATTTTCAGTTGTTTGACATGTCCAGAGGCGATTGCGTACTTGAGTACCTCATCGTCTACAGCTTCGTAGACCAGTTCAAGGTATCGGACATTCCGTCCACGTACGTCCATCTTGCCGATCAGCGCGTCTAACATCCGGCGCTTGAACATATACGCCAATGCGGCAGGTGGATCTAGCGCAAGGTCACCCAGCCAGAGATCACTAGTACCGCTCGGATACTCCAGCTCAGTGATGCGATCTAACTCAGCGATGAGTCTAGGACAGTGCCCTATGAAAGCGGCTTGTGTATCGAAGCCGCAATACATGGGTTATTCCTCTTCGATTTCAGCCTTGACTTGGAGAAGGCCTTTAGCGCGGATGGCTTTGAACAACAACAACTTACCTGTGTTGATATCCACGTTGTACCACACGGCCAGGTCTTCGACGTCGTCATTGAATTCAATCAACAAAGCCATCGCATCGCCCAGGGTTGGGTTCAACTCTTCGAGCTTATCGCCCAGGTCAGCCATGTGACCTAATGCGGCCTTACCGGTCCACTTATGGTAGTGGATTTCGTACAACGGGAACTCGTACTGATAACGGCCACCGCGGGTGGACCAGCCGATGATCATGGCATCGTAGCCATCTTTACGTTCAGACGCCCAGTAGAAGTTATTCGGCACGGTCAAAGAGGCTGTCACCTCATCCCACTTCTTACGGCTAGACAACTCGAAGCGGTCGCGGTTTTCGTGATAGAAACCGACGAAGTTTTCGAACGCCAGTGTTGTTACAGATTCCATAAAGCTTCCCCTTCAGTATTCGATTGTGATCAACCCATTCCAGGCTGTCGCATAAATCCCAGTGACCTTGTCACACTTCTCTGTCATGGACATGTACAACTCGGCGAGCACGCCATCGTCCACAACGCCTAGTAATGCATTGACGCAGATCGGTAAGCGAGCCTGGGTCTTGGCCATGGTGCCATCGTCCAACATCTGCTCGAGCTTATCCACAGCGTCTTGACCGCGAAAGATCAGGTAATTCATAGTCGGATCAATCGCGGTGCTGTTGACGTACATGTTGATGCCGTACCCATGCTTGACGCACAGATGGATACAGTTGTCCCCTTCGGTAATCTTGAACTCAAATCCTTGAGGTGTATCAGCTTCCAGCAACCGATCCCACAACCCCTTCTCTTTGAAGTCGATGTGATCCCGGTTAGCTTTGTAAAACTCCTCGAACGCTTTGAAGTCATTGCTTGTCTGTGCAGACATGATCGAACCCTCGAATTCTTATTAGTTGAGTTCAGATACCGCAGGTTAGCCTTTTGTTACGAGACCCGATGCAAACAGGTCATCAAGAGAAGGAGGAGGACCCCAGTTCTCAGGCACCACGAAGGGAGTCACGTCCACCACTGGGGATGGAATGAATTCCGGGATGTTGGCAGTGGGTTGGATGTTCCCAGAGAGTACAGCCAGGATGGTTGGCCGCTGATCCTTGAAGGACACCAGGTTGGCTTTCGTCCGGTCAGTCGGATGGAAGCGGACCATCAAGATGTTGCCGTATTGCTTGACGAACTCCAGGTCGAGCAACTCGTCCAGATGGTCAACCTCGCCACGGGCGTAATCGACCTCACCCACTCCAGCGCTGGAGTCAATGAAGTGTTGTGCATATTGCATTGGGCATTCCCCTTTATATCTTGAAATCAAAACTCGGTAGGTAAACAGGTATCTTCACCCGCCGAGTCGCTTTGACCATATCGGTCGTTCCTTTACCGCCTGGGAAGGCAACTACGCCATCCACACCTTCAATCGCCAACATGACTCTGTTGCGAATAGGTCCAGCGGATTTAGGGTACGTGTCCCAATCGGCAGGCTCTGTGTGATAAGGCACACCACGGTCAATGGCCCACTCACGCCCAATCCGATCCACGCCCCTAGCACCCCCTTCAATCAAGAGGGTGATCACCCGTTCACGATGAACGTGATCGAGTACCATGTAGATGAAATCACGGTCCGTGTAATCACGCCCGCCGGAGATTATAATCTTCACGAAGCTGGGTTGATGACATTGATGTCGACCACGGTTCGATCGGTGACGGCATCGCCTACCCGGTAACTGTAGGTACATCCGGTAATTTCATCGCCGTGGACCGCGTAGCTGAACAGCACGTCACAATGCAACAACTCCTCTGCGATGAACGCGTCAACCGCAGCCAACTCTTCTGGCTTGATTCGCCCCCGATGATCGGTAACGAACTCAGTCAGACGCTTAACGATCTGCTTATCGCGATTACTGTCCGACATGTCAAGCCCTCCGGAGATGATAATCTTCATGGCCTTTCAGTACTACCTCCGCAGTGTAAGGGTACCGCTCCCGCCATCGTTGACGCATCTCGATATCCATCGAGTCGTAGGCCCGACGCAGTACATTTGCACGATCGTCAGCGCGCTTCTTGTCAACCAGCCTGGGCATCAGGTAGGTTTCAACGTTGTACTTTTCAGTGGTGGCGTTTTCGTGTCCCCACCATACGCGGATCTTGCCTTTGAAGTCCTTACCGAAACGTTCCTTGAAGAGCGTGCCGAGGTTGCCGGCCTGGATCAACTTGATGCCAAAGCTACGGCGAGAGTTTTCACTGACGTGCACTTCGCCAGTGGCGATATCTTCAATGATGAAGATCGTCTTACGCAGTGCGGTTGCCGCTGGAGCGACCTCCATGTCTACCTGGCTGAAGACAACGTCCAGGATACTGACCCGATCATCACTCAGTTTTAACTCCATCGGTTTCCTGAAGGTTCCGTACAGGCCAGCCTGATTGATCTTACAAGAAACCTCATCCACTGTAAGGCTGGGCATTTGTTCATTAATAGCTTTCATCAGCTTTGGGTCCATCTTCCCTTCCCTCAATTGCTTTGGTTGTTAACGGTGTACGTGCGTCAGTTTACCGGTGGCGATGTTCACATGGACTTCATCACCGGGTGCCAGGTAACCGATATTCACCTCGTCTACTTTGAAGATGAAAATCACGTTACCCGCTTTGACGTGGATTTCTTTAGCGATGCCGTCACTACAGATGACCTTCCACCGACCTAACTCCATCTTCAGAGCCAGACCGATGAGAGGACGAAGCTCTGCGATGTTGTTAGCGCGCATCGCGTGGGTCTTTCGGGCGGAAATTCCGCTCGATGAAGTCTCTTGCCACATCGATGAACTCCTTTTCTTCGTCGGTAGGAACCATCTGTTCACGCATCCGGGTATTAACCGCATGACACTTCAGCCATTCTTGTTCGGTACCGCAGTGACCGCTACACATCGGCTCAATAGCGCCGGACATCAGATGACACCCTTCGATGTCTCGATCACCGGCAATGCCCGTACTGCGTACTTCCCAGGCGGCATTCAGTAGATCTTTTTCACCGATGAGGTAGACGATCTGACCCACAGAGAACTTCTTGTATACCTTCGCGGGTACTGCTACCTGCCACCAGCCTTGCATCAGGTCAAGCAAGGTCTTGGACCACTTACTGTAAACGTTACGCAGGATCTGGATATCCACCGCGTCCATATGGCGCTCGCAGTCGACGCGTTCCATGCGTACCTCTTCACGGCGACGGTCTTTACGATCTTCGACCGCCGGTTCGTTGTCGCCGGTACCGAGTGGAGGTTTCGTTGGTACGCCCCAGGTATTGAACAACGGAACCTTTAAACCGTGCCCGAAGTTCAACATGACGCCATGCGGTGCACTTTGACTCTCTGCGAAGTGTTCGATAGCCACCTCGCCGTTGATGCCGACATCCCAAGAGTCGAGGCTGATCTCATTCCCATCGAGGACGATCACCGGATTAGCGTTGCTACGATGTAGTTCCTGACGCACGTTGTACGAGAGGTACAGCTTCGTGAGGGCAGTGAGTTCAGCAGGGTTTATACGGAAGCTGCGGATGAAATCGTTGAATACTTCTTGACGCATGTGAAACTCCTTAATTGAGACCCAGGCCTTTATCGTGCAGAACGTTGGCGAGTTCGTTGATTTCGTGGTTGAGGATGTCATCAACCGACATGTGGCTTGTGTAGCCATCGGGTTTGTAGTAACCGTAACCGGCGAAGCCCTTAGCCTGGCAGACCATCCGACCACTGGCCAACTTGAGTGTGCGGATCGCATTGACGTCATCGACGAGTATCGTGGCACCATGGATCTCGATCGGATGTTTCTGGACGATCTCTTCAATCATCGAGAAGGCAGTGTGTGCTGCGGCGTATTCCGCATCCTCCTTCAATCGACCAGAGCAGGTCTTACCCGATTGAGATTCAAAGTACGCCGCCTGCTCGTGGCAATGGTTGGCATACTGCAAATGAGCCATTGACAGCATAGACGCTTTGGGTGCGGATACCGCAGGCGTCTCGACTTCAACATCTAACGGAATCCCGAAAGTGTTCAGATAACAATCGATAGCTGGGAATGCATAGCCAGGTAACGCACTGTACACCTTAGGTGTACCAGAGGGTTCAGCGATAGAGATGACGCCGTTACCGGTTTCAGCGCCAGTAGCGCCCTGACCATCATGCATCCTGACGAACTCTGTGATATCTGCCCAGTAACCAGCCTTGACTGCAAGGTCCACACGTTCTTGCGTAGTGAGTGTTCTTTTCAAAGACATGTCGGATCCCCTAACCCTTATTGAAGCCAAATTCATTCATGGCCATGCGCAGCACACGCTCAGGCGTGCCACCATTGGCGTAGCTTTGCAGAGCAGCTGACTTGAATGACTCGAAGTCATGCAGACGCACGTTGGTCACGATCCAGACTTGCTCTTCGTCATGGAGTGAGTTGAAGGCCGGAATCTCTTGACGCAGACGAGTAATCAAATCTACCGTCTGATTCCGTACAGCGGTCAACATGTGCTGATTACTTTGATGAAGAGCCGGATCTTGCGACTGTTGGATCCGCTTGAGTAAATCAACGCAACGAGCGCCAAAGTTAGGGAACCTGATTGCGAGTTTGGGATCGACCTTCAACAGATCTTCGAAGGTTTGCAGATCTTCATAAATCATGCAGTTAACGAAACGGGTAGGTACTTCTACACCTGAGCGTTCCAGAATGTCTCGCTTTAACGACTGTACCATGGTCACTCGTTGCAAAGTCATGCCATATCTCCTAAGCTTAGTGTATTCACTTGAATAATGTATCACTCGGAGAAGTTTGCGTAATAAAAGCCTCCCCCTCCTGAACACAGTTAAGAGCACTAGAGACACTCACTTCGTTCGTTGTCTACCACGTTCGTTTCGTTCGGCTACGCCTCACTACACTCACTTAGATAAAGCATTAAATTAGTTCATCTGATGACTACGCGTTGTAAAAATTTACGTCAACAAAATAGAGCAGGAGTGGGCCGAAACCCACTCCTCTCCAAAGGGACTTATGACTTCGGTTTAGTAGGCTCGCCAAGGTCGATCGTCAGATCATCCTTACCGTCCTTCTTACCTTTCTTGTCATCCTTGTCTTTATCGTCCTTCACTTCAGGCGCTTCACCCAGATCAAGCTTGAGATCCTCTTCCGTTACCTCAGGCTCAGGCTCCTCCTCAGGTACTTCAGGTTCTTCCAAGTTGATGTTGAGATCACCATCTTCAGCAGTAGGTTTCTCACCACCCTCTTCTTCCACACCTTCTTTCCCATCAACTGGAGGCTCATCCAGGTTAATGTTCAAGTCAGTATCGACGTCAGCTGGCTGCTCACCCTCAGGGGCCGCAGCAGCGTCGTCAGCAGGCGCAGCCGGTTCAACCGCATCAGCGGCAGGCTCAGCAGCGTCTGGCGTCTCAGCGCCTTCTGGAGCGTCCAGGTCGATAGCCAGATCCGCATCTGCCGAAGCAGGTTCAGCGCTAGCATCAGCTGTAGCATCGGTGGTCTCAGCAGTTGCATCTGCCGTAGCGTCAGCGTTGGTATCGGTGAGCGCATTGTCGTTGGTGTTAGCATCAACACCCGCTTCAGCATCACCCAGATCCATGTTGAGATCATCGCTACCATCACCGTTGACATCGCCACCTTCGGTACCATCACCCAATCCGTCAGTAGCACCAAACTCATCGTCAGGCTCTTCAGGGACATTACCGTTGGCCAGATCCTGACCACCGCCGTACATGTCTTCTTCAGCGTTAGGATCAACTGGCTCAGCGGTCAGCTCTTCCAGCATCTTCTGCGCCTTGTCCTGCTCATCCACGGTTTGAGCCGTAGACTTCTTACGCTTGACAGAGTCCTTAGCCACGCGCTTGGCGAAGCTACCCACGGACTTCATGACGGATTCGACGTGGTTAGACATCTCTTCGGTCAGGTCCATGATTGGGCTACCATCCTCAGCAGAACTGAAGACGTCCAACTCACGCAGGATACCGCGCTTACGCATCCATTGACGCAGAATCACGCCTTTCCAGGATTCCACAACAGTTGTCATGGCTTCCTTGATCTTGTCAGGCGCGTAGCCATCGAAGTATTCTTCACGGATGTAAGCTGGCAGAGCCTTGTCCAGTGTTTCGCTGAAGTTGTTGAACAGTTCCATCTGCTTGGTCAGGTTGTCGTTCTCAGGAGCCGGCAACTTAACAGTCAGGTTATTCAGGAACTCTTCCAGGAAGCCTTCAGGATCCTGTTTGTAGTCATCAGGCAGCAACTTAGCGTTCTGCTCGACGATCTCCATCAGCTCACCGATGAGGATACCCGAGTTGTACGTAAAGATACGCACGTAGTCGGTCAGCATCGGGTTGGTCTTACCCTGGATCACCATCACACGTTTTTGCAGCATCAGGCTGTTCTGCACAGCTGTCGTTGCAAACTCAGGCTGGTTGACGTTGTCCACCATTTCAGGCGTCAGGCCGAATACCCGCGTCAGGTCATCACGCAGCTGCTGTTGCAGGTCGTTATCGATCTGAGCGAAACTGGACTCACGCGGAGAGATGGAGGTCTTCACTTCAGGGAACCGAGGGTTACCCGTTACGTTGACCGAGAAGGACGACATCTGGAGTTGCTCAGCCAGACCCACAGTCGAACTGATCGCCATCGGGAACTGGTGATACGCCAGACCCAACGCTTCGTTTGCCATGAAGGTAGCAGTACCCAGTGGGTCACCGTCATCCTCAGGCAGCTCGATGTTGATGTCCTTACCAGGGATCGCGTTCTTGGTCGAACCAATCACGTTAGCCACGGTAACAGCGGCGCGCATAGCAGCGAGCGACTTGGCATCTTCCAGGATCGACTTACCGATACCAAACTCGTTGTACTCATAAGCCATGTAGATCATGAGCTCAGCAGGTACGTAGAGCATGGTGGTCAGTTGGTTCTTCATTGTCCGTGCAAACATCAGACGGTCAATGTGCTCGGTGTGAGTGAGCTCGAAGTCACCACCCATCATGCCAGTCCGGAAACGGGCTACGATGTCAGCATCCACCAGGTCAGCGTGCAAGTCAGCCAGACGATCGATCTGAGTGTCAGAGGCGTTGGCAATACCACCAACGATCGCTTCCTTCGACATCTGGATCAGTTCACCGGCCACACCGCCAGAGCTACCGGCGTTGTCAGTACCGCCACTGCTGCGACGGATGTCATCGTAGTAGTTCAGACGGCGACTGTAGCTGATCGGATAGCCGTTGGCATCCAGAAGGATAATGTACCCAACGTGGTTGGATTCATCACCAGGTACGCAGACCGGCATCACCGCTTCAGTGGAGAGGTGATACTCGAGTGGGTGACCTGCGTTACCCCCGCCAGCTTGTTTACCGCTAGGCACCACCTGGAGGCGGCTACGGCGCACTTGTTGTGGCTGACGATAGAACTTGTTGTAGATCGACGAGGCATCTGGCGCGTCTTTCTGATTGTCCGCTTTACGCTGACGTTTACGCGCTTCAAGCGATGGAGTGCCATAAGCATTTTCCATCACGCGACTGCGTTTCATCTTCTGGACAGCCGGAGTGCGCAACACGGCCATGTTGTCAGTCACGCGAATAGGCAGACTGAGCTTCTTCTCACCCCTCGTCGTCTTGATTGTATGATATTCAGCCATGGAGCCTTGGCGGATGCGACCGCTTGCGGACTCCATCGAAACGTATGCGTGACCGTCTACCGTCGGTACGCTAAGGCCGAAAATACCTTTGGGTTTGTACCACCCATCGACAAACTCACCACCGTACGAGCTGATGGATTCCATCGACGCATCGTCGTCACCCAGGACCAACCGGTCGAGTGTGGCTTCGGGGATGATGAGGATCGGGTGAGCACCAGACCAGATAAGGGCGTCGTCTACCCATTCGGCAACCTTGGTGTCCGTCTTCTTTATAGTGATAAAGAAGTCTTCAAGGTTCTTAACCAGAGGCGCCGTGAGGGCTGTATCACAGCCTTTCATGTCGTTGCCGAAGATCAGGGTTTGTTGCGAGAGATCCCCTGGTGACATGATGGCACTGATGAGGATTTCACGCGGAAGGTGAAGGTCCGGCATCGTCTGGAAGATGTTACGGATGTCCGTTGCATCACGCAGCGTACGGCGAAACACGCCAGACAACGGAGACAGATCCAGACGATCGGTGCCGCCACCTTTCTTATTGGCTCTGTCGACGGTAAGGCGTTTAATAACGTTCTTGTCCGTTTCAGACAAGTCACGGAACTGCTCAACTCGAGACTGTCCGCTAACCTCGTTAGTGTCCATTACTCCTCTCCTAGTCAGATCGGGGTTATAAAGAAATGAATGCCCATTACCGGCTCTATATCAAGAGCACATTGAAATTGGCGGCTACGCTCTTAATAAAGAGTGCGAGTACAGCTGATCTCCTCAACACCAAAGTGACCCAGTTAGGGTACAAGGTGGATCGAGACAATCCGTACACTTGGAAGTACTACCTCAACATGGCGGGTACGTACCACGAGTCGGATACCGACATGACGGTGGTTTCCCTGGACACCCAGGAAGAGATCCCATTCGACATTGTGACCTTAGCAGAGCACCGTGGTACGAAGCGCGAATACGCCTACGGTTCGGTCTATTATAAAGACCTGGTAGCCAGGTATCCTGACCAGCAAGCGCTGATCAACGGTATCCTGAACCCCATCGATATCGAGACCGCAGTTACGTCAGAAGACCATAAGATCTTGTGGCATGACAAAAAGGAAGTCGAGGAAGGTGAAGAGTACCTGATCCCACGGGTTCAGCGTTACATCGACATGTACTTCCTGCAACGCGATAACCGGGACTACGGTCTGTTCGAACCCTTCTACTATACGGGCTTGTTGGGTGTCCTCTACACGAAGCTTCCGCTGTGGATTGTCACGCTTCGTAAAGAGATGTGTAAAACCGATTACGTGCATACGTTCTACGTGCGCCAATACCTGACCTCGTTCAGTGCAGTCGGTAAAGAGTTCGACTACATGACGCGTAAGCTGCGTCTGTGGCTGTACCGCAACATCCGTTACCTCAACCGTAACCTGGGGCGTGAAGAGATCCTCAAGCTCACCACCGAGAAGGTGCTGACGGATCGTGGTTTCAACCTGTCCGGCTTTAAGCTGAGTCATGTGTATGACAAAACCACCACGACGCTCAAGCCTGTGGTTGAGCTCCAGCAGGAAACCCTCAACGGGATCGAACCTGCTAACGGCGCTACCGATAAATCCGTGGGCGAGATCCTCGACATGGAAGACGGGATCGCCAGGGGTAACACGCCATACCGGGACGACCATGAGATCGACGTTACCAAGCGATCGGTTCATGCCAAGACCAGTACCCACATCACCAAGGTCCTGGACTCCAACGTTCTTGACCGTGCTGACGCGGACCCGTTCACCCTGACTGACGTCTTGTTGAACCACTGGCTGTACTTGTCGCACTTCGGTCGCTACAACACCGTAATGTCGATCACCAACCCGAGTAACGGGGATACGTTTAAGCTGACGGCCAAGAACGCCTTCATCTTCTACATCTATGCGTACAACAAGGCTATCGGGATCACACTCGATAAGGTGCCGGTTCTGTCGGCCAACCGTGTTCGTCGTATGCCGTTGCCGACGTTTACAGAGCTCAGGAAGTTCGCTGAACCTAAACGTGTGCCAGACTATGCCATCCATCACCTGTTGACGGACCAGGCACCTATCACGCGTTACGTCTCGGTGGAAGCTTTCCGGGAACTCTGTGTCGACATCCACCGCAAGATGTTGGACCACCGTAAGTTCCGTTGCTACTACCAGGACTGGCGAGCGGAAGGTCAACTGCACACTGTGGTGGATCGGTTCTACCAGGACATCCGGATCGACCTGGCGAAGGAGCAGTCCTACGACTCCTGGCTCAACGAGATGGGGATCGACACTGCCACCATGGGACGTGTTGAATATCAGCTGATGTATAGCACGATCTTCAACTCGATTACCGGTGCTGACCTCAGTAACGTGAACAGCGTTCGTCAGATCCATGCTTCGATGATCCGCATCATGCAGGCGCTTTCGTCCTACTCGGTGCAGTTCATCAAGACGATCAACGACAACCCTGTCAAGATCGTGGACGGGAAGTTCCCTAAGCAGTCGATTCCGAAACTGGATGAAACCGAACACAAGTTGATCGACATCGACCCACCCACTATCCTGGACGTCGATTCGTATGAGCGCCGGCATGACAAGATCAAGGCCAACGTTGGAGTGGACTTCCGCTCTACCCTGGACATGGTCACCGGTAAAATCCCGGTCGTCGCAAACATCAAACTGTTAGGTCGGGGAACACTCGTTACCCGCATGGACTTCGCCCTACCGACTCTCAAGCTGATCCCCGAGGCTGTCACCGACATCTCTGGCGATCGGACACTCACGCTCGATTACCTTGAGCCTGAGCGGATGAGTTACGCGGACCTCTTCATTGGGTCTTCGTTCCCCATCATGACGGGTGGGTATGATGTCCTGACTGACACTCGACGGAAGATGTTCCTCGGACTTTAACAGTCTTTTACTTGAGGCGAATAATGAGTACGCCAGAATCCCTTCTCAAGATGGACTCTTTGGAAGCGGTTAAGCAGATCCTTCTGGATAATCTGCCATCCTGGGTAAATAAAGAATGGCTCGTCATTGAGAACATTCGCCCAAAGGGTGTACCGACTTCCAAAGATGCTCTGGCGGAAATGACGTTCAGCAGCTTCTACGCGCCACCTGCAATCAGTGCCAAGTTCAAGGACCCTCTAACCTTCCAGTTCAAACGTCTTAACCTGACCGAGTTTCTAACGGGGGTGGACAAGACGGTGAAGTTCAAGGGGTCCGTGAGCTCGGTCGACATCCTCAGTCGATTGTTAGCGAAGCACGATATACCGGTCAGTGCGGACGACGTGACATTGTTCACGACTGAAACCGCCGGTAGCTACGTCATCTCTGCCCCGGAAACCTCACCTCGTTGGGTGGGGTCGGTTGCGTTACAACTGATTCGTGAAGCTTACCTCCTCAAAGAGTTCTTCTCGAACACAGCGATCTTTATTCCATTCTCGACGGGTTTCCGCTCAGACGACTTCTTAAAGGTCTTGTTGAAAGCGATAGAGAACCACAACTCGTCGTACGAAGAACCCTACCAGCTTCGGCCGGAGGATTTCCGCATTACCTCTGGGCCTACCGTTATCTCTCCGGATGACAACGGCCTGAACACCAAGATTACACTGACAGGCGTCGGCGGTGATTTCACCGGGTCGATGGACTTCACGTATCAGCGCAAATCCTACACCCCAACCTACCGCCATGCGGTCAGGGTAGCAACAGGTGGTGTGGTGACCAGGGCTAAGGTACTGGATGCCATCAACTTCAAGTTCGATACGGGCTTGGTCGAAAGCGACATCTCCAACTGGGCAACACTCCCAAGTACTCTGGTGGAGAAAGGCATTTACCGCCTGACTACCACGCCGAACTCCTTGACCACCGTCGGCGACATCTACGTCGAACTGGTTATCTGGGATGAGTCGAACCAGATTGACTTGGCGACTGAAGTCTTCGACAACGTCTTGGACGGTTTCGTCCTGAAGTTCGGTTGCAAGATGCCGCTGGAGTTGCTCGCGCCTAAGCTGGATGGATTTGTTCCTCCATTCCCAGCGCCGGATATCAGGACCTGCACCAGTAAGCCTTACCTTGATGGATTCACATCCGTTAAGAAGATGCCTATCGGTGAGTTCACTCGCACGCCGTTCATTATGGGCTTTGAGTCCATTAAGAAACTGCCAATCGGCGAATGGACACCTGAACCTTATCTGGACGGATTCACCTCCGAAAAGCACCGACCGCTGTCGGATGAGTTCCATCTGCCGAAACAGGATGGTTTCGATAGCGATAAGCGCAAGCTTATCTCTGAAGCATTTCAGGGATCGCAACACGGATTTGAATCTGACAAGCGCAGGCCACTCTCGCAGGTACTGGAGATCACCCAGCTTGACGGGTGGACGTCTAACCTCACCCGCAGACTGTCGCAGACTTTACACACCACCGCTCAGGAAGGCTTCGAGTCTGACAAGAAGAAGCTGCTCGAGAATGACCTCCCGGTCACTCAGCAAGACGGGTTTGACAGCGACAAGTTGAAACTGTTACCTGAGGTCATTGATGTACGGACCTTGGACGGCTACGAGTCCGATAAGCGTCACCTGCTCTCTGAGGAGATCGTTGATCGCGCACTCAATGGCTACGACAGTGACAAACTGAAACTCCTACCTGAAGTAGTTGATACTCCAGCCCTGGATGGGTTCGAATCAGACAAGCGCTACCTGCTGCCTGAATTGATCGAGACACCGGCGTTGGATGGCTACGACAGCGATAAGTTGAAGTTGCTGTCTGAAGAGGTTGAAACGCTTGATGGCTTCGAAGGTAAAACCAAGCACCGTCTGACTGAGGCGCTCTGGAAACCTAAGCTGGATGGTTTTGAAACCGTTCACCTGAAGAAGAAGCTTTCTGAAGTTGTCCTGCCTAGACTCGACGGCTTTGAAGGCAAACCACCAGGCGGCGTAGACTTGAAGGACGTCATCTTCGTTAAGACGCCTAACGGTCTGAGCTATCCTCCTCCACCCACTCCTGAACCGTAACAGGACGATGACCGATGAACAAGATGGACACTATCAGTGAAGTGCCCTTCCATCGCATCGAACGCTATGTCAAGTACCCTCCGGTGGAGGGTTTCTTGATCATGGTGAATGACGCCTTTAACTTGCGTCTACGACCGGAGTTTGCAAAAGCTACGGTCATCGAAAGCGATGGTGTGAATGCCGTTGCCCTGATTGAAACGTTTGACTCCACCAGTGAATCAGTAGCCCGTGTCCATACGGGCTCCCTCACGGTGCGATACAAGCGCCTTCAGATGAGTGAGTGGTTCACAGCCACCAAACTCAAGGTAGTGGCCCCAACTAACTCGTCAGTTATCCTGAGCACCCTGCGATCCAACGATAGCTTCTATTTGACTGCCGACGACGTGGTCGAAGATAACTTGCTTGAGCGAGTGTCGACGATCCAGGCAGCTCCGCTCTCGTTGTTCTGGACAGGCTCGTTCCAGGTTGAACTGTCGTAATTCAGAGATCAGATTGATGAGTAACTGCGCTTCCCCTCTGAATCGTTTCAATAAGTCCAGCAAGCAATTGCTGGTTGAGATGATCAACACGTTCAACGGAACCCAGTTGGCTGCCGATCAGTTGGTCTTCAGTGATCCTGAAGCTCTCGACAGTGAAGGCAAGACTGAAGTCAAGTTGATGTTCCGCACTGACCTGGGTTGGTCTGACGAACAACGCCCGATGACTTACTACCGCATCGAGGCTAATCGCCACGCGGATTTGAGTCGTCTGGTGATCAATGCCACTGACCTGGCTGATGATGCAGCGTTGCTCCAGGCGATCTTCGATCAATGTGGCGTGATGCTAGAACCTGGACACATCCAGATCCAGGAGATCTACGGTGGGTTGGATGCAGATCAGTCTGACATCACCACCCGCATGACTCAACCGTACCTCACTGGCTTTAATAAGGTCACTGAGCCTGCGTTTGCACCCGATCCTGATCTGGACCGTAACTTCAAGATCACCTTTGACGACCACTTGGTCTTCTTCGGTTATCTGCATGTGTTGGTCCGCCCTGCGCTTGCGTTGCTGAATACCACCATCGCTCGCCGCATGGATTTCCGTGACTTCTATAAGGATGGTGCGGTAGGTCGTCCTCCTATCGATCTGTACCTTCCTCAGGGTCGTCTGTTCATTGCTGAGTTCATCAAGACCCCGTTGGGTGATGCCAAGAAGACCGCAGCCTATCTCTATGAACAGAAGTCCGGTCCGATCGTCGACGTAGCCAACCGCCTTACAGGCGTCTTGTTTGCGCTGACGGGTGACCTCTGGCACTACACGCCAGACACTGCATCGGATTTCAATTTTTACAACAGTACCATCCTCTATAACGGGCTGGTCACTCCTGAATACAGTGCTGACGACAGCCGTTACAGTTACGTCTTGGTTATCGAACTCGGTGACCTGTGTCGGAATCTGAGTGGCATACTGCGGATCGGTTACCGGTACTCATCTCCGGCTACACCGACTAACCAGCAGTTCAACCCGTCGTCTGTCACGCCACTCTTCCAACATTGAGGTTGATCCGTGAACACTATCCAATCCACCCTGTATGGTGCCAAAACTCTGGTCCACCTCCTCCTGGGTCACACGCCTGTCATTCCATCGCGTACCACCTTCAACGAACGCCTGGGTATCCAGGACGCTGCTCGTCCAACGAACGGTGAGAAGGTCTACCTCGGCATCATGACCGTGGGTAACAAAGGCCACCGCGCTGTAGCAGGCGATGGCGGTATCGCACTGACTTCCGTGATCGACCACCTGGCCAACCACGCGTCGACCTACAACCCGGTACCTTTCGCACTGCGTCGTATCGACGATGACTTGCCTAAGGTGCTGCGCGACAAGTACGCGTTGCGTAAGGAAATGATGGTCAGTGGCGTGAACTACTACGCCTACTACGGCATGCGCATGGACATCGATCCAGCTGACGTGACCGTGGTGATGAAGAAGATCACCGTGGAGAATGGCCAGACCACTGAAGCGGTCTTCATTCCTTCTACTGCTGACCTCTACCCAGAGCCGGTTGAATTGCCAGTAAAAGGCGCAGTGTCCACCACTGACGTCAGCCTGTCGGTTAGCTGCGTGATCCGCGTGCGTCTCGATGAAGTGGCTATCGAAGAATTCATCAACGCCGCCAAGATCATGCACAACGGTGATGAGCGTTACGCCATCATGTCGGAGTTCGCACTCTGCACAGCCGCTGACCGCACCGTCTCTGTCCCAAGTACTTCCGGCTCGATTAACTTCCTGGAAGCAATCGGATGTCAGGCCTACAGCTACTCGATGGACCACAAGGCACTGTACTACAACAGCCAAGAGCTGACGTTGGACTTTGACCTGGGTAACCAACTGCCGCTGCTGGGTACTGCTTCGATTCCTACCCTGAACGTTATTCCGTAGTTCGCGCATAGGAGGCCACTGGGGCTTAAACCCCAGTGGCATTGTGTATGTTCATAAATTTCGATGCTGATGATTCATGGAAGTTCCGAGTTCTAGGTATCGACAACGGCACTAACACTGTCGGCATCGTTATCTTGGAGCATGATATCCGTACGGGTATCAGTTTGGTCACACGCGCTGAGACGTTCAAGGCGGACCGTACGTCAGGTTACTTGTACCCTGACATGAATTTTTACGAGGATACGCTTGTAGCGCGCCTCAAGACGATTCAGCGGTATATGAGGACGGTGCTCGAGGACGAAGATCCTGACTCTGTGGCAATTGAGACACCATTTGCCCGTCGCGCATTCGTGAGTAGCTACAAAGCGTTATCCATGTCGCTTGATTATATCCAGACAGCTGTGTATGATTATCGACCTGGCTTAGAGTTCGTCGGGATTTCTCCTTATACAGCCAAGGCCGCTGTAATCCCGAAAGGGAGTAACTTTAAAACGGAGAAAGATTACATCCGTGACTGTATCCTTGCAGATCCCACGATTGTCGCAGTGGACGGTATCAACTTGAGGACTCTGGATGAGCACTCGATTGACGCCATTGCTGTGGCTAGGGCCGTGGCTTTGCGGGAGAATCTGGGTCCACGTCACATGTGGTTCAGTTCGCAATACCCCGACGGCATAGATCTGATGAGGGCGGACTAACGCCTCACACGCAAGAAGGGGTCTCCTGGATGAAAATCGAAGATGCTTTAATTTTGATGGGCAGGAACCCGGCGGTGGACTTCCCTTGGGAAGAAGCGTTGATTGGATTGGTCAACAGCTTCCTGAATGTGGATGCTCAGTTGGACCCCCGCACCGCAACGGCGATGGAAATTAAGTCGGCCTTGTCGACTTTAGACGCCGTGACGCAACAGATGGTTTTGGTTACATCTGTGGGAGGACAAGTATCCTTGATGTCTGATCAGCCGGTATCCGATGCCGCTGTTAAGACGGACAAGACGCGCAAACACTTCGCAGCATTCATGGGCTTTGGTGCTACAGTCTGCGTGGTTGCTCTCATCCTGGCCAGTGGCGTGGGAAGTGGAGTCAACACGGAAGCAGTACTGGAGATCACTAAATTGATCGTTGAGATCATGAAGATGTTGTCACCAGTTCCTACGACATAGCAGCACAGACACCTACTGGGCGCAAACCCAGTAGGTGTCTTTATGCCGTTTAGATCAACTCGTTGTCCGAGCGGAAGTATTTGGCGTACAGCTTGCCAATCTTGTCGCGCAGCTCTGCATCTTCCTTCTTCGCTTCCGGAGTCACGATGATGATCTCCTCGCACTCGAAAGGAATGTCTTCTGGACGGATCGCGGTGCCGGGTTGAACCTCAGCATCGATCTTGGTCCATTCCACCAACTCACCTTTCTTATTGCGGAACACGTCCACTTCATAGACGATGTCAGTCGCAATGGATTCCAGGTGATGAGGAACGTTGTAGCGGATCTTCTTCAAGCCCTGGTCAGCGGCCATGCGGAACTGTTCGAACTGATCGCGACAGGAGTCGTGTTCAACTTCCTTACGACCCAGTTCGCCACCGTCTGTCTTGGAGCAGAACACGTAGCCAGGCTCCTCGTCCATCCGCTGCGTCATACGGACGCGAGTCGACATGCTGGCAGCATTCTTATCAGTCTTGGGGATGAAGCAGCCCCACTGCTCTTGTAGTTCGTGAGAGGAAGCCTTTGCCGCTACCTCATCAGGGTTCTTGAGCCGAACGTAGATTTCGATCTCGTACTCGTGACCAGAGGCTTCATTGGACACTTCAGATTGCTCGAAGCGATGAAAAGCCAACTGTTCGATCAGACATTCCTTCATAGCCACTCCTTGAACAAAAAAAGAAAGTACCAGCGAGGCCCCCGTAGGGACCTCTGTGGATTAGACAAACGTTTGTGTAAGCTGTTAGGGGTTAATGGGAGTAATGACTCGATCGACACTTCGCAGGGTAGAAGATCGAGTCACTGGTTTACTTGACGACTGCCAAGATGAAGTTTTCCTTACGAGCGGCAAACGGAATCAGTTCCAGGATGGCGCCGTCGTTGGTGTTCAGGTACACACGAGTGGCACCAGCGCTTGGCGCTTTGTCGTCCAGCTTGCTGTACAGACCGCGTACGACGGTGTTCAGAGCTGCATCGGCCTGAGCCGTGATGCTGGCACCGGTTTCCATTTCCAGCAGCTGCTTGCCCAGACCCAGAGCGTCCAGAGTCGAGTCCAGGGCGACGATTGCAGTCGAATCCAGGAACACTACGCACGGAGCTTCTTGGCCTTCTGGCAGTTCAGTGAACGCCGACAGATCGTCACGGCCAGCGATAGCGCAGGCCATTGGGATGATGTACGAAGTGCGCTGAGCAAAGTCGGAAGCAAAGCCTTCGCCTTTGGTGCCTTCCAGGTGCTTGATCAGTTTCTCCCAGTCGTTGGCGAACGACATGGCTTTCACCGAGTTGTGCTGGAACTGGAAGCGAACGGCACGCAGGACCAGGTCCGAGAAGCGCTTGTTCAGTTCATTCCAGATGGTGACGTCGAAGTCACCCTTCAGATCACGCAGGGATTGCGCAGCAGCCGACAGGTTGTTGGAGCCGTAGATACGCTGGATCAGCGCTTCCTGCTCCCAGGAGGTGGCGATCAGCGCCGTGTGACGGTAGCAGATGTTCAGACGCTGAGCGTCCTTACCAGCAACCATCTTCACGCGGGTGTTGAACACCAGACCGTTGAGGGTTTCGCCCAGAGGAGCACCGTTCTCGCCGATCTCGAACTGGTTGCGATCGAGATTGCCCAGGGATTCCTGGAGATTGGTGACAACCGGTTTTACATCAACCTGATTCAGGTCGTCATCACCAGCGGCAGGTTTGGCGCCCGACAGGGAAACGGCCGGAGTAGCCCGACGGTTAGTCGAGTGGTAGCGCTCAGGTTGCTGCATGCCTTCATGAGCCAGGTAACGGTTGTCATCATTCACTTTAACGAGCTCCTCACGGACTTTGCCGTCTACATTCTTTACGTGGTATTTGATTTGGGTACGGACATCGTACAGCTTCGGTACGCTGGCCAGTGGGTTTTGATAGTCGAACGGAATAGCCCAACCCGACTTGGAAGCAACTTTCCAGTGCTCGCCATCTTGCAGGAACTCGTCATGCGGACGAGCCTTGGTGTAATCCGGACCTTCCAACACTGGACGGGATTCCACCGGTGCCAGAGGAGAGTCAGCGATCAGCGGCTTGGCGGCGGCTGGACGACGAACTTCTTCCACCTGACGGGATGCTTCTTCACGATCATCGGTATCCCGCGCATCACGCGCAGCTTCTGCCCAATGATCGCCAGCAGCGACTTTGGTACGAGCGGCCTTCTGATTACGCCAGCCACCACCGCCACCGCCACTGGTACGACCCAGGTTCTCGGTGCTGCGACTGCGTTCCTGACGGCCACCACGGCTATAGCCAGAACCACCACGCTCGTCACGACCACCGCGGTCACCTCGACCGCCACGGTCACCACGTCCACCGCCGCGGCTACGACCGCCCAACAGGTCCTTGTACAGCTTGACCATGTCTTCCATTTCGGCATAGGTGCGATTGTCCAGCTCGTCAGCAGTGCGGCGATTGCTCAGCACACTGTTGGCGAAGTGACCATCGACCACGTCCTGTACCGCTTTCGGAAGGAAGTCTTCCAGGCGATCGTTGGAACGCGCGTATTCTTCTTCGATGTTGCGGAAGCCGTCGAACATCGAATCGATCAACGCTTCGAAGTCGCGGTTAGCGTAGTTGTTCTTGCCGAGGATCTCGGCATAACGCACACGCAGTTCACTTGCACCGCGCTCATCAGCGCGTTCGTCAATGTAGCGTACTGCTTCGTCAGCAATGCCATCCCAAAGGGCTTGTTCGTCGCGGGTCATAGCCATGTTAGTTGCGCTCCAGTTTCAATTCGATTAATTGCGGTGAATATGTTCGCCGATGTACTCAATCACCCCACGCATGTGAGGCTTCTTCAGAAGAGTCATCTTCGAGTCCAGCCATGCGGTAGGGTTGATGGTATTCCGAGCCAGTGGACTGTTGCGGGGCAGTACCAAGCTGTTGCCACATTCTGCCGTAGATTCGTGCAGGTGCGACATCGGATCGTGAACGTTCACATTCTGACTCTTGCCACTGGTGCCAGTGTGTGCCTGCATTACCAGACGGCTGGTGACCTTGAAGAACATGTTGTCGCTCGGTGAGGAGACCGAGGAGACGTATGCCTTCGTAGCGGTGTTACGTAATTCATGGATCTTTTCAGGAATGAAATACTTCCCGAGGAGTTTGTTGTAATCCTCCTTGGTCAGTTTGCGCTTGCGGTTCTTGGTAATCTCGAACACACAACGGAAGATCTGTTCAAAGATATCCCGCAGCACGTAGTTGGCTGTCATCAGCCGTTTACCGTACATGCTCGCGATGTCAGTCCCTTTGCGCTGGATGATGTCATCCATGTGCTCTTGGATGTGAGAGCACAGTTGGTAGATGTCATCGAACTCCAGTTCCTCTTCATCCAGGAGCGTACGGCGGACTTCAACGTCCACGTAGTCATCCAGGCTGTTGAGGTGAGAATCAACGTTCTCCACCAACTTACCGTAGCCCAGCTGATCCCCGAAGAGAACATACGCCAGCCACAGCTTCCAGGTGAATGGGTCAGCCAGTTCCTTGCGTTCAGTCACTTCAGGGAAGTGGTCAACCATGTAGAAGAACCCAGCCGCAAGACCCTCGACCAGGTGCTGCTTGCCAGCCATTTGAGCTTTGTCGAATACCAACACCACAGGCGATGCATTCATCGCGTAGTTATGGATCTTCTTCAATGTAGAAGGAGCAACCTTCCGACTGCGGATGAACGTGTATTTCTCCGGGTCCATCGGGGACTCTGCCAATTCCGCCTCAGTCGTGATGTGGACATCACAGTGACCAAAGCGTTTGAAGGCTTCCTCTGGGCCGTACTTACAGAACAGGTAATGAGGGATGGTCGTAATCACCCGCCCTACGTGAATCACATCGCTGCCGTGTTTACGGTCGCGATTACCGGCTCTATGGTGCAGCTTGGAGTGAACGACATACTTGGAGACTTTCTCCCCGTTGATGTCGATCGTGTAAATGATCCGCTTGAAGTTGACTGGCGCGCGGTTCATCCGGATGAAGACATAATCTTCACCCACCGAGAAGCCTGGATCTGCGAGCACAGGACTGATAGCAAACTGCTTACCCGCGATCTTGATGAATCCGCCCTTGCGAACATAAGGGAGGAAGAAGTAACGGTCCTTCAGCGGAAGCCCTTCAAACGCAAACTCATACTTGCACAGCACTACATCGCTTGGCGCAAGGTCCACCGACGACTCCCCACGTCGTTTAATAGAAGCCATTACCAAATAGGCTTCCTGTGGCGGACAAATAGACGACCCCAGGTATTCGAAATCTTGAGGGAAGCTACGTCTGGCACACCCAATCAGGCGATCGACTTCGCCCTTAGCGTCCTGTAACCCGCTATATGCCATGCCGTCCAAGATCCGTTGATCAAAGACTGGTTTCCCCTCTTGCATTTCGTCGAAAAGTTCAATGTCCATCCGCGAGATCCCGCATTATTACTAAGCCAATTTAAGTCGACTCAACCCTAAAAACGTACCGAGGATTGCCAAGCCCCCAGTGAGGACCTTGATCCATTCATACGTGTTCTTGATCTCATCCCTTGCTGCGTCTTGCAAAGCTTTGTCCCGCTCCCGCTCGTATTTCTCCCTAGCGAGGGCAGAATCCTGGTCTAACTTCTCGCGCTCTCGCTGCCACTTCTCTCGTTGGAATGCGAACTCTTCATCATTCTTCTCTCGCTCCCGGTTGTATTTGACGTTACCGCTCTCGCGATCACGCTCCGTGTTGGTATTTTCTATTTCACGCTTTAGCAGCGTGTTTTGTGTATCTGTTTCTTTGATGCGCATCTGTAGCTCGGCGATCCTGGCCTCAGACTGAAGCTTTAGATCACCCATGGCCCTGGCTTCCTCCACCGTATCAGCTACCCCAAACTTCCTGGCAGCATCAGTAAAGGACATAAGTTCACGGATATACCGTTTACCAGGTTCTAGGTTCTTGTTGATCTCATCTGCTGAACGATTGCGTGTCACAATGAATCCGCAGTGAGGCGAGCCAGGTTTATGTTGGACCGGGACATGGTAGACTTCGTCGCCGATGTACAGATATTTGTCTTTGTAACGTTGGTGGATGGAGTTGTCGATTGCCTCGATGGCATAAATCAGCGCATCAGCGCCACAGCTGTTGATGAGTTTGACGGATTGGTCTCCACCGTCACGGAATCGCGACAATGGGCTAGATGGATGCTCGGTCTCGATACGAGTGGCGAACATAAGGAGTAAATCGAGATCAGGTTGATAGATTGCGTCGTTACGCGAACGCAGCAACTCCTCATCTATAAAGATACGCATAGATGGTGAAGAATTACTACTATTCTTCAGAAAGAGGTAAAGGGCTTCTTCTGCGTTACGGCAGAACTCATTGATGGCGCTATAGCGCGAATACTGTTCCATTAAGGCCCGGATCTGTTCCACTCCCGCTTTCCAGACCACCTCAATACAAATGACGCCTTCTACCTTGCCACGGCCCTGCTTGATTTCAACCAGAGTACCCAGTCGGTCTTTGACATATACTGACCGGCCCGTGAGGTTGGTGATGGTGTATGTCAATCCGTAATTGAGGTACTGGTTGGTGATCACGATTGGTCCAGCGTTTTCGTTGTTACGAAATACCACGCCAGATGAACCGTTGCCTTTGGCCTGTCGCTTGGAGATTCCCATATCCATAGTTAGTTGCCTGCCTTAAAGAATTACATCGAGTTCATTGAATCTACCCTGCATCACGATAATGTATTGCTATAAAAGCATAGACAGCATAAAAGCCCCTGGGAGTGAACCCAGGGGCTTTTATGCATTTGACACTTACGCTACCCTAGGCAGCGGTACCGTTCCAAGGTTCTGGATCGGCGCCACGTTTTTAAGGAGTAACTTCAGTGTTTTCCACACGAAAAGGCAGCGACTCTTCGAGCAGCTCGTCCACACCGTCTACTTCGATCATGACAACGATCGGCAGCAGGTTGTAGTGTTGGAAGCGCGGCTGAACAACGGCTTCTTGACGAGGCGCGTTGTCACGGGTAACCGACAGAGTCGATACCAGAGTAGGAGTCAGCAGCATTACGCCGGAGCTCAGTGGGTCGATGCCGTCGCCTTCACGAACCAGCGTCATGTAGATACGCTTGTCCAGACGTGCGTCGACGTCGCTTTCCAGCTGGAACGGCAGGCCAGCACCCAGAGTACGGCTGTCGCCGGACACGGTCATGAAGCGCTCGATCTTCTTGCTGGTGACCAGGGCAACTTTCCATGCCTTGGAGATTTCACCGCCATCTACGTAACGGCAGGCGTTTTCGTAGTTGGTGCGCTGTTGGATATCGAACGATACCGAACGGATTACGTTCAGCAGAACTTCTTGGCCGTTCTTGATGTTGTCGACGGTGTTGGTGCTCTGAGCATTGCCCTTCACGTTGACCTTCAAGGTCTGGACGTAAGGGTTGATCAGGTAGCGACCGATACCTTCGATCGGCATGGCGTTTTCTTCGAAGTCACCGATGGTGAGCTCGCCGCGCAGGCCGCCGGTCAGACGCATCAGACGCTCGTGGTAGCCGATCATCGAACCAACAGCTTCGTTGTTGATGTACGCGCCTACAGCGAAGGTCAGCCAGTCCATTACGGTCTGGTCGCGATCTTCCGACACTGGGTACGGAACGAAGAACGGGGAACGAACGCGAGTCATCAGACGTTCTTTCACCGAACGGACGTTCAGCAGCAGACCCAGGTGACGATGGTTGGAGTTGGTCAGACGAGCGTCTGGCCACCAGCCTTCGGTCTTCAGGCCAGCCAGGCCGGTAACGATGGACGCGCCAACGGTGCCAGTCAGGGAGATCTGCTCGCCAGCTTTGTTGGTGATCGACATCACTTCCAGGCTAGCTGGGTTGATGTTGACAGTACCACGCTCAACGTCGGCAGTACCGTTCAGGGTAGTGCGCAGACGAACGCTGTATTCGCCGGTGGCGATGATGTCGAACACTGGATCGGTCAGTGCGTCGCCAGCGTAGTCGACGGTATCCTTGTTGATCACCAGGGTGGTCAGCGGGAAGTCGAGCTTCAGAGCGCGGTTGCCTTGCTCTGGGCCTTTGTAGAAGCGGGAGAACGGCAGGCCGCGGGTATCCCAGCGAATGGTGTCGCCGCCCAGGGTCACGAACACGGATTCGATACCGATGTTGCGATCCAGTGCTTCGGTGTAGTCAGCTTGACCAACACGGCTCACTGCGTCAGTTTGACCGACGCCGAACAGGTTGATGGTCTTGCCCACTTGCAGAGCCGAAGTCAGAACGGTACGACGACCGGACTTGTATTCGAACGGGGTAACGACGGAGGTCGGAACGAACATCGCAGCGGTTTGACCGTTGTGGCCAGGAACCAGCTGAGTGCAGTTGTCGTTCAGAACCTGGTAGTCGATGTGCGAGTCGATCACACGGCGCAGGCCGAAGTCGGATTCGCTACCGTCGTTGGCGTGGCGCAGAGTGTTCTGCACGTACAGGTTCGGCACTTCCACTTCCACGGTACCTTGCTCTGGGGTCAGAGGGATGGTACGGTAGATCATTTCCATCGCCGGGCCTTGGCGGGAAATTTTGTAGTTCAGACCGATCGAGATCGACAGGTGGTCGGTCAGGTTCTGGTTGTCGAACGACTCGGTGGAGTAGACGCTGTCGTATTCCAGGCCGTAGGCTTGGGCGGACGGCAGGCCATCGCTGTGAGCGGCGCTTTCGGTGGAAACCATGCGCAGGTAGTCCGGAGCAGCACGGCCCAGGGATGCGATCATGGAAGCTACGGCCATGCCGTTAGGGTTGCGGAAGTCGCCGGCAGTTTGACCTGGTTCCAGGACGCTGTGCAGGGTATCGGCAACGGACGACAGATCGAAGGATTCGAAGCTGCCATCTTTAAGAGCTTTGGCAACGTCCATCGATTCAACGCTATACATAGCGCTGTTTTGTTGGGCCGCTTTCAGGTCGGCAATGTTTACACCGGTCGCGCCAGCGAAGCGGTTCTTACGTTTCAGCGAGAGAACACTCATGGAAAAACTCCAAACGTTTGATTTATAGCCTAGGCTTTTGTGGATCGACGCCGTCTAATGCCAGTCGACTGGTAAAAGCGATCCTTGTCCCGCATGGCGTAAGTTCTTGGAACTCGGTTTTGGAAACACGCCCAATGTGGGCGATATATTTCCTACATAAGAATACGGAGTACGCCCATGTATTAAATTTTGACAGCGGACAGATATCGTCTGAACGAATCTGATCCATGCGCTACCTTTCTTCCACAGTATTGGGAGACAGCGCACAACAGTTCTTTCACAAGATTACATTCGTCGCCATCTGCCAGCTCAACCAAGTAGATCTCACCCTCAGCTTTGCCCGCACGAATGGCGAAGCGAGAGAGGTTGAAATCCGGGATGGTCTTGCCTGCGTGATTCTGGCCATACAATGCGAACAGCGCATCGTCCTGGCTGTAGACTTCACCTTCCATCACATCAGGGAACACGAAATCTTTATGAATCCCCAATTGCTGCAACTTGGTCCTTAGCATCGTATTAGCAAGACCGTACAACACAAGATCATGCTTAGATACTATGCATTCCAATTTGTCGATATCAGTCTTGTAGTAATCAGCCACGGCCGTTAGCCAAGCTGGGACGTACCGGACTTTCAATTTATCGTACATTTATACACTCCGCATTTGACAGTTGCCACACTCGGCCAGTGAGTGTAGGGCAAGCGAGCTAATAGCCAATGGAAATCAAATTATTACTACTGAAGGCTATCGGAGCCTCGTACTACTCGAGCCATGCCGAGCGACCTGACGGCGAGCCAGTACTTGCACTTCATGAGAAAGTCATGGAGCACTTGAAGCTTCCTGAAGACCCTCTCGAGACGAGTCGGGAGAAGTCAGGCCTTGTAAAGCTGCGTAATGTCTTGATGTGGATGAACTTCAAGGGACATAACGCCAAGCTTGACCTCGAGGACTTGCTCTCAAGGGTACGCGTCGCTTGCGGTGATAATGACCGCATGTACGATCTATTCCCCAAATCATTACTACCGGTGACAGATCCAGTAGCGGCGGGATTGAAGTACGACGAGCTATCAGCTGAGCTATATGAGTTCGTTGCCATCGAACAATTCGTTGCCATGATGCGTTCTGTATCCCGCACCTTGGGCTTTGATCGTGAGAAGATCAAGGACATCAAAACGTACCGCGACGAGTTGATGACCAAGCTGCAAGAGCTGCCATTGGGCGGTAAGCGTCGGGCTGCTCACGTTGCACGTATCATCGACATTGGCGACATGCAGTCTGTTGAAGACGTCTACCACATGGCACAGACGGCGATCGACCCTCGAGCTATCCTGAGGTACGGGTTCAAGGCGATGAACCGTATGACGGGCGATCAGGGCGGTGCGCGTCGTGGTGAGTGGTTGAACGTCTCAGCATTGCCAGGTCAGAACAAGTCGGGTAACCTGCTCGACATCTTCATTGCCATGTGCTTGTTCAACAGTCCCGTGCTGTTTGATGAGACCAAACGTCCACTGCACGTCTATACCACCATCGAAGACAAACTCGAACTGGTGTTCCAGAAGCTGTACGTCATCCTGATGCAGCAAGAACACGGTCTCCCTGTGAAGATCCGTGGTCTGAAACCGCAAGAGATGGCGGAGTACGTGAAGGCGCGTCTCCAGGCTAATGGTTGGAACGTACGTTTCGTGGAATTCCCGAACGGTGGCGATTCCGAAGCTTACCTCGATATCCTGAAAGGGTTTGAAGAAGAAGGTTTCGAAATTGTGTCGGCGGGTTGCGACTACGTGAACCTGATCGGCAAGATGGGTATTCCGCAGATGACGGCGGGTGATGAAGTACAGGGCTTGCATCGTAAGCTGCGTGGTTTCACGTCACCGCACAACATCTTCCACTATACTGCTCACCAACTTTCGACAGATGCCAAGACTCTTGCGCGTCAGTTCCCTGATGACTACGTCCGTAAGCTCCCAGGGAAAGGCTACTACGAAGGTTGTAAGAAGTTGGATACAGAGTTCGACTTCGAGTACATCGTTGCTAAGACGGTGTCTGGTGGCGCTACATGGCAGGAGTTCCAATGGTCGAAGCATCGGAAGATGGGCGCAACCGATGAAACGGCTAAATACTTCTGCTTGAAGTTCCTTGAACTGCCGATGATCGGCTTCAAGTATGACGTTGATCTGGACATCGACACCTCCTACCGCAAAGTGGGTGCGAGTAAGTCCGGTCCTGATGCTGGGGCCGAATGGTCTGACTTCGAATAAACACAAAAAAAGAAAGGCACATTTGGAGGAGCCTGCGCTCCTCCATTTATGCTGCGAACCTTAACTGGCCGCAGGTTCCTTTCCATTACCACCGCATCGCGTGCAGGTGGCGGCTGCTTCCAACTTCTTGTTAGCGGCTGCTTCAGCCCGTGCTTTGCAGTACAGGTAACCGATACCGATGCCTACGAACAGCAGAGTAACTTCTTTCATTTTGCTTCCCCTTTCTTGACTGCGTTGACTTCTTTCTCGCCCTGGCGCTTACCGACCATACCGCCGATAGTGCCAGCTGCCCAACCAGCTACCAGAACCAGACCTACCAATTTCAGTGCGCTCATTTTACTTCTCCCATCAGTTTGTCAAGGTCAGCTTCGGTTGCGAAGATAGTTTGTTCCAGAGTGACGCCATTGGCATCGAGGAACGCCAACTTCTCACGAACCCGGCTAATGTCACGGCAGGCCGTGTAGGACCAGGTAGCCAGCTTAACAGCGGCGAATGCGGCGATGCCGACTTTAACTACGTTGCCGATACTCATATGTCATACTCCTGCAATGCTTTAGTGGGATTGTTCATGCTGACTATGTATGACTGAAAGATTTTTAGATACGTTTTAATATGAGTTAACTCACCCCGTATAAAGGATTGCGTCATGAACGATCTGTTGCAGCAACACATCAGCCAACACTTCGCAGAACCTGAAGTGTCTGTTGAAGCCTACGACCCGCTGGAGATGGCTTCTTTCGAATCCGCCATGCGTGAAGACCTCGCCCAGCTGGGCCGTTCCGTAGCCATGGCTACTGCGATCGAGCAGCTGGATCCAGAGACCCTGTCCAACGAAGCGTACCAGGTAGCGATCGAATCGATCTTTACCACCGCAGAAGTCGAGATCCCTCTGGCTGCTGTTGTACCTTCGTTTGAATCCAGCCAGGCTCTGGTTGTGGCTACCGGCTCCGAAGCCGAAGCCAAGGTATCGAAGAAGAAGGGCGTCCTCAAGCGCATCTGGGCTTTCATCAAAGGCCTGTGGGCTAAACTGAAAGCCAAGTTCGCCAGCTGGTTCGGCAAGAAGAAACAGCACGTCGAGCACCTGAAACTCGGCCAGTCCAAAATGGAAGCCGCTGCTCAAGCAGTTGGTTACAAGTTCGGCGGTACTGAAGTCGGCGCTGACAAGGCTCCTGCTGGCATCGGCTATGAAGCTGGTAAAGTCCTGCGCATCGGCGTACTGGGCAAGAACCCAGCTGACGTGGCCAAAGGCGCTGACGCAGTTGCTGGCGCTTCCCTGAAGCTGACCCACGCTGCTGAGCAAGCGTTCGAGAAACTGCTGCACCTGGACTTCACCAAGTTCGAAGGCGACAGCATCTCCAGCATTGCCAAGTCCGTTGGCGACCACAAAGAGAACGTCACTCTGCCGTCCGGCGGACATGCCACGTTCTTCATCGGTCGTAGCGGTGCTCAGGTGGTTGTACAAGGCGGCGGTCACGAGTCCTACGATGTTAAGGACCCGAGCCAAGTCCCAGTGCGTGAACTGCTGCACGCTCGTGCTGCCATGGTCAATGCGTTGGATGTCAACTGCAAGACCATGGAGAAGCGTCAGAACGAGCTGAAAATGCTCGAGCAGATCGCTGATGCCGAAGACAAGAAGATCGACAAGTACACGCCTGAGCAGACTGCTGAGCTGGCTGCCTCGTCGAAGATGGCCAATGCCCTGCAAGTGGGTATCGGTATCGCTTCCCGTCTGCTGGCTTGCCCAGTAGAGCGTATCCTGGATCCAGGTATCCACGAAGTGGACACTTGCCTGGGCGCTCGCGGCGCTGCGTAAGCAAAAAAAAGAAAGGGCATAGAGCCGGGGCACTACGCCCCGGCTCTATGCTGTTAGTTGTACTTGGCGATGAAGTCAGAGATGTCGTTATGCATCATCTTGACGGTATTACTCATCCGCTCAAGCCGACCAGCGTCTCTACCGCCTTTCGACAGTAACTCCCGAAGGTGTTCGAAGCCTTCAGCGAATTCAGCTTTAACGTCACGCAGGTAGGTCCAGAACTCTTCCGGATTACCTTCCATCACACCCTCGAGCCACATCCGCTTCAATCTCTCGTCTGAGGAAGGTATCACGTAAGGCTTTATGTTCTCAATCCCAGACGGCTCATCAGCTGGAGGTTGAGGACACTCCGACGTCCGGTTGCGAACCATCTCCCATTGACGATGCAGTCTGTCTGCGCCTTCGATGTGGGGAGGGTAGACATCCAGCAGGTACTTCAGGACGTCCTCCAGGCGACGATTGCGGAAGTCGTGATAACCTTCCACCCAGTCCGCCGCTTGTGCGTGAGTGCACTCTAGGCGAGCCTTCTCAGCGGCAATCAGTACCTTGGTGTAGTACTTGATCGCATGCCAGTACGTCAGCTTGATAACGCCATCCACCAGATGCCACGCTGGGATCGTTGGACGGTTACCAGGCTTCATGCCTTTCTCGAGTTGCTCACGCGTGTACAGCAGATTCTCCGGGATTGGAGTATCTTGTTTGCTACCAGTCATACTGACCTCCACGGTCTTAGGATTTACGTTTCATGTATTGCATCAACAGGTCGAGTGCTGCACGACCACCTTGATAGCGGAGCACATCGCCGGACAGGTTGACGTATTCCTCAGCCGGCATCGCTTCGACGATCGGTGTAAAGAATCGACCCATCTCCAGACGCTCGTGCTCTTTGAAGTCACCCAACATCACCAGGTGCACATCGTTGCATTCGTTGACAGCGTCATCCATCTGGAAGAGCTTGCCAAAGTACTTGCCGACTTCCAGCTCACGAGCACTGATAGTGCCAGAGAGTTGCATGCCTTCAAACGCCTTCACGCCATCGAACAACGCCTGAGCATCGCTGATCTTGATCCGGTGTTTCTTACTGACAGCTATAATGTACAACATGTTCGACTCCTCAGTCATAGGCGAGAGGTGGGATACCCACCTCTCTGGTAATTCCTTAGCCGCAACTCTGGCCAGTAGCTTCTGGGTCTGGGTAACTCATCACACCGGCTTTCAACGCCTGTTCAAACGTAACACAGCCAGGCTCAGGACGGTGGTCTTCGTAGATCACACTGACGAGCAGCATGACACTGAAGACTGCGCCAATGAGCCAGAGAATCGTATTACTCTCTGCGACCATGATGTCCTTGTCTTGATTGCGCTTCGACATTAGAACAACCTCGTGGCGAGTAGATAGCCGAGGGTGCCCATGGTGGCGACGAAGATCACGACAGGGCAGACTCGCTTGGCGAGTTGCTCACGACGGTAAGCCTTACGACGACGGTTCAGTTTGCCGTAGATGTAAGAGGTATCGATATCGAGATGAGGGTAACGCTGCATGTTTGTTCTTCCTTAGTAAGTACGGGATTGGGTTAGACGGGGATCAGTGACGGATTCCAATCTCCTGGGCCGCATTACGGAACTGACGGGTGAAGCTATCCACGACGTCGGTTCGTTTGTAAGGCTGGTAGTCAATCTTGATCATGGAGAGCTTGTCGAACTTGTACTCCAGCTTCCACTCCTCAGTTACAGCGATGTTGAAGGTTTGTGCATCTTCCTTTGTAGCGAACTTGTGATAGTTCTTACGCAACGGATCACGTACGATGTAGAAATCCCCAACCTGGCGGATCGTGGTAGCGTGATCTGGTACCTTACGCATCAAGTGACGGATGCGCGGCAGCATGCGGCGGTTGAGCAAGAAGTTCAGCGAATCTTCCCGAGCCTCAACCGCCAACTCGAAGGCGTTGATTGCGCCATGTGCGTTGACACCAAACGAACGAGAAGACCACTGGTCCTGATCGTTGATGACCCACGCATAGAAGCGTTCAGTCTTTTCCGAGTAGCTCACACCGAAAGGGGAAGTGAGTACTTTGGAAACGCCTTTCTCCGATACAACTACTTTACGGTTGTCGAGTTTGAATACGGTCATGCTGGTGTCCTCCACGGACGAACTTTATCAGTTGGGATATTGCGAGAGTTATTACAGTTGTGAAGCGGTGACCTGGGTACCGTGGCAACGCCAGCCTTTACTGATCAGAAACTCAGAAGGGTTGAAGCGTCGTACGGATTGCAGCTTCTTGCCAGGGAAGAGTTCGTCGATGATCTCTTGATCAGCGCACATGGCACGGAGGTCTTTCTCGAAGGTAACACGTTCCGGACGGGTCCAGATGTCATCGAGCTTGCCATACACCCGGATGTAATCCCGCGTCTCGTCCTCGAACCGGATGGTGCAGCTCCCGATGCGGCGATTGAGTTTCGTGGTTTCGCCAGCTGGTTCCAGCTGAACTTTTACCCCGTGTAATTCCCTTGATACGGAAGTCATATTTGATTCCTCAGATAGTGAAAGGCGATACACACATTACATCAGTAGCCTGTGTATATTTTTATTGCCATTGTCAAGTGTAGAATGTACGACTCAAGAAAAGTTGAATCGAAAACATCCTATGACTCAGGTTAACTCCACATGGACACACATATGGACGGGAAACAGCAACTAATCGACATGATTGTGTCGACGAACAGGGAGGTAATCGAAGGCTACGATGTCGTGCTTGATGCGAGTTCGCTGGTGCTGTCCCTACCTAGGGCCGATGACATCGATGGCATGAACACAGTGGTGCTGGCTACCGCTGTGCACGACAAGGTCGAGAAAGACCAAGTCTTCTATTACAATCGGTTGACGCAAGAGCTCCTTCTTCAAGGGTTGGGTAATCCAACGATCCTGATTCCAAAGGAAGTGAAGACACCGCAGCAACTTGCGGTGTACTTCGCCAGCACTTATAATGTCGAGCTCGACTTGTCGCATGTGCAGCTGGCGACTCGTACACATGCCGGCTGGTCGGTGAAGTTCTTTGCGTCGTCGTATATCTGGGTGGGTACTCATGTCTTCGCTGCTGAGGAAGACCCGACTGACCCAGTAGAGATACCGCTCAGGGACATCATCACTAAAACCATGCTGGACGGCCTCTATTACCCAGACCCGCCAAATAGGTGAGCGCCGTGGCTATCGTATTCGATTACACCAAACCAGAACTCAGTCTGATGCTGGACATTATCCGGCTTTCGAATGGGAACGCCCCGATCAACTCCTCGGAGCTGTCGTGGGGTACACCAACCGCTGTGAGCGCCGACGCTAATAAAGGTCGTGATACCTCTATCGTGGCGACCATCACCACGAGCGATCGTTATCGAGGGAATGCGACCTACCTTTATAACCGCGTTCCATTGCGCCGACTACTCCCGGCGTGTGAAAAGATTCCTCGAGTCGTGATCGGGAAGCGTCCTAGCCTCTATGAGAATTTGACGTACATTAACGCTGCCTTGCACCTCAAGCTTGAGGAGGTCTCGGTTGACAACATCGACCTCAATGCGAAGTTGGTGAACGCCGAAGACTGGACCCTGGTTCGGATCTTTGCATCAGCTACCTCCAGGGTCTATTCGGAGTCTGTACGACTCTACCTTAAACGGGACACTAGCCTCGTTTAAGCTCGATCCTATGTAGAACACCCTCACTACTGAAGGAACCAATGATGGCTAAGCACATCAGTGATTTTAGCAAGTTGCCTCAGGAGATCATCTTCGATCTCATCAACGAGCAAAACGGCACCACGCTCGATAACACCCTGGTGGAGCTGGGCCTGCCAACGGTAACTACTACTGCCGGTGCGTTGTACAACACCGACATGACGGTCACCTCGCTGCCAGGTTCGGGTTACACCGGCCAAGTGATCCTGGGCTACAACCGTCTGGACGTCCAAGGCTTCCTGTTCGGTGAAACCCTGACCCTGGGTATCGGCGATGCTGAGAACTTCTCGGACCTGATGGCCGAGATCAACCTCAAGCTGCGTACCAACATCACCGAAGATGACTACATCGACGGTAGTATCGTTACGCAGGCCGGTCCGTGGGAAGGTACCCCGAACGAAACCAAGCAGATCACCATCCAGATGAACCCGGACAGCCCGGTATTCATCGGGTCGTTGACTCTCTCCCTGACCGCTGATGACATCCCTCTGTCGTCCGTAATCACCAAACCAGTGATGGAAGGTCTGAACTACCCTGAGCCGCCTCCAGAAGAGCCAGCTCCGTAAGTAGCTCGACGTGACGCATAGCGATGGAGACTTGTTCTCTTCTCGCTATGCGTCATCCTGGTTTATTTTTTTGTTCATGTAAGGAGCGATCTCATGATCCTGGTCCCAGGTCCTGGCAGAGATATCCTCGCTCAAGCGATTTCGGCGTCTCCCCTGCTGCCGGTTCCGATTGAGCCAGACCATCTGAAGCTTACCTCTCCTGTTTTTGTGGGCATGGCTGGCCCGACTCATACTCGCGCAAAAGCCATCTCCAGCCCCCTCTCCCCTTATCAAGGCACCGTGACGGTCAACTATGCCCGTATGGACCTCAACAAGGCGTTTGGAGACATCATTCCCCGATACGAGGGGGTGAGTCGCGGTACCCTTTATTCGATCTTCCCAGGGCTGTCTCAGCACCTCGGCATCATGTTGTCAGAAGACGACTTCCTCGATGCTGACTACAGCTGGCTCGACTTCGACGAGACCACCAACCTGAAGCTTGAAGCCAAAGCTTCGAGTGTGGCGTACCAGGGTTACTTCATTGTCCGCTTCACGCGCCGGCGTATCTTCCTGGCTAACGTGGTCAAGAAGCCAAACCTCTATGCCATGCTGGACGCGGGGCGTACGTATCGTGCACCACCGAAACCCGGTCCAGGCGTTCCACCGTTTACTGTAAAAGATTCCGTAAACATGGCAACCTATGGCACAGACTTCACGCCATACCGCGAGATCATCCGGTTCAACCCGCGCTTGCCGATGTTCTTCTCTGACTCGGCGGCGGTTGCCACCATGATGCGCAACCTGTTCGGGTATACCTCCTGGCCATCCGGATGGGGATACACGATCACGCAGTATTTGACGAAGGATCGCCCTGAGGCCCGTCAGGACTTTGAGTTCGTGATCATTCAACAAGTGGCCGACCCTTATTACCCGTACGTACGGAGACAGGAAGGGACCGCTTACTTCCACTACAACGAAACCGAAATCATCGTCCCTGAAGAGGATTAAGGTAAATCATGGCTATTTATAAATCCACGTTTCCTCAGATCCTCGAGTCCATCAACCGACTCAACGGTCTGGCCCTGGTCGAGGAGCAATACCTCTTCGGTACCCCTGCTGCTATCGACCCCCTTGACCTCCCTGAGGAGCTGACGCCTGCGCAGAAGGCCATTGACGAGAAAGTCAATACCTCGATGCTGATCACGGCGAAAGATCAGTACTCGCTGTACCAGGGCTCCGTCACCGTCTACTACCACCGGATGGACTTGAAGGAGTTGATCCGTCAGACCCCGTTGCTGGCAGACGTCATGGAGGTCAACACCACGATGGATGTGGTGGCTTCTCTTAACAAGAAGTACGGTCTGATCCTGACCGCGGACGACATCGTCTCGCGTGCGCTGACTACCGAGGAGAAAGACCTCGACAACCCAATCAGCGTCACCCTGGAAGCCAACCCTACCAGCCTTGGCTGGATCGGTACCGTCTCCGTCGGTATGCGTCGTGGTGGTTATCAGCTCAAGGACTACCTCACCGACGTCACCGTCAGTGCCTTCGATTACCCAGCGACCTACAGCTCCAAGCCATTTGCCGCTGTTTACTCGTACTGGCGTGACTTCTCTGCCCAATTCGCCAACCTGGACACCGTACAGGTGGGTACAGCGCAGCTGGAAGCCGTCAGACTGGCCCTGGTGGCGATTACTGGTCACGCTTGGACCATGACAGCCAACCAGCGTTACTCGCTGGCAGGCGCGACTGTGAAGGCTGTGGGTTCGACTGTCGACCTCCCTGACGAGTACAACATCCAGTACGAGCGCTTCGTACGTGTAACCGTCGACCCAGTCAAGTGCCTGGGCTACATTGGTGATCTGTACTTCCATTTCAACGCCCCATTGGAGCCGTAAGCCATGGCCGATGAAGAAAACCCAGTGGTGCAGGAGTTCCTCGCGGGGAGCGCTAACCTCATCCACCAAGTGTTGAACGAAGACTACCTTCCGCCGAAAGAGTTCAACGACACACGCCTTCGCTACTTTGATCTCGCTCCGACCGATCTGTACGATCGCAACACCGTGGTCACCGTGCAAGGTATCCCGAGCAAGGGCTACTGGGGTGACGTTGTTCAGTACTACAACCGACTGGACATCGCACACTTCTTCCCGACCTTGAACTGGCAGACCCCTCTTTCGATCACTCGTGAGAACGTCTTCCCTTACTTCAAAGCGGCTACGAAGCTCGACCTCGAAATCGAGGACCTCGAAGACTTCGCTGAGGTCGTCATCGAAGACGGTGATGAGATCACGCTCAACATCAACATGGCTCCCGACTCGTTGCAGTGGTTTGGTACCGTTGAAGTCACGATCAAGTTCGGTCCCTCGTGGCTGGACCTGATGGTCAACCGTATCGAGTTGGATGTCCTGCGTCATCCGTCGAAGAAGTACGATCAACCGTACGGACGCATGGTGACCTGGGGTTACGACTTCTCGATCCATTACGACGACATGAAGCCGAATAAGACCGGCTACATGACCAGCTACAACAACCTGGTGAAGACCACCAACAAGTTGGGTATTCCGTACTTCGCGAACGGACAGATGTTTGACGCTGCGACCTCAGCGGTCCCTGATGCGAACCCTGCGTTCGAGCGCGTCTTCGTGATGACCTACCCAGCGGGTAACTACACCGGTCGCCTTTACTTCCATTACAACCCTTACTAGGTGAAGATCAATGCCTCTGTACGCCGGTAAAGATATTGACCTGCTTATCGCAGCGATCAACCGCGACAACCCAGCGATGACGTGGAAGCTTAACGCGACCGACTTCATCTACAGTAAACCACAGAAGTACCTGGTCCCCAACCAACTGGACCACAACACCCAGATGCGGATCACGGCGAAAGAGTCCAGTCCTTATCGTGGTAACGTGATCGTGACCTACCGTCGGATTGACTTGTCAATCCTGTTCCGTAGTCAGCGACTTGAACTCAAGAAGTTCATCACGACCGGTACCTGGCTGTATAAGGAAGCCTACATCCCCTTGATCAACAAGAAGTACGGGTTGAACTTGGACCCTGCTGATGTCACGGGTGCTGGTTTCTATGGCGGTTGGCAGACCTTCACCCGTAACCTCGTCATGGGTGATGAGAGTTATCAGTACGTGGGCACTATCGATCTTTACTGGTCGCAGGACCTGGAAGAGCTCGGTCTCGATGTCTTGACCCAAGGCGAGTTGGCAGGTGCGGTATGGCCTACAGGTCGTGGTCTGTACGATCCGGAAGAAACCTTCCCGTTGCCACTACGTAACGAGTTCCTGCCGTTGTATCGTGACTACACCGAAGACTCGGTTGCTGGTCTGTGGCCAACCACCACGACGCAGTCATCGTTCATCTGGAGTGCTTCGATGCCGCAATACGGCTTCAAGGCGCTGCTTGACGAGATTAACGTGGCGTACAACCTCGGGATCAAATACGAGGATTTCCACGCTACCGATAATCCGAACGGTATCTACGGTCGCACGATGGGCTGGCGTTTCATGCCGATCAACGCTGGGAACAAGGTCACGTACCCGTTCCTCAACCGCGACGGGGCGACGCACGTACTCCTACTCTGGTTCGCCAACCATCCAACGTTCGGCCAAGCGGCGATGGGTTACTTGCCCTTCTACTACAACGTGTAGAGGTCCCCATGTCTGTATTCATCAATTCGAAACAGGCGGTGATTGATTACATCAACGCCGCCAATAGCACGACTCGTCTGACCTCGGCTAACATCGATCTGTCACGGCCGTACGACGTCATGGACAGCCGCTATCAAGGACAGACCGAGAAGAACAGTTGGGCGATCGTAGCTCCGGGTGCAACGCCTCTGTTCAAGGGTCGCAAGGTGGTGTTCTACAACCGTCTGCAACTCAACGACTTTGCTCGGTTCCGTCCAGCGCGTCAGCTCAAGGCTCCCAAGCCTGCCACGACCCACGGTCTCCTGGAAGCGATCAGGTACTACTACGCCATCAACCTCTCGGCCGATGACGTGGAAGATGATCCGCTGAACTTGGACGTGAATGGGGTCGGTACGGTGACGGTGCGTGCGAAACCTTCGTCTCCGTTGTGGATCGGTCAGATCACGTTCGAGGTGATGCCAGGTGGTCTTCCTCTGGAAGAATACTTGACCAACATCGCACCGGATCAGATCAAGTATCCGATCGATAACTTCAAGACCGGTAGTTCGGCTGCTGTGATCGCGTATCCCATCGACGCCACCATCAACCGTGACCGTCTCCTCGTTATTGAGGAAGGGACGCTACACGGCGCCGGATTGACGGCGGTTCTGGAGACGCTGTTGCTGTTGGACATCAGCAGTGACGGTAAGGCATTGTGGAACTCCAACCAATCCTCGACGGCATGGTCGCTGCAAGGCGCTACAGTCTTCTACAACGGACTTAACGAAGCGGCCCTACCAACGAACCCGGTTTACAAGTACGTCATCGGTATCGAGCTCAGAGGCGATGTCACCATTCCGTCTGGTCGCTTCTATATTCACTATAACGACCCCGAAGACGCCTCGGCTGCTTAACACAGGACATTGAGATGCCTATTTACCAAGGTACCGCAATTAAGAATGTCTTCGACCTTATCAATCGAGACAACCCCACGCTTCCGTTTCCGGTCAATGAATCCACGATGATCGTGGGTTTGCCAGTTGCGATCGCGCTGACGCCTCAGAAGCATGATACCCAGATTCGCCTGTCCCCGAAGGCGGGTAGCATGTATCGCGGTGGGATCACTCTGACCTACCGTCGGATCAACCTCCCGCAACTGCTGCGTGAGAACAAGCCCCGCATCCAGCGCTTCCTCGCGTCACGCTGGTACACGATGACGGAGTTTCTTCCGTTGATCAATAACCAGTTCGGTCTTAACTTCTCGCTGGTGGATTTCCAAGACACGAACACATTGATGCACGGCACCTACGCACCTGAGGCCGACTTCACCCTCACGACCAAAGCCACCTCCCTGATGTACACTGGCGCCGCCACGTTCCGCTGGGTTCAGGATAAGGAAGAGCTTGGCGTTGACATCATGGCCACCGCTGAACTTGGTGGTGGTGTTTGGCCGTCGAACGCGAAGAACGACTTCACGGCATGGGACGATCGTCGAGCGTACGGTACTTGGTTGTTCTGGGATCGCCACTTCACTGAGGAGGCGGTTGCTGGTAGCTGGCCATCCACCGCCCAGACTACCAGTGTGAATACCGACAATACCACCAGCTACGGCGGGATCGGTAAGCTATACGCCGACGCCTTCGTAAACCAGGACCTAGAGATCAACTTCGGGGTCTACCACGGGACCAATAACCCGAAAGGTATTGGAACCAAGACACTTAACCTGAAGTTCATCATCCTGCCTGACGCCGCGTACCCGGAAGTCAACCGTGCCGGATTCAGCTACGCCGCTGTGATGTACCCGACGGACTCTACCCTGTACGCCAAGTACGGTCGCACCGTCATGTACTACAACAAGTAACCAGGAGAAGTCAGTGAGCATCTTCATTAATCCCAAGCAAAGTCTACTGGACTACATCAACGCCGCTAACGGCACGACGCGGTTCACAGCACTTAACACTGCCCTCTCGGTCCCACAGCCTGTTGCTGGTACGTGGCGTGAGGGCACCACCACCAAGAACACCTTTATCAAGGCCACCCCAATGCCGGGTGCCGACTTCAAAGGTAAAACCTACCTGGTGTACGATCGCCTGCAACTGGGTGACTTCCGTCACTTCCGTCCAGTACGTACGTTGCCGTGCTATCAGGTGGATTCTGTTCACGACATCCTGTCGAACATCCTCTACTACTACGCGATCAAGTTGAACGCGGACGACGTGGAAGATGATCCGATTACCTTGGACGGTCAAGGTAAGGCGACTGTCACTGTACGGGCAAAGGCTGGCAGTCTGATCTGGTTGGGTAGCGTGACGTTCGACATCATCCCTGGCGGTGCGTTGATCGACAACTACCTGCAAGCGACCACGCTGAATGGTCTGAACTACCCGGTGGATGACTTCACCACTCAGACCTCGGCATTGATCTACACCTACGGCTACGATTTCAGCCTGTACCGCGATCAGTTCTTGCTGATCGACGATGGCGGCGTTCTCACTCAGCCTCAGGCAGCTCTGATCGCTAACGCACTGAAGTCGCTCGACAAAGGCCTCGGCGCTCTGCTGTGGACTGCTGTTGACGCCACCGCGCTGTTGTGGAACGTGTTCGGCGCTACCTGCGTCTATAACGGCTTGAACTCCATCGAGTACGCCTCGAACCCTGCCTACAAGTACATCATGGTACTTGAACTGGCCGGTACGGTGACCAAGCCGAGTGGTCGGTTCATCCTCCACTACAACGACCCAGAAGATCCGAACGCCATCAGCTGACGGCATAGATGGAGCTGGATCACACCAGCTCCATCCTCAACGAGAATCTGATCATGTTTATAGATTACAAAAAGCCAACCGGTGAATTGGTGGCTGACCTGATCAACCGTGACAACCCGGATCTCCCGTTCCCCATTAAAGCGAACGAGTGTTTCTTCGGTACTCCTGTCGCATGGTCGGCCGCCGGCAACTTCCGCAATACCGAGATGACCATCACCCCGCGGTCGAACAGTCCGTACATCGGTGGCTTCAAGGTTCGTTATCGTCGTCTGGCCCTTCAGTCGCTGCTGCCCGACAATGCGATGGTGTGGTTTGATGAGTGGTACGCTACCGCGGTCGTCCTACTTTCAGACGTCCTCGCAGCCCTCAACAAGCGTACCGGACTGTCGTTGGTGGAAGCTGACACGACATCGTTCGCGTCATTCCAAGTGTACGGCAACACCACCAGTCGTAGCTACCTGACGATGAATGCCAAAAACCCGGCGTTCACTGGCCAGATCACTTGTGGCTTCCTCGCCAGGTACCCGACTGACCTCCACGTTCCAGCAGCGCCTCCAATGTTGGTACATTGGGACGGCGTTCCACGTAACGAAGCGGATCCCCTGCGCCGCTACGCTACGTACGGACACGACTTCTCTGCGTTCTCCGACTACCTGGAGACCTGGAGTACCTCGACGGCGAAAGCGTTGAACCCTACCGATCTGGACCTGCTGAACCTGGTCGAGTACATCGCCACCATCACAGGTCAACCATTTGACTTGGGTGCTGATACGACCCCAGGTGGGTTGTTGAGTGCGTATGGCCTTCGGTACATCCTACCCAACGCCAGCGGCTACTTCAACAGCGATGATTATAACCGCTGCGTCATCCTCTACCGCTCCAGTAAACTGACTAACATGCCGGACATCTTGTACCTGCATTATAAAGTCTGAGGGTAATCCATGGACTTCCGAAAAGGTTCAAAGGCTACGATCCTCCTCCAGCTTCAGAAGTACGCATCGTTGACAGTTGTCGATCCAACGATGTGGGCTCTCTCGCCGGTGGTGATCGATAACCCGTTACAGCAAGACGCGGCGCGCATCAAATTGTCCCCGTCGGCGAAGAACACCACTTACAAAAACAGTCGGATCTTCAGCTTCAAACGGCTCGACCTGCAATCGGTTGGGATCTCAGCCAAGGTCATTCGGTTCAACGTGACCGCTGGCGATACTGCCCACACCCACTTCGCGAACCTGTTGGCTCAGTTGGGCATTCTGTTCGATGCGACGGATATCGAACCGACCCCGCTAGTCGCCACTGGCGCACCTGGTGTCTACACGCTAACCCTCACGGCTAAGCCTGGGTCTCTGGCGTGGTACGGCACCACCACCATCCGCGTAGAGCCGTTCCAACACATCTCGCTCTACGTCAATACCGATTCCTTCACTTGGAACCAAACGACATGACCACTCGCACTGCTACTCGTCCTAACTTCTTCCGCGTGAACTTCACTGCCGAGGCTGAGTTCCTGTCTGGCTTGGCTCTGGGTGAGTTGAGTAAAGAAGACGGCACCCACCTGGCCACGATCATGTCCGATCGCGATCCTAAGGCCGCTGGCATGTGGGTCAACGATTGCGATGACGCTCGTGAGACCAACGTCTGCAAGGCTGAAGTCTTCCTCAACGGTCCGAACCACAACGACCTCCCAACCAACCCACTGTTCAACCGTGTGGTCGGCGTAAACCTGGGAGATGCGACGCGGGTCTACCTCCACTTCAACCAGTGAGGTGATGTATGGAAATGCTGGCCCTAATGGGTGCGCCGAAGGTCGTCGCTGACTACAACTCGGATGAACGTTCGTCACCACTGTTCAGTGTGAGTCCGGTCACTAACGTTTTCACCAACGACCTCAATCAACCCGGAGTGTTGTTTAACGGTCCGGTCTCGATGGACGCCACTGGTTGGTTTCAGTACGCCTTTGGGCTTACCATCAACGCCGGTGTGTTCAGTCTGAAGGACGATACGTACGATCGCTCGGTGGTGGGCTTCCGTATCGTGACGAAGTCAGGCTATAGAGGTGAGGCATCGGGCACTCCTTACCTTTACGCCTTCGCTTCAGAAAAACCGAGTACCGGCAACAGCTCGATCGGTTGTCCAATCCCTTACACCCCGCACCTCACGGACGATAATGGTCAGTATTGGGAGATCGTCATCGATTGGAAGACAGGTACCCTCTGGATCTATATCGATGGCGGATTCGTCTCGAAGATTAAGTGGCCGGCACCTCAGGGTATCGACAGCGCGTATCCGATCTTCTTCCGTCTATATGCCGATCAGATCAACATGCCGTACGCTAACACGCCGGTGGTAGGTCATGTTCGTGATCTGTACATGGGTGGCTTGGGGGTAGGTGAGGTGTTTGAGCCGCTGGGCGATCTGAAGGTCGAGCAGTTGCTGACCACCAGCCACACCCTCAACTTCAACATCACTCCCACCGACATGAATAACTGGGGTTCTTTGGCTACCGTGGCGTCGACGCTGGACACGGCGGGTACTAAGCTATTCACCCAGAGCTTAGCCAACCCAGCTGCACTGAAGACGGCTGACTACATCTACGCCATTCACCAGAAAGTAACCGGCACCGGTTATGTCGAAGCTGGATCTAACGGCGCTAAGATCGCGGGTGATATCAAACCGCGACTCTTACCCGATGTCAGGATAGTGAAGATCAATCCGGCCGATATCGGTAACGATCTTACCCTGTCGTTCAAAATCGATCCGTAAGTAGGAATCTCACATGAAAATTCTTGATCTGGTCGATACGTCCAGAGCTGGTACCGCCCACATGCGGGATGTGGGTGAGTTGTTGGTACAGCCGATGGCTGGTGTCATCCCGATGATGCGTGCGACACAGTACGAGAATCGGGTTAACGCCGCTAACGCGCCGTTTAACTACGTCTCGTACCCTGAGTCCGGCGGTATCAAGATGCGGCGCAATACCTGGTGCCGGAACTCTGTTTCGGTCGAACAGGGGTGGACGTACCTCCTCGACACTCTCGACCCTGGATTGTCCGATCGGTTGACTCAACTCAATCTGTCCTTCACCCACACCTACCTGACATTGCCCACCAACTGGATCTTCAACATGGCTGACCTGGGGATGATCCTCCAGGGTGACGAAGGTACGTACACGATCTTGAAGTTGGGCGGATCGATGTCATCCGTCTTGACCATCGTGGAAGGTATGCGTGTTCGTCGCGAAGTCGTGGTGGATCGCAAGCGACGCACGGTGACATGGTTCGCTAAGCACCCGATAACTGGCCAAGCGGCGAAGGTAGTCACCAGTTACTCCGGCTATCCGACCCTGAAGTTCGTAGGTCTGATGGTGGGGATGGTGGCAAACCAAAACGCACCGGCTAACTCATCGCTACCGTACCAGTACGTCTACGAAAACCTGTACGAAGACATCCTCTTCACTGAGAATGACCTGCCGACAGATCCGCCCCGTCACGGTAACTTCTCACTCGCCACCTTATCCGATGTAGTGAACAGCTCGCATCCAAACGCGACCGTGCTGAACGCCCCGCGTCAGTTGACGAAGGTCGTGACGGATCGCTATACCGCCAGCACACCCGTTCCAATTACCGCTGGTTCTCCAGTGGCATTCGCCCTACGCAACACGCTCCTGAATGATGCGGCTGCTCAAGGTAAGGGGAAGTGTATCGCGGTGATGGTGACGGCTGACTTGAAGAACGTCTCCGGCAAACAGACGTGTAAGGGCGCGCTGCAAGATGGTCGCTCTGCGGTCTTCAGGACGCCTAGGACGCATCCGTTCCAACAATCCCAAGGTATGCCGGGTATCGGCGCTACCGTTGCTCAGATCGACGTCAGGCTGCCTAACGGCGACATCGACGCGTCCTCTCTCACGAAGACGATCACGCTGAGCGTCAACTAAGGAAACTCTGAGTTATGGCCACGTCAGCTATTACTGGTGGCGCGTCCGTCTTCTACGCTACAAAGGCGGCCCAACAGGCCGCCCTGTACTCGGTAGGGGCGAAAGCGTTATTCACCAAGGTCCCTTTTGGTCAACCGAACTTCACACTCGCACCGCTCGACGACATCTATCAGTCGATCGCAGCGAAGATCGGCCGTCCGTTCACCCCGAAGAACTTCAACGTTGGTCCTCCTGTTGCTTTGGCCGGTGCTGATGAGGGTGAATACAACACCAAGGTCGCCGTCAGCGCGGTGAGTCCTCTATTGTACTCGGGTAGCTTGGACCTGTCCTACGCCCGTTACCCTGCCGACATCCTGACAGCTGACTACAACCTCGACCTGTTGCGGTACAGTCCGGCTCGTACCACCATCCATCAGGTGATCACCGAATTCAACCGGCTGTTCCTGACGAAGCTTCCGTTGGCGGACTTCGAAGACGGGCCGATCAACCAAACGGGCGATACCCTCATCACCGCGAAGGATTCCTCCTACTGGTTCATCCCAGGTACGAAGGCATCGCTCGGCGTGGTGGCGTTGTCCGATCGAGACATGGAGATCCCCGGCCTCAACTGGCCGGCTGCCAAGACTCTCGTGGGACATAAGGCGTTCTTCGTTAAAGACACCTTCCGCGTTGAGTTCAACAAACTGTTCGGCGATACCTGGACAGCGCTCCAGTCCACGATCCCAGATGTGTCGGCACCAGCGGCCGGCTTTGGTACCAAGCGCGAACGTCAAATGACCATGACCTTCAACAAGGGTCAAGGTGATGTCGTCAAGACGGTTTACTACTACAGGCTAGACCTGGGTCAGTTGACCTCACAATACATGGCGACGAGTACTTACGACCTCTGGGCGGGTAATATCCTCGACCCAGCGAACGTAGCACGACTCAACTCCCTGACGGGCATCCCGCTGGACGCCAACGAGTTGGTTAACACCACCATCGTGGAAACCACCGACCGTGGCCCGATCAACATCAACATCACTGCGGCGCCGAACTCGAAGTTCTTCACCGGTACGACGCGTGTCTCGATCAGTCGTGCACCACACATCGCCGACACGGTTGTCCCTTACACCGAATTTGTTTTCTAGGTGAAATAGATGAGAGTATATTCTGCTATCGGGATCGATGACTTCTCGAACCCACTGACCGTACAACCTACCCCAGACGGCAACGTCCGGCGACTCGGTACGCTCGACCTGTTCCACGTAGATGGTTGGGGTGGGTACAAAGCTACCCCGACGCCCGGTAAAGGTTTGAGTATGGCTGCGTACGCCACGCAGACGGGTCTGCCACTGAAAGAGGTCATCGCCGATTACCCAACTGGGGAGTGTTGGCTGGCGATGGGGATCATGATCGATCCGGTCGTCACCCCCGTCGCAAACGGTGTCTTCTTCTCCATCACCACATCTAACCAGAGTATCGTCACCTGGATTGGTGGACTGACCAGAGCCGACATCCTGGCTACGTACGGTCAGAATAAGCGGACATGCGTTGAATTGATTTACCGTCCGGCGACGGGGGCGTACAAGATCTTCATCAACGGCATCCAGCGCGCAAGCGGTATCTTTTCGCTCCTGAACACTAACGCCTATCCGCTGTCGACACAGATCGTTAACTTCAACTCCTTCGCCACCCAGGAGACGACAACCCGGATGTTCATCACCGATTTCTACGTCGGCGTGGTGGACAGTATCGATGACCGTCTGGGTAACTTCAAGATCCAAAAGCTTGTGGCGAAGAACACTACCTTGAACATCGACGGTATGACCCCAGGCGGTGCAGCACAGTTAGTCACCGGTGATCACACCATCGAATTCGATACTGCACCAGTGGCCAATTTCTCGGTGTGTGGTGTAGTTGAAAGTGTCCGTGCTTTCAGTCAGGGGCCAACGGCATCGGTCAATACGAAGCGTACCCTCAATGGCAGTGAGACAGTTGCCCGTAAAGCGGCCAACATGCCGACAGCGATTCCGACATTGATGCTTGATGAGATCGCCAACCAACGGGTCATGGCTACACCGCAGCCGTACGTTACTGGTACTCCGCTGACCGAGTGCAAACTCGCCCTCTCCATCGTGAACAACTAAGAGAGCTCCTTCATGGCTGAGATGAATTTTGACGGCGCGTCAATGAGCGCCGTCGTCTCAGTGCCAGCGACCATCAACATGGATGGGGTCACGGCTAGCGTCGTGACTCGCCTCGCAGGTACTACTCAATTCAAACGTACGCCCCGCGTAGAACTCCTGGAAGCCTTCACGGTAAGTACAGGGATCGCGATCGATCCGACGAAGTATGACATCGGTCCTGTCGTGAACGACACCCCAGCCACAGCTCGGGCGACGATCGACCTGATTGCCCTCGAGTCGTCTGGTAAGCGGCGGTCGACTCCGATCGTGTATCGTCGCCGTGACGTGCGTGAGCTGATCTCGTCGATCGACATGGACCTGTTCAAGCCGGCTGATGGTTTCCCGATCGCTACGTTTGCCGACATCATCGCTACGTTCAACCGACTTTACGGTCTGACGCTCACGGTCAATGATTTCCAGGCTGTACCTATAACGCCAGGTGTCCCAACCGTACTGACCACGGCTGATACGTCGCACTACTTCGCGCCAGGCGTCCAAGTGAGTTTGGGTCGACTCGATGGTACTGACCGTCAGTTCGAACTCCTCCTCAAGGCGCTTCAGTGGCCGGCGGCGAACACCTTGGTTGCTCAGCAGGCGTTCTTCACGAAGGACACGTTCCGCGTTGAGTTCAACAAGCTGTTCAATGACACGTTCACCGCACCCCAGACGCAAGTCGCAGATGTCTCTGCGCCGAGTGCTGGACCGACCACCTCCCGCGATCGTCAGATCTCTCTGACCTTCACAGTAGGACAGACCGTCACCAATAAGACCGTCTACTACTTCCGGGTGTCGTTGGCAGAGCTTCCACAGCGCGTGGTTACGAAAACTGTCTGGGACATCCTACCCGGTAAGTTCTTGGATGCGGTTAACGTCGCTGAGTTCGCTACGATGGCTGGTCTGCCATTCGATGCCAACGAGTTCGTCAACGTGGACATCGCGGACCCTACTCCAGCCGGTACTATTGACGTTACCTTCAAAGCTGCGCCTAACAGCAAGTTCTTTAAAGGTGAATCGACCCTCACTCTTACCCGCGCGCCTTGGATTACCAACCTGGTTCCCAACGGCTACACGTTCTCTCTGTAGGTGATCTATGAGACTGATTCATGCGGTCACCGCGAGTGACCTTCAAAACAGCGGACATCGGTACGATATCGTCAAGGCTTCGTGGAACCGAATCGCGAAGCTGCCGATGTTCATCTGGATCCAGATAGGTAACGCTGTCTTCGCCGATCCTGAAGGGGTGAGGACGACCGGCTCGAGTGGATTCCTCTCTTTGCAGGTCGGTCGCGCCGCGGCGTCATGGCAGGCGGATGAAGTGATCGGTTGCGGGCACTACATGGCGACCACCGCAGGTAAAGTACTTCCAACAAACGGTGCCTCCTACCTTCGAGTAGCCTCTAGTGTCGGTGAAGAGAACCTCTTCACCTGGACCGAGGTTGTTGCAGGTGCTTTAGGTGAGCTTGGAATGTTTGTCGAGTACGTCGGTTCGTATGACCTGAAAACCTGGTCGCTCTACGTTAACGGCAAGTTCATCAAGTCAGTGCAGTCGGCACTTAACCACGACCGTACGACTCTGAACTTCTACTTTATGTCAGCACCGGCAACCGGAGCAATCACCACCTTGATCGTCAAGGATGTCTACGCGGCTTTCTTCAAACCCGCTACTGAAAAGGTCTACCTAGGCGGCTGGGCTTGTGAGGCGTTGGTTGTTGGTGCTAGTCAGTTCCCTAGCTCAGATTCCGACAATAACATCGACGACACACTCAGCGTGACGCCGAAGACCATCGAGTTCAATTACTCCGGCACCCGCAAGTTATCGTCGGTGATGCTAGGCGGTACGGTGGATGGTGCTTTCCCAGAGCGGTTAGACGCCAAGCTTAGCAGCGGTAGCTCCGAACGCACCACCAGTATGCTCGACACCCCTCTAGTTGGTGTTGCCGACAACTGGGTTGGTCGAGGTATCGACGTGGCTAACCATCTGGGTTCTGTTGACTTTGACAACGTCTCGAAGAAAGTGACTGCCTCCCTCAAATTGTTGCCGTAGGTAGACCATGAAATTACTATTTGCTTATACAGGACGCGGCATTGCTGGTGCGGGCACCAACCTACCCACCACACCCACCAACACCTGGATCCCCTTGGGTGCGAGTCCATTCCAGTTTTACCAGATCGCAAGTAACCAACTCAACAGTAACGGCGAGGTCTTGACGTTCAACAGCCTCTACACCGATTTGCAGGCTCGTAGCTTCGACGTCCTGAATCGCTTGGTGGATGGTGAAGTCTTGACGTTCGGCTGGCAATGGTACGGTACGGTCCAGGCGCCAGTTGCCGGGCCAACACTCTCCGGTATCAAAGTCAACCTCCCAAGCGTGCTGAGCATCTGCCCGATCCTCTGGACGGATCTCACGGTCTCTGTGACCGACGTGTATCTGTACTTCGAAGTGACCATCGATCCGATCGCAAGGACCGTCAGCGGGTACATCAACGGCCGTCTCGTCCGCACTTTGCCGATTCCGGCTAACGTGCCACTGACTGATGTAAACCTGAAGTTCTGGGACCGTCAGACGGGTGGTACCAGTACGGTAAAACAGGCCAGTCGCTTTTACGCCGCGATCTTCAACAAGTCTGAAGGGGCTACCCGTCTGAACTCGTGGGAATGTGAAGACCTCGTCGAGATCAGTAGTGACCTGCGTGCAGAGAACGGCGCATTCATCTACAACACCGTGACGGACTCGTGGAAGACGGTCGGGTTTGCATTGCCGACAAAACCACTCGACGCGGTAGCAGTCGATCTGAAGGGTATCAACCCGCAGCAGGCCTCGAAGCTCCTCACCGAGCTGCGTGATGGAACCACCATTTCTGCGTACACGATCGATTCCATCGGAGGTATCCAACTGGACACCGAGTTCGGCAACACAACGAACGGTAGACAGATTCCAGGGATCGCCCCAACCAAACAAGCCACGCAGCTGACACTCAAGCTCAAGGCCGCTTTGAAACAGGAGTAACCCATGGCCGAAGTAAAGATTGACGAGCTGCTCGTAACCGCTATCCAGTCGATCCCTCCAGAGGTGAAGGTCGACGAACTCAACGTTACGGCATTGTCTGTACCCGCCCCTGTAGTGGGTATCGATTACCTGTACGCTCGCGGTATTGCCAAGCTTCCTGGCACCATCGTCGTTGATGTTCCGCACGCTGGCGGTATTCGTCGTACCGCGCCCAGTACACGTTTCAAAGTCGGGTATAAGGACGAGGTACTGAAGTCACTGGGTGATGGGCTGGGTCTCACACTCCTCCCAGCGAACTACGACCTGACCCTAGGTGCTGTGGTCAGCGGTAACCCTGCCCTCGTCAACCTACGACTCAACGCCCTGAAGACGTCTGGCTATCGCCGCTACAGCGATGTGCAGTACCGACGGGTAGACGTCTCGACATTGCTGTCGGTGGTCGATCCAGCGGGGTTGGTCGCCAGTATCTCCGATCCGCTCAACACCACGGCTCAAATCGTGGCACGGATGAACAGTGTGTTCGGTACTAAGTTGTCGTCCCTCGACTTCATCGAAGAACCGACGCCAACTGGCACTGATCGTATTCTGAAAGTCAGTCCGACATCGTTCTACTTCCAACCAGGCGGACAGCTCAATCTCGGACGTCTCGATCTTAACGAACGGGCTACAGAGATCGTTGGTCTTGATTGGACTGAAGTGGATGCGCTGGCGTTCAAGGTTCATGCGACAGACTTCAGTGCCAGTGCTGCAACGTTGGGCACTTTGACTGGCACCTCACTGGGTGCGGCAGCGTACGCGACCACCGTGATCAACGCTCTGAACACCGCCGGGATAACCCACGACTGCACCACGGACTACGTTTACAACAATGCCCGAGGTCTTCGTCAGGCGGGCAGTCAGATCCTGACCCTGCCTGCGGTGACCGATGTACCGGTGGACAATTCCGGCTACTACAACCGGGCACTGGTTATTGACCTGTCGACAGGGACAGGATTCAAATTCCGCTACCTGATCCTCCACTACAACGTCTGAGGTGTATCTTGGAACTTCTTCACGCTTATTCGTTAGAACGCCTCGCACAAATGTCAGAGGCGTACGTTGTGGGCAGTACTTACCTCACTGTCAAAGGTACCGTACTCCGTTATACAGCAGGCACCGCGAACGGTCTCGCGGCGGACTCCAGTGGATTGCGAAAACGCGCTGGCTCATACGACAACATTTTCGTCGATATCACAGACGCCATCGATCCGGCCCGAGGGGATTCGCATTGGGTTACGGTCGGGACCCTAGTATCGCCAGATGTCGCGGCCGGCGCCACCTCGACCTCGAACGAGTTCTACATCGGCACTGTCGCATTAAGGCCGTTTGAAGTCTTCGGTGTGACGAACGGACAGCCGGCGTATCTCGAACTGGCGTACAATCCAATCACCGGAGAGGGGCGTTTCTATTCCAACGGCATCCTGGTGAAGACCGCAGCCGTCGGAGGCCTCAGTCCGAAGGTTATTCGCATCGGCATGGGAGCGTCCTCGAACCAGGCCTTCACCCACAAAGACATTTACGTCGGCCGGTTCGAGGGTAATGAAGAACCACGCCTTCGCCGGTGGAAGTCCACAACCCTGCCAGTCGTCTCTAATGGCATTGGTAACGAGGTAATTGTCTGTGACGGAACATTGAAGTCTGTCGGCGCCACTAAGCTTGACAACACATACGCCATCCCAGCCGGTACGTTGGCCGTGGTAGCGCAATCGACCATGCTCAGTACCGACAACCTGGCTGATCTGGTTGCCACTATCACTGATGGTACCAAGACAAGCACGGTGCGTTCGACGAGTATGGATAACATCCTTGCTCAGCTCAACCCGAGTAAAGGTCATGGCGTCTGCGTAGGACAGCTCGCTCCGACGCCTGGTGCGACCGTCCTGACCGTCGGCGTGAAAGCGGTTGATCGCGCCTAAGGAGGTACCTGATGTCTAAGCAGAACTTCTTCGTCGATGGTACGTTCATCGATAAATTGGGTACGTTGTTGGGACAGACGTTAGTCCAGGCTGACTGCGTCGTTGCGCCAACATCCACGCCTAACGTAGGCGGGGCATCAGACCGTGATGCCGTGCTGAACATCACGATCCCGAAAGCGGGTGGTGGTACTTCCACTACGGTGGTCCGCTACTTCCAATTGGATCTGGCTGGCCTTGCTGGTCTGGGGTTGGCTAAACGATACTCCAGCGAAGACAGTACCGTCTACGGTCTCCTCCCGACCATTCGCCGTAACACAGGCATTCCCTTTACTGAGGATGACTTGGTAGATGGTCCGGTGGTCGTCACAGGCTCCGTCACGGAGTTTACGATCCCATTGGTAGCCAAGGTAGGGTCTAAGTGGTTTAAGGGTAGCTACGACCTCCCAGTGCTGCGTAAGCCGCACTTGCAGACCACGATGTTCACAAACTACTTAGGTTCTATCTAGAGCATACAGTGGGAGGCATCAACCTCCCACTGTAGGTTATTAGAAATCCTATGACAGTAACCTTACGGAGTATGTAATATGGTAGTTCGATACATAACGCCTGACTCGCACCCAGTCGGCTTGATGGCTCAGAGTCCCTATCTCGCTGAGCTCGATAGCGACACTTACAGCAACGGCGTACCTGGCTTTACACTCACTCGTCCAGGCACGGCGCTTGCAAGTCTGAAGACGACGGTGACGGAAGGTACTGATGGTCGTAGATGGTTCGAATTGTCTGGAGCGGCGAGACTGTGTATCAGTACCCATGGTCCGACGAGCGGCTTCGGTGTAAATTCTAGCGCCGACGCACAAACCACTAATTACTCCGCCTTCGGTTTCAGGCTAAAGGTTGATAACCTTAGCGACCTGGTGGGTATCGATTTGTCGATCCTAGGTATGGTGCGTAGCGCCAACGGTTCTACCGCCTACTACGGCATTCCTGGCGTTCACACCAATTGGTTGCAGTCGTATATCACCAGCATTGGTGAATATTACGTCGAAGTAAGACAATACCACGTCACCCCAGCCCAAGCAGCGCGGCCTGGACTGTCATCAATCTGTTACGAAATTTGGATTGACGGAATCCGGGTGTGGGATAGTCTGTTCACCCGCTCTGATTACACTATCGACTACACGGTAACCTATCCCCCAGTCATCCGCATACAGGCCGGCTCGAAACTCAAGTTCAGAGATGTCTACGTGGCTTCTCAGTTCCTGAACCCGACGTTTAAGTCAGCTCGGTCATTGAATATAAAAACGAAAGCCTATCGCGCCAAGGCTATCTCCGGTTACCCTAATGACTTGACAGACATTAGCAATAACTTGGCCAACGGCGCTATCAATGCGCGTCATGACGGAGTGGTAACCAATACGTTGCCTACCCGGATGACTGGTCTGGGCGGTCAGGTAGACTTGACGCTCGATCACGTAGCGACTCGTCTGCGAGGAACCCCTATCCCTGTCTTCCGCTATGGTCGGGTTAGTGGCGTCGACTCCGCCGTTGAAGTCAAATCGTTGGTGGACAGTTCTGTGTTGTCGTCTGTTGCCAACACACCGACTCCTGGCGCTGTTGTGGGTACTGTCAATCTCAGTCCGACCACCATAGATCCTGATGGCGCTAAGTTGAAAGACGTCCGGGTCAAATTCACACAGTTCGTTGGAGGGGCGTAAGTCATGACTGTTAAACTACTGGTACTCGAGAACTACTCGAAGGTAACCGATCAGGCAGGATTAATGTCCTCTCTATTCAACGCAGTGCAAACCCAGACGCAGTTTACTAACAACGTAGACTTTATATCGCTGAATGGTAAACGATGGCTTGCGGCGAAGCAGAGTGGTGGCGTCTCACTGACCGTTAAGAAGCCGTTTGCAGCCGTCGCTGGCGACGCTCAAGTCATCGGGTTCCGCGTCCTACCAAAGTTCGCTCCGGCGAACGTTTGCGGTCAAACGATTCCGTGTGTGATTGATCGAGAGTTCTATTTCGAAATGGCTGGTGGGTACGGTATCTCTCCTACGTACCGTGTCGACGCTGGGCCTTGGATAGCGGCGTCTGGTTATACAGGCTCCAGCGGAAACCACTACGTCACCATGCAGTCAACCGGTGCTTTGTTCTGTTACATCACTGACGTGTATGTGTTGGAAGGTTTGGCTGCTGACGCGCTGGGTCCTGTCAATGTCAGTGACGCCGAACTTGAACTCGTCACCAACACCGATTGGGCGGTAGCTAACCTGGCTGGTGTTATCGCTGGCGATCGCGGTAACCAGGTTAGTGTCAATTCCAACGACGTCGACGCCGCGTTCAAACTGAAACTGAAGTCGCTTCCAGCAGCTGCATTGGCACAGCAACTGGTTGGGTTGCAGATCGGATTGAAGCGCACCCACATCTCCGGGTATCCGGCGGCGTTGGACGTTTCGTTCGACCGAACCGCTGGTAATATCGAGTCTCAACACCTGGATGCAGTCAGGGCGTCTACGCTCGGCACCGTAGGATTGACGTTCACCGGTAGTCACGCGGACCTTAAAACTCCTCAAACACTCCTTGACGATATCTCTATGACCTTTACAGCCAAAGAGCAATAATTGGGGAGTCGTTATGGCTGATGAAACTTCAACGGTATTGTTAGACAATGCCTACGTCATCTTACCTGAACGGGCCGACGGTAAATCGACCGTCGAAACAATCAGTGCCCGTGTAGCCAGTGCCGATTACACCACCCAGGTCATGATTGACAACGCCTACGTGATCCTGCCGGAGCGTGCGGATGTAAAGAGTAGCCTGGAGACCGTGAGTGCCCGTGTGGCGAGTAAAACGGTCCCGACCACCCAACTGAGTGCTGTCCGTACGCAAGTGATCCAGCAAGCCGCTGGAGAGCTCGCAATCAACAAGGGCGTCACTGGCTGGACCATGTTCTCGACGCTCTTTAAGAGCGCTATGAAGATAGCGGTTGACCTGACCCGTCTGACGTTCACTCGACCTACTCAGGTGGCTGGACGACTGTCAAAGGTCACGGTCACGGCGAAGGAGCTCAACCCGTATCGTGGAAGTATCGATGTAACGTACAACCGTTACTCGATTAACGTACTGGACAACCTACTCCTGCCTGACGGTGGCTTTGTCAACGTTGCTGCGTTCTTGGCTTACGTCCAGGGTCTCGGCTATAGCCTGCTGGCAGAAGACATCGACAACGTCAAGTCGGTAGTTAATCCAGACGGTACGGTGAAGATCTATCCACACCCGGACAGTTACTTGTTCTCTCCGGATGGGTACTACGACAGCTCAGCGGTTATCAAGATCGATGTACTCTTGCCAGTGCTTGAGACCACGGACTTCGACAATACGCCGAAGCTCCACATGGCTATCGCTAACGATACATTGAATGGCTTCGAGATAGTTGTACCTCTCGTACTGGACGATGAAATCGTTACCGATACCTTAAATGGTTTCGACGCAGTAGGGAGTAACTGATCATGTCACTAGTCTACGCAGAAGGCTTTGACCGGATAAAGCTGGGACCGATTACGAACGGCCTGGGACTGGTCGGGAAGGCGTCTGACATCGGCGCTTACTCAACCAGTAACGTGCTGGCCATCGCTGAGTTGAACAGTCGTCGTTGGATCATGTCACCAACAGCGACTTACACCACCTCTGAGGCCAGCGCGTTTTACCTGAAAGTCCAACCTGGTAACGAGCTAGTTCCACCGGTGGAGGCACAGCGCGGTGTTCCAACGCTACCGCCGATCGGTAATGCCAAGAAGCTCATCATTGGCTGGCGGATGACCACAGCCCTCAGGCCATGGGTCTCGGGGACGCATCACATCGCCAGCGCTCCACCGACAGGTAAGCAGTTTAGCCTGCCTAGCATGGTGGTTTATAACGACCGTCCAGACCTCTACTTCGAGATCGTACACGACGTAGTGACTGGAGCCGCTTCGTTGTACATCGATGGAGTTGTAGTGTCCACGCTCACGGATGTTCCGCTGTCGTACTGGAAGATCAACATGGCGTGCATGGTAGCTAAACCAGGTGCCACACAAACCGGTGCTTTAGCGCACATCACCGACATCTACGTGGTGTACGATGACGGGATAGCGCCTAGCTCTCGTTTGGGTTCTGTCAACATCCGTGAGTTGGCGATGGATCGTCAGGCTAACGCCGATGCTGGTATCACCATCGCGGAAGGTGTGGATGTGACGACTACCGAGCTGAGCTCCACGGTACTGGGGACTACGATCAAGGGCGATGGGGTTAAAGAGACTTACCTCCCTAAAGCCGTGCAATCCAAACTCAACAGTGGTCCTATCTACGGGATCGTGTCAGACCTAGGTCGGTCTCATCCAGGCGGTAACCCTGCGAACGTGGAGACTAAACTTTCCACCAAGACGGCTACCTCGAGTTTCCTGGACCTTCCAAACGTCAACATGCTAACGTCGGTACAGTCGCTTATTAAGGGCTTTGCCACACCAGCTTCTCCAAAACGTGTCATTGAAGACATTAAGGTAGAAGTTGTTGCTCGTCCACGTTAACAGCATAAACACCACTGTGGGTTTCCCCACAGTGGTGCACCTATGCCTGTTGGCGTAGATTAGACTTCAGGATCGAAGCCACTCAACTCGTCAGTCGCGATCTGGGTTTCGAGATCCGACGACATGTTGACTTGGATCATCTCACCCGCACCGACGTAGAAGTAACCGCCAGCTTTAGGAGAGACACCCATGATGCCTGAAACGTTCACATTGACTGGTGGAGACCAATCATGGAACAGGAGCTCTTCCCAACGCAGACCCATCGCTTCAGCCGCCGCGATCTGAGCCTCGGCAAACCCATCACTTGCAGAGATGGTGATGCTGGTAACAGGTACAGCCTTCCCGCTAAGAACGCCGAGACGCTTGTACTTGACCACCTTGGAACCACTGAAACCTTGACCTTCGATAGCAGTCAAGGTCACCTGAGTGTTCTGAGGATCGCCAAAGAAGTTGCTCACTGCGCCAAGAGTAACTTGGTCAGCGGTCAGGATCAGACCAGGGTTGTCTTCAACAACCTGGAGAACGATGTTCTCCAAGGCCGTTTTGGTGATATCAATCTTCATGTTGCTTACCCGCAGGAGTGTCACCGATCCCTGGCGGTTTAGACATTAAGCTTCAGGATAGAAGCCTCTATGCCACGGTGATGGTGATATAGACACCGCCGCCCATGTACAGCATGCTGGTGGGCTTTGGAGACACGCCGATGACGCCTGGGGTGCTCGCATTGACGGCTGGGGTGTAGTCACTGAACGCCAACTCATCGAATCGAAGACCCATGGCAGCAGCGACTTTGACCTCCACAGCAGTCTGGTCGTCGGTGAGGAGTACTTCCACACTGGTCACGTCTGGGCCAATGCCATCGTTGATCCCCATGCGGTCGTAATAGACCACATCAGTACCACTGAAGCCCTGTCCTGGAATAGCCGTCAAGGTTACCTGCGTGTTCTGAACGCCGCCGAATACGGCCAAGTCGCTGGCAGTAACTTGGGAGGCACTCAGAGTGAGTCCTGGATTGTCCTCAATGACCTGGAGAACGATGTTCTCCAAGGCCGTTTTGGTGATGTCGATCTTCATCCACTTACCCCTAGGAGGGCCGCCGTCCCTGGCGGCCTACTTGTTAGGCTTCTGGGTCGAAGCCGCTCAGTTCGTCGATGACGATTTCATCTTCGAGATCTGGGTCAGCTACTGCTGGAACGGTGATAGCGATGGTTTTGGCAGCGCCGACGTACAGCAGGCTACCAGCGTTCGCTGCAATAGTGATGGTGCCAGGGGTGGCATCGTCAACCGCAGCGGTGTACGCGGAGAAGGTCAGTTCGTCTTCGATCAGACCCAGAGCGACGGCGACCTTGGCCTCAACAGCAGCCTGGTCGTCAGCGGCCAGCACTTCCAGAGTGGTGACTGGAACAGCTTTACCGCTGTCCAGGCCCAGACGCACGTACTTGACGAGCTTGGTACCGCTGTAACCTTGACCATCAACGGCGGTCAGGGTCACTTGGGTGTTCTGTGGATCACCACCGAAAGTCGATGGAGCGCCAGCAGTTACTTGGGCAGCGGTCAGAACCAGACCGCTGTTGTCTTCAACGATCTGAAGAACCAAGTTCTCCAGAGGCGTTTTAGCCAAATTGATTTTCATGTCGCATCTCCTAGATGTGATACAGAGTTCGGACTAAACTCCATACTATCATCTAGGGGGTACTTAGAAGACCAACTTGAAGCTGTAATCACCGCGAAAGATCAGCGAGGTGTCTAGCGCGCTGATGACCAGTAGACCAGGACGATCACTACCGATCGGTTTCTGCGCAGCTACAAAACGCCATTCAGAAGCCTGGAGAGGGAACACAGCCATCGCTGCTGTGAACATCTGTTGATCCGTCATGCCTGCGGTGACAGTGACTTGGATGGATTCGGTAGTCCCCAACTGTACCGGTGCGGAGACACGGTTATAGTAGAGGTAATCTTCACCACTGAAGACTGGGGTAGGGCCAGGGGCGACCTGGACGCGGGCGTTTGTAGGTTGCTCAACCAGCGCCTCCACGGTTCCCAGGGTCACGTTAGCCTCTACCAGGGTAGTGCCATTCAACGAATTCAGTAGAGCGACAATGTTCTGTTTGCCGGTCAGTGTAGTATTTACATTCATAGTTATCTCCAGAGTGTGTGCATAGTATTTTACGGACGCAGCATAAAAGAGATAAAAATGACCACCAACGACGAGGAGTGGGGGAGGACGTCGTTGGTGGTCTAACGCAGTGCTAAGAGGCTCCAGGCCCTGAAGGGGAAGTTCTGACCTGGAGCCAATGACCAAAGGCTGATGGGATAACCTTTGTTCAAATGATAGTGTCGTCCTGTAAAATTTTACAGGTTCGGAAAAGTTGCAGCATAAACACGCCGAGTATGAACCACCCTCTCCAGGTGATCCAGGGACTCGACGTGTCTAATGATCCAAGGCCTGCTCAGAAACCATTGAATGCCTCGCCGGAGTACCGGGTCTGGGTCGCTGGAGTCAGAAGCGTGTGTGGCAGAGGATTGATCGCGTAACCCGCCGGTGCCAACTATAACGGTGATCGGCAAGGATCCCACAGGGAGTCGGAGTTCAAGTTGTGTGGACACGTATGTCCTGATTGTACATATAATGACAATCCCCAGAAGCTATCCGTGTCCTCACGCTAGATAGGTTCTGAGGCTTAGCACTATTACGGGCTATAGCTACACCAGCCACCCGCATGGGCTAGTGTCAGTGCTAGGGAGGACATCCCAGCGTTGGTACCCCGGCCAACGGAGCGAGTGTCGGCCATTGGGGTAGAAACTGCACTGTTGTTACATACTATACATAACTGCAAACGATATGAACGAACCACCTTATTAAAGGGAGATCAGCGTGGCTGATATCGACATCCGAATTCTGCAATTAATCAACGCCAAAGCTTTGAATCGTATCGATGAATCACAGATCGAAATTTCAGCCCCACGCGTGAAACCCAACAAGACTGAGGTCAATGGAATCGTCAGTAACACTGAGATCACCATCACAGCAAGACCCGAAGGTAAGTACAAGAATTCAAAGACGGTGCGGTACCGTCGCAATACATTGCAGGATGAGTTCAACGGCTACGGTATCCCCAACCCCGCTTCGACTCGACCTGCGTGGAAGGAGATCATCTTCAGTGAGATGATCGGTTTAGTGGAAGACGTGTTGGCAATGTTCTGCATGTCTGGACTAGACGTAGACATGGAATCGTTCGGACATCTGTTCCCGGCCGACAGTCGTGGTAGGCGTCAGCTCGACCCTTCCGTTATAGTGAAGGGGAAACTGACAGTCGTTCTGCGCCCAACGCAAGACAACTACTATTACAACGGACCAGCCACACTCATCTTCACGGTCGAAGATGTAGACGGTCCAGTACGCTTAGAAGAAAATGGTGCCATTCGCTATCTTGAGGACAGCGAGGTACGTCTTCAAGATGGAACTTAACATGCGTATATAGGGGAGATCCACATGGGTACTATTTCAGACATGTCACCGGCGGATACGCTGTCCGGTGAAGAGTTGATTGAAGTCGTACAAGACGGCAATAGCCGAAGAGCCACCATCTCTGAAGTGATGGTGTCCGGTAAATCCGCTTACGACATCGCCGTCGAGCTAACCGGATTTGAGGGCACTGAGGACGAATGGATTCTTTCACTTCAGGGGATGGATGGAACTGGTTTGCGTGTACTGGGTAGTTTCCCAGGTACCGAGTATCTGCCAGCCGATGACAACATCTCTGGTGACACGTACATCATCAATCGTAAGATGTACGTGTGGGATACAACCGCCTGGAAAGAAGTGGGTGAGCCTGGCCCTGAAGGCGCTTCGGCGTATCAAGGTGCGGTCAGTCGTGGCTTCAATGGCACGCTGGTGCAATGGCTCGCCAGCCTGGTGGGTAAGAGTAACTACCAGATCGCTGTCGCCAACGGGTTCTTAGGTACCGAAGCCGCGTGGCTCTTGACTCAGAAAGGAGATAAGGGCGACAAAGGTGATAAAGGCGACATCGGCCTGACCGGTAGTTCTGCGGCCGTGGTATCGCTGAAAGGCGAAGTACCAGCTGTCGGTAATCTACCTACCGGAGCCAAGGTCTCAGACGGTTACATGGTGGGAGACAACCTGTACGTCTGGACGGGTACGCAATGGCAGAACATCGGTCACGTCGTTGGTGATCGTGGTCTGAAGGGTGATAAGGGTGACATTGGCCCGATTGGTCCTACCGGTAAGTCGAACTACGATCTCGCGGTGACGAACGGATTCGTGGGCTCGGTTGCCCAATGGCTTCAAACCCAAGTAGGTCCTACGGGTAAGTCAGCTTACGAACTGGCCCTCAGCCAGGGCTTCTCCGGATCGATGGCCAACTGGCTGGCTTCGTATAAGGGCGATAAGGGAGACCAAGGTGACAAGGGTGACCGTGGCCCAATGTTGGGCATTAAAGGTCGTGTAGCCACCGTAGGACAACTCCCAGCCCAAGCCGGAGAGAACGACAGCTACACCGTTGGACGAAACCTCTACACCCGAGTCGGCACTGTCTGGGTAGACCTCGGTGAATGGGTCGGCCTCAAAGGTGATCCAGGAGATAAAGGAGACAAGGGCGACACTGGTGTCGGTATCTCCATCGTTGGCAAGCTGACCAACGCTGCCGAACTGCCTGAGACTGGGGAGGTCGGTAAAGGTTACTTGATTGACCTTGACTTCTGGGGCTGGACTGGCACCGACTGGGATAACTTCGGTCCCTTAAAAGGAGATAAGGGCGACAAAGGTGATAAGGGGGACCAAGGCGATAAAGGCGTCGGGATAAAGGGAGATAAAGGCGACAAAGGCCTTAAAGGAGATATGGGCGCCTCCATTATCCTCAAAGGTAAGCTTGACCATACCGACGACCTCCCACTCACAGGGGAAGAAGGTGACGGTTACCTCATCGACGGCGACTTCTGGGGATGGGTAGGTGCGGCGTACAGAAACCTCGGTCCGATTCAAGGCCCTAAAGGTGAAGACGGCGACAAAGGTGACAAGGGAGACAAAGGTGATAAAGGCGCTACCGGTGCTGGCCTTAAACCGAAAGGTACCCTTGCCGACCGTGAGGCGTTGGACGCGGTAATCGGCCATCAGGATGGCTGGTGCTACACTGTCGACAAACACATGTACGTCAGCAACGCAGGTGTCTGGATCGATCTTGGCGATGTGTCAGGAGAGATCGGAAAGTCTGCGATGGACATCGTGAAGGAGATCGATCCTTCAATCATCACCGAAGCTGACTTCTTCGAAGCGATCGTTGGTGAGAAAGGGGACAAGGGTGATAAGGGTGACAAGGGGGATGTGGGTGTAGGTCTTAACCCGAAAGGTTTCCTCGCCGATGACGCTGCACGCCTTGCATTGATCGACATGGGTGTTGGTGATGCGTACGTGGTGGGTGGTACGATCCTCTGGGTGTACAAGACCACTGGTTGGGTCAGCATGGGTACCATCCGTGGCCAACAAGGTCCACAGGGTGAGATGGGTCCAGGGATCAGTATCCTGGGTAAGAAGACCAACGTATCGCAATTGCCAGCCACAGGTACCCTCGGGTCAGGTTACCTGATCGATGGGCACTTCTGGGGTTGGACAGGATCTGCGTACGATGATCTTGGTGTCATCCAAGGCCCTAAAGGGGATAAGGGTGATAAGGGAGATAAAGGCGATTCCGTCAAGGGTGATAAAGGCGACAAAGGTGACCAAGGGGACGTTGGGTCTCAAGGTAACATCTGGGTCGTACTCCCTCGCGCACCTCAGCCAGTCGATGCTCGTAAAGGCGACTACTTCCTGAACAGTAAAACCCTTCAGTTCTACAAGAAGGTCAGTGAAGTTCTCTGGGGACCACTCGGCTTCATGGGTGGTGGCAACGTCTACGATGCGGTTGAAGATGACAACGAGTACGTTCGATTCAACGGTATCTGGAAACCCCTCGACGTAACAGAAGCACCTCAAGACGGCAAGCGCTACCTGCGCCTGAATGGCGAATGGGTAGAGCAAGTGGTTGCCGTGGGTGAAGCTCCTACGGATGGGAAGAAGTATGTACGAGTCAATGGTGATTGGGCTGAGTTGGTTTATCTCTCCGACGCTCCTTCCGACACCAAGTATTACCTGCGAAAAGATGGTCAGTGGGTAGAACCACCAGCGCCACCAGCGGCAGGTATCTCGGACGCAGCAGATGCTGAGTTGTACGTCCGTAAGAAAGGTCAGTGGGTCGCCCTACCGGCACCTGGCATCTCAGACGCGCCAATTAACACATTCACGTACATTCGTCGTGGTGCGGCCTGGGAACGTTTCAGTCTTTATTCGGTGGCCATGTTGGCCGCGACTACCGAGCTCGATCTTTCGAGCGCACAAGTGTTTTCCATCAACAACAGTGGCCCACGGACCATCACGTTCAAAGCGGGGACAATCCCTGCCGCAGACCGTGCAATGACTGTGATCCTCATCGTCAACGGGACAGGAGCGATCACCTGGCCTGGCACAATCGTTTGGCACGCCAGTACACAACCCGTGTTGGGTGTCACTACCACCATCGTCACCCTTCTGTGGGACGGTGTAGGTAACCGCTGGATCGGCGGACAAGGCTTTACGTTCTAACAACACCATAGAGCCCCTCCGTTTCGGGAGGGGCTCTATGCTATTAAAAACCTGTTAGGTCGACTGTCCAGACCTGAAGGCCGGTAAAGATAAAGAGTGTATCGCCGTAAACTACCAGACCCCCATACGTACCGCCCGGTCCTCCTGTCTCTTTTGCCATCCAGGTATTGGTCGCTGGGTTGTAGATGGAAAGTTTCTTACCGGCTGCGTTAGCGCCACCGCCGTAAGCGATGATCTTACCTTTGTAGACAGTAGTGCGGACACCACCTCCACCCATGCCTGGGCAGTTAGGTAGTTGGGTCCAGGCCTGAGATGCCTTGACGTACTTCGAAAAGAGTCCACCGGCACCAAGAAAGTAGTATGCGCCATTGACGAACTGCGCACTGTTACCATTACCTAACGCGTAGAACGGAGTGCTATATCGATTAAAGTTGTGTGCTGCGAAATCGGCTACGTACAATCTGGCGTTAGCAGCGTTGTTAAAGTCAGTACCGCCGGCTGTGACCAGAACGCCAGTGGCTGGGTCGTATGCCCCAGCGACGTTATAACCGTAGTAGGAAGGATCTGTTGTATATCCTCCGAAGTTTGCCCCGGTCCACAGGTTTGTCACTGGGTTGTAGTACGATCCCCCAGCGAGCGCATCTGGTTGATAGATACCTCCGGCTGTACTACCGTGGACGTGTAAGAGTCCTCCGGTGACGTGGGTTGTGCCATAACTAAACGTCAGGTTGGTATTGCGCTTCTTGAGCGCTGCACCGTCGTTCCAGACACCGGTGACTACATCGTACGTACGAAAGTTCTTACCGCCCTCGAAATACACCTTGGTTCCGATGATAGCGGCGGCTGAGTACGTTGAGTTGATCGGGTAAGGTCCGTCTGGTAATCGTGTATAGATGCTTGGCGGTAACTCGCCAAAAGGAATACCTAGCATAGCCTCTAACATCGCTTTAATCCTTTCATATGAATGCACCTCATACCAATCGGTCCTCATGCGTAATTTATGAGTCAATAACCACCCATTCGAAGGACTAACAGATGTTCGCCGCGCTCAAGCAACGACTCGGGATTATCTCCGTGACGACCACCCCGACCTACATTGTAGTGCAGGGCATCGACACGATGAAGTTGTTCAAAGACATCTACGCCACATGGGGTAGTACTGTCATCCAGAAAAATATGTTTTCCATTGCCCGAAGCTCTGAGTTGCGGATGCGTCACTTCTTCGGCCTGGACTTCCTTTATATCCTGGAGACGCTGTACAACGCTCCTCAAACCAGGTTACCTCGTCGCGTTATCGCCAAGATCATCGAAGAGCTCAAACTACAAACCTGGCTGGGACAGATCGACCGTGACACCAAATCCATCACTGACATGTCCGTGGTCGACAAGCAGATCCCTTACCCACTCAAACCGTTCCAGAGCGGGTTCGTGCAACACTTCGGGATCATGGTACCGGCTTACCGTCTGAAGGGCTACATGCTCGATGCAGGGCCTGGTACGGGCAAGACGTTGACCAACCTGATCTTGGGTGCTGCACTGCACGCTGAGAAGGTAATCATCCTCACACCGAAGAACGCGGTCAACCGTGTGTGGGAAGATTCGATCAAGGATCTGCTGCTCAACAAGAAGTCGTATTGGGTTTCGACGTCGGGTGAAATGCCGACCATGGAACACCACTACTACATCTGCCACTACGAGTCGCTGGAAGTCCTGCTGAACTTCGTGAAGATGCATTCGCCTCAATTGAAGAACATCTTCGTGGCGCTGGATGAATCGCACAACTTCAACCGCATCGACGCGCAGCGGACTCAGTTCTTCATTGAACTCTGCCAGATGAAGTGCGTGTCCTGGGTGAACTGGGCGTCGGGCACTCCGATCCTGGCACTGGGTGTGGAATGTATTCCGTTCCTTAAATGCATCGACCCACTGTTCGACCAAGAGTCTGAAGATCGTTTCCGCAAGATCTGGGGCCGTGATGCCAAGCGTGCCAACGACATCCTGCGTAACCGGATCGGTCACCTGAAGTACCACGTTCCTAAACAAGACGTGGTGGACATCGTGGTCACCACCAAGCAGCACATGGTCAAGATCCCCAACGGGATGGAGTTCACCCTTAATGCTATCGGCGAGAAGATGAAGAAATTCATCGAGGAACGTCGTAAGTACTACAAGGAGAACTTCGGCAAGTACCGACAGGATTACAACCGGGGACTGGAAGACTACAAGCTCACCATCAAATCACCTCAGGAACGTTTGGCGTTTGCCAAGTACCAGGAGTGCTTCAAGACGGTGTCCTCTGGGTTTGATGCCAAGCTCATGAAGGAAGAGGCGGCGTACTGCAACAGCTTCGAGTTGCGCACCATCATGCCGATCCTCCACCCGAGTGAGAAGCCTCTGTTCAAGTCGGCTCGTTCGGTGCTGAAGTACGTTGACCTCAAGATCATGGGCGAAGCCTTGGGCGGTATCCTCGGCCGTGAGCGTACGCGCTGCCACGTCGAGATGTTGCCTTACATCGACATGGGTCGCTTCATCGACAACGCCAAGAAGAAGACGCTGATCTTCACAAGCTTCGTCGAAGTGGTGGAGAAGTCCAACGTCATCCTCAAGGAGAATGGTTACGACCCTGCACTCGTGTACGGTTCGACCAACAAGGACCTGGCTGCTATCGTGGCTAAGTTCTACAAGGTCCCTGACCTCAACCCCCTCGTAGCAACGTATCAGTCGTTGTCGACTGCTGTGCCTCTGACAGCTGCCAACCAACTGCTGTTGCTCAACCAACCGTTCCGTTCGGGTATCCGGGAACAGACCGTGGCTCGTGCTGCTCGTCTGGGTCAGGATCTGCCGGTGGACGTGTGGGACGTCTTGCTGGACACTGGGGATCTTCCAAACATCTCCACCCGCAGCAACGACATCATGGAATGGTCGCAACAACAGGTGGCTTCCATCATCGGCGTAACCAACGTCGACTTGGACAGCTTGGCATTAGAAGCTCGTGAAGGTGAACTGGATGGCCATGACTTCATCACTGAACTCGCACTCGAAGCAGCAGACGTTACGCTCTCGTTGGAATCGGCTAGTCCAGCGCCTGCTAACGTGTCGACTCTTACCACCGCAACCCCCGACCGTCTGCCTGCTTTTCTGTATCACGGTAGCATGTATCAGCAAAGTGAGCTGATGCCTGGCTTCAAGCGTTCGGGTACGTTGGTCAAGTGGGATGGGTGCGAGGATAACACCTGGCTCTACTCCACGTCTGATCGTGAAGAAGCGATCCTGCTCGGTATCTCCTCGGCAATCGAGAAGAACGCTGGTCTGAAGCGTTACGCACACACCGCAGGTAGTCAGGTCATCAACCTCGAGTTCTATGAGAATCCGATGTCGATGGAACAGATCTACCGTCTACCTATCTACCTGTACACGGTAGCGGGTGACAAGCACGATGGCTGGATGCCAAACTACAACGCCAGCAACGGCATGGTCAGCGAGTACAAAACTCAGCAGACCGTATCGGGTGGTGTAGCACGCTGTGAGGCGATTGATGTGCGTAGCTTCCTCCACGGATGGCGGATCAACATCAAGTAAGCAAAAAAAAGAAAGCTAGATGCAGGAGCTCACGCTCCTGCATCTATGCTGTTTACGTAAGCGGATTGTCGTTAGGATTGAGACGCTTGAGACGCTCGGTCAGAGGAACAAACGTTCGTTTAACTTCACTGAGATCATACTCCGCAATGAGACGTACCGCTAGAGTGAGCTTAGCGCGGATCTCGCGGATCCGTTCGGCGTGCGGATGACCATTGCCGAACGCGACATGCAGCTCGCCGAGACTGATACCGTCTATAACTTCGCCGATCTCATGCTGTTCTCGTAAGAACTCGTCGAGGGACATCCCTAGCGGCGCGATGGCCTTACCGATCTGCTCTTCAACGAGGGCGTTGACTTCGTCCAAGGCTCTTTGATCAAGCACGCAGACTGGTCTACGGCCACGGATGTCGTTTGAGAAGTCAGTAACCACTTCTGTCAGTTCAGACTGAAGGACATAGACGTGTAAGAACGAGGTATTGAGGGTTTGGTAAATCCGTACGATGTCGAGCGGTGAATAATGCTTGAACGCCCCAGCACGTTCGTCCAGATATTTGGAGAATGTCCCCAACCAACCCGGCTTCAGGATGTCTTCATTCCCTTCGCTAAGGGCTTTGAAGTTATTCATATTCATCGGGTCGGTGAAAACGTGGTGCATGAAGACGTGGTGGGTAGCCAGGTCGTGAAGATCGACGCCAGCATCGAGTGCAGCGCCCAGTAGATGATTGATCGTCATCCGTACTTTATCTTGAACATCTTTAACGGTATTGGTTTCCATATTCACACCTCAGTTTGCCTTGATGGCATTGATCCACGACATGATCGGCTTATAGTTGGCGCGCGACAGGACGGTCAATAACGACGCGTCCATATCCGCCTCGGAGAGGTTCCATACTTCTGGAACTTCAATACCGTAAGTCTTACAGTGGTGACGGTAGTGGGTGACGATCAGCCCGATATCGCCTTCATACCCAGGATAGAAGAAGCCTTCTTCGCACACGGCTTTCAAATAGTCCTGTACCGGCACGTAGCGCACAGGGCTGCCTTTCTCGTCGTGCAGGCGGGCATAGATGTCATCCATGTCCACGTTACCTTCCAGCACGTTCCAGATGCCTTCGTCACGGGCACGCTGGAATGTGAACAGAGCACCTTCCTTATCATGGAAGTGTTCTTCGCTGTAACGAACTGCGGCTGTAAACGACATATTGCTGTCCTCCACGGACTGAATGTATTAACGATTTTCGTCCAGGACTTTCCGGACGCGGGTAATGCCTTCAACTGGCGAGATCTTACCAGCATTCACATCTCTGTAAACAGCTAATTCGAACTCGTACATCGCACGACGTTTGTGGTCGGCAAGTTCAGGATCGATTGGCTCGGGTTCAGGGAACGTGACTTCCTCACGCGGTTTCCCCTGACTCAGGTAATCCAGGTTACCGAAACGCTTATTAGGCTTTCTCATGTTCCCATCCTCCACGGATATAGATGGGGGAGGTTTCCCTCCCCGGTTAAATTACTGGTTGGAGTACCAGTCGAAGATAGCCTTGGCGTTACCACCAAGTTCATCCCTCATCTTTACCAGCGCAGCGTAGGCTGCGTCACCACGACGTTGCACCGAGTAGTCATCCGAATACCCAGTGTG